ATATTTTACAAACCTACAGCCTTTTTAATCACATAGCGAGCAATCTTTTCATCAAAATACATTTGGACACCATCCCGCACAGGGTCGGCAACTACAATCTCGCCTAGTTCTGTGGCAAGGGCCTGTGCAAAGCCTGTTAAAATACTTTGCGTATCTTCCATTTGATCTAAGGGATTACGGTCCAGAATTTCTGAATATTTTGAAATAAGATTTTCTACGTTTGAATTAATCATATTAAATTCCTGAGTGTAAAGGGTTGCGCTTACGCAAATGGGCCAAGGCCTGTTCTTTTGATTCAAAACGACCCGAGATAGGAGTCTGATGTGCGCCACGCACAATGTACCATCCGCCCAATAAACCGTTATAAATGACTTTCATTGTAATGTCTCCAATTCTGTACGAATCACAAGTTCTTGTTCTATGATCGAAATCATAATCTCGTCAAATACATTCCGACTGACCAGTGATCTGTACAATGCCAGCTGTTTTTGCAAAGCTGGCGTGGTCATAGCCTGTATGTTCTTGTGGATGTCTTTGCTCATATTAATTGCTCCAAAATGCTTCGCTGTCAACACGGCAAGCCCAAGGTGTGTCAGCATCAATTTCTACTGCCTTGCCTGTCATCATATTGCGGACAGTGATCTTAGGCGCACGATAAGTTTCGCGAGCAACAATGTTCAATTCGTTTTCGTTCCAACCTGCTTTGCGGCAAAGACGTGTACGAGTTGCTTTAGCGGCACCAAAAGTTTTGTATGCACGGGTCCGGTTAGGACCATCTGTAACAATAAGGCCGGTGCCTTTGGAAACGATTACGAAGCTCATGGTGATCTCCTTAATTAAGCTGAAACTCGTGCATCCATCATTTCTGACAGGATGAATTTGGCAATGTTGATTTGTTTACGGGCCTGTTCAGTGCGACCCATTGCAAGTAATTCTTGCGAGTCTGACAACACACCCATAGCAACCATTTCAAGACCGGAAAATTTAGCAGTGATGCTGTTCATGTATTCTTCGCGGATTTGAGCTTCGGACATTCCGTAGCAGTTTGTTTCAAATTCTGTCATTTTTAAACTCCTGTTTGTTGCTGTCTATGTGTTTATTATAGTGCATCAGGGCCAAATGGTCAACCGTTTTCTGGCATTTTTGGCAGTTTTTTAGCTCAAAAACCGTTGTTTTTTAGCAACAAAAGTGTAACATTAAGTATTACTGTTTATACCGTTTAATTGTATGTCAAAAGCCCATATATCTGAGGGCATTGATCACACAATACTCCTGTATCATCGACCCCAGTCCTTATGATCGCCATTGGCTTCGTTCCAAGCATATCCGGCCATGTAGTCTGCAATCTCTTCTGGTGTGAGATCCTTTTTTGTAGAGCCTGAGTTACCGCCTACTCCACCTTTGTGCGGGCTAGCAAGCCGGCCGTAGTAGCTGTCAGCTGAACCACGATCAAACGGATCACCATGTTCAACTTCATATGTACGACCGTTGTATTTTACTGTGTAACCTGTTTTCATTTTTCCCCCTTATTAAGAATCAATTGCTTTACGAAAAATAATCTCTTGCCTGGCAAACGCATCCTGTTCCCAGGGCTGATCCAGGTATTTGGTGCGTTTGGTGTAACGCCGACCTGCCCAATAATGTACACCATTGACACTTCGAAGAATGCCTTTGGCCATTTGTCTAACGTGGACCATTTCATGCGCCAGGGTTAAACCAATGTCCTTGATACTCATTCTAGGTTGTATAACAACCACATAACTGTCAATGATGTCAACTGGAACTGTCATGCCCATGCCGTCACAGTCGCTTTCTAAACGAATCAGCACAGCCTTGCGACTGTTTGATAGTCCCAATTGCTCAATCATTGAAGGCAATATGGCTTCAATGAACTTGCGCTTTTTTGCACTGGCGCCATCAACTTTAAATTCCATCTTGTTTCCTTACAGTGAGTTAAGAGCTGGTTGCATGACTGCAATCAATTCACGTTCACGAGCATGAGCCGCTGTTTTACCGCGCACCACTTCCAGCAAGTAGGCAGTAAAGCCTTCACGACCATGTGTACGAAGTGCCTCACACAGGTTCCAGTTCTTGCTTTCTGTTTTTGCACGGCTCAAGTGACGGTTAAAACGTCCACGCACAGAGCTCAATGCAGTACCATCTACCACAGTGATACCAATGTAGCTTTCACCTGTGACTTCGCAAAACAATTCGTAAATTGCATGATTGCGATCGGTACGGCGCTTGCGGGTTACTGTTTTGCTGTTCATGTTATTATTATAGCCGAAAAGTGGTCCTGCGTCAACCGTTTTTTGGGATTTTTCAGCTTTTTTTTGGGATTTTTGAGCTGATTTTTGTTGTATTTTTGCAACAAATCCCCTGCTTTAAGCGTTGCAAAAATACAACAGATTTTGCTTATTTTTTAGGCAAATCTTTTGCTAATTCGTACCAGCGTGTGGCGTTTTTGTAATTAAAATTGGGATGTCTGAACATATAATCCCGCTTGCGCTCTGCAATCTCTAGTGCATCTAACATACGCATTTTGTCATTGAATGGCAGTGCCATTAATACTTGATTCATATCTGTAATGTCTAGCATGTACTCCACCCATTTTTCTGTGGCTTTTATTTTATGAAAACTGGCTTGCCCTTTGTTATTGTTATTGGTGGCAGTATATTTGCGAATAAAATTAATTGCTTGCATAACTACTCCTTTTGAATTGAATGTATATTATACAATAATATTAATTGTATGTCGACAACTGGTGTTGTATTTTTGCAACAGGATTTATGTGCTAAAGTTGTGTGTTTTTTACTGGTTATGAGATAAGTAAATACATGCCTGAGTAGATAATATCAGGATTTCCAAGGATTAATAAAATGAGAACATTGATAATTACCACTTACACAAGACCTATTCCTACCAATGGTACCACGCCAGCTGACTGGTGGTGGAACGCAACGACAACAACAGGCCTTCAGAAAAAAGCATTGAATGTACATAAAGGCATGATTCGTGCCAATACCAAGCATGGGAAAGATCAGTATGTATCTTTCCAAATTTTTGCCAACGATGCCGCAGTTACCAGTTATAATACTGACCTGGCACTTTCTACTTCAGAATTGCATTTGGCTCAAGCATCATTGAATACCTATAATTCAGCTCGCGGTATTACCAGTACTACAACAACATCACAGATTGCTTAATACTGAAAACCAAAATAAATGGGCCTAGTGGCCCATTTTGTTTATCTGCTACTTATTTTACAATAACAATTTGCCCATAATTGATATGAAAGTGCATGTACGCAATTAAATAATCACTAAATAAAGAATATGCAAAACAATTTGCTAAGGAGATATTAAATGAAAACTATCGAAACTACAATTTACACTCGCCCAGAAGTTGACGAAGGCGAAATGTTAAAGCCTTGGTGGCAACCAAATGAAGACCAGCGCAAGGCATTGCGTCAAAATAACGTAGCAATTGCTCGTACAGGCACAAGCCCAACAACTCAACTTGAAGTAATTTATTTTAATACTGAAAAGGCCATGGACACATGGAAAGCCAAAGCTGAAGTTCAAGCAGTGGCTGCCGCTCGTGATGCATATAATGCTGCCAATGGCATCACTGCGTCTGCTACTTCAATTGCAACAACAGCGTAATTGGTATATTAATAGGTTGGCTCCGGCAATGAGCATCAGAGTATTAAAAGAATTAAAAAGTGTTAATTCCAATAGTAAAAAACTAGTGTTTGCACTGCAAGATGACACTCAAATAGAAAGTGTCATCTTGCCACATCCGTTTGATGAATCATTGTTTGGTATTTGTGTAAGTGTGCAGGTAGGGTGTGCAGTTGGTTGTACATTTTGCCAAACAGGTAAAGATGGGCTAACCCGCAATCTTTCGTCAGACGAAATAATTTATCAATTTGAATTTGCACAACAGCAACAGTATCCAAAAAATATAAGAACTGTAGTTTTTATGGGCATGGGAGATTCTGCTCATAATATTGATAATGTACTAACGGCTGTTGACGAATTTGCCAACAGAGGCCTGGATCCAAATAACATTATTGTTAGCTCAGTTGGTACACCCAAGTTTTTTGATAAACTAGAATCATCAGCGGTCAAACCTCGACTGGCCATTAGTCTACATTCTGCTGTGGATGCCACTAGAAAATCTATTATTCCAATGAGTAATTTAATGCCGATTAAAGATTTAATTAAACGTGCAACTGATTATGCCAGGATAGATAGGACTGTAATGTTCCAATGGACCTTATTGGCCGGCATTAATGATTCAGAATCTGAAATTGATGCCCTGGTAAACTTGCTAGCACCATTCAAAGATCGTGCTGTTATACAAATAATTCCCTGGAATTACGTTGAAGGAACACCACATACCCCATCTCCAGAATTTAGAATATTAGAAATACTTGATATTCTTGGTAAGTTAGGATTTCAACATTCCAGAAGATATTCACATGGCAAAGATATTGGCGCGGCATGCGGACAATTATCTAAATTATCTAAAAATACAATTTAATTTAGACCCAAATTAAAAATAGGCCTTAAAGGCCTATTTTTTATCGTCCAATACCTTGTCGGTATGCTTCTTGTTCTCTACGTCGTTGTTCTTCTAAATAACGTTGACGTGCGCCACGTTGACAAGCTTCGCGTTCACGATAGGTTGGATATGAATTGCACACTGGACTAACAATGACCACACGCTCATGACTTAGTGCAGGCTCGCGAACCACTACAGTTCTACCTCCGCTTTGTTGTGCATCCATGCTGGCACCAACATTGCTACCAATTGCGGCACCAGCCATTGCACCAACACCTGTGGCCAGTACGCCACCAACCGAGTGGCCCAAGATACCGCCAGCAACTGCACCAGTTACTGCACCTGCGTCACGATTGGTTGCACAACCTGTAAGTGAAAGGCCTGCTACAATTGCTGAAATTATTACAATATGTTTCATCAAATATTCTCCACGTTTCTGTAAACAACTATAATATAGTGTATAACAAGATATTTGTCAAGTCATTATGGACAAATAGCATTAAAATGCTCACTTTTGGGGTTCCGGTAGCGAATCGGATGGCCCAGGCCAGCAGCCGGCCCACACTTACGGTAACAAGTACCGGTCCTAAGGTGTGTTCTTATTATTCTTTTGCGGCAGTTTTCAGACCTAGTTCTAATTCCAAGTCTGGCAACTCCATGTAATTTACCTGATAAAAACCAGCGTCGTTAATTTCAACGGCATGAGCATATTCAGTTTCCAATAACTCTTGTGCAATAACACCAATCTCAGTTGTTGTTTTGCCTAGATAGTTATATGAATATACGTTAAATCCGGCAACCTGGCCAAGTAGTACGATATTTTCTTTTAAGCGTCGATCGCTAAATTTAATTGTTTTATTAGTCATTTTTAACTCTTTAAATGTTATCTACATATTCACTATGAAGACATTATACGGTTTTGAATTATCTCTATAGTTTTATTGCTTAACACTACTTCATAATGATTCAATGGTAATTCGATAAGTTCCATGTCTGGTCTTGCACGTTGGCTTTCTATTGTAACTACTCCATCATTTTCTACAGTTATCCAAGGACTTTGTCCGGCTGTGGTAACAACTTGAGTCCAAGGCGCAGGCAATGATATTGATTTAACTGCACTCATTGGCGCACTCAGGGTTCCAATATCACGCATAAGTTGGTTAAATGGCAAAAAGTAGCGAGCAATATCTGCTTCGTGACAACCTCCGTATGGTGTACTTAGCGTTACAGCACCACATGTTTTTTCCTTAAATTCATTTGCAAGATGTAAGGCATATATTCCGCCCAGGCTATGTGCAATAAAGAATACATCGTCATTGATATCTTTTATACTACTGCACATGGTTTTGAAATTTTGTTTAAACCCCTTTGAACTCTTGTATTCAAACGCAATGTCATTGCCACCTATACAGCTACGTATATAGGTAAAACTCTCCGACGTAGCACTGGCACCGTGGATATAAACCAACATCATATTCAGTGTTTTCCACTGGCCAACCATGCGGCATTGCCTACAAATAACAGTTCAATGCCTACAATAGGATCCAGATTAAAACTGACTACTACAGCACCTGCTAACATGATAGCAAAGCATAACCATTTGATAGCGGTCAACATGTATTACTCCCAAGGAGTAGGATCCGGTATAGCACAAGGACCTTCAGCAGGTTCTGTACCATAATCAGCTGGAGTTATGATTTCCAAATACTCCATGTCTGGACTGTAGTCGTACAAGTAATGCACAATGCCTGGACGTTGCTGTACACAATCTCCGGCTTCAACCAAATGAATTTTGTCTTCGTACATGAACCGGGCCCAACCCTTTAACATATAAACGATTTGGAACTCGGCCACGTGAATGTGCCAGCCTGTACCGCCTGAACCTTCTGGTGGCAAGTTGGCTCGAGTAATATGTGCCAGTACTCGTCCGTTGGTTGCATCTGCTACGCCAAGATCTTTGTACAGGAAAAAGTCGCGTAAACCGCCACCCTTAAACTCTACTTCAGAACCTTTAACGTGTGAAAACTTTGTAGTCATTGTTGTCTCTCTAGTATTTTAATTTATTTTACCACGCACGGCAAGACCAGTAACGTGCTTTCCAACGCGGCCCTGGATCAGTATCGCAGTGGTGACGAGCCCTAAAGCTCTTTCTGTGAGCTGGACTGTTCTTTTTAATACGCATATTAGGATCGCCAAAGTTTACTTTGACCACATTGCCTTTGGCATTGCGTACATATACTTTTGATTTTTTTACGTCGCCTTTCATGGGCTTGCCCAATGGAACATCACGGCCGTGATATTCTGCTTCGTTGGTTGATTCAGGTACACAATTATTGACTCTGACACCGCCTTTGATTTTGGTACCAGACTTTTTATAACCTTTCCAACAGCTTTTATCTAATCTTTGTCGAACACTTTCTTCTAACTCAATGTTGTTTTCCAAATCATGTTTGATCAGTTGCAGTAATTCCTTGGCAGCACCATCGCCCCACTCTATGCTTTTGACAATGGCATGTGCGCCTTCTGTTCCAATTTGATCTACAATATGTTGCAATAATTCTTTGGTCAGATGCGACATGCCTTCAGCGTCACCTTCGCCTTCGTTGGTTTTACTGGCACAGTGAGCTCGTTGGCTAAATCCCTTGGGATGAGCACAGTTGATACTGTTCTTGTACTTTTGACTCCACTTTTCATCTACCTGTGATTCTGAAGTGGTTCGACTTTGTTTTGGTCCTTGTCGGCATTTCCATTTCTTATCTGTAGAACAATAGTACTTGCCGTGTGTGCAAGTTTCCGTTAATTCTGTTAAACCAGCTTCGCTAAATTCATAGATGTATCCATCTTCGGTTTCAGCAACAATACGTCCCTCTACCACAGTGTCAGGGTCTGTTTCAAATTCAACAATGTCACCAATGGACAGATTGTCATTGTCAATTAGTTCTCTTATTAGCATATTAGTGTTGTCCGTAGGGATTGCGGTAGCGGTCAGTACCATCGTCTTCGGGATAGACATAATAAATGTCAGGATTTGTTACAGGCTCTGTTAATGGAGGCTGAACTTCATCTTGTTGAGTCTGATGGGGTTGGTCCAAAAGTATCTTCTCCATAAGGATTTTCTCCAGAAAGTTGTGGTCGGGCAAACCAAAGTTTAAACCAAGCCTCTGTTCCTGGTTCAATTTTGTGTTTACGCATATAAGCGGCCTTGTCAGATGCACCATGTGTCAGCGGACTGTCGTCGCCGGATACTTTGCCTTTTGCACCAGTACCTTGCGAAATACCTGCAAGTTTACGCAAACGTTCTATATCAACAGGCCCGCTATTATCAATGTCTCTGAGATTCATTATTCAGCTTGTAACATTTCTGCACGAACATCTTCTACCATGTCAATCATGGCACGAACACCGTAACTGAAATGCATCTGTTCTTCTTCGTCCATTAGTTCTTTTGTACGTTCGTACAGTGTCACGTATTGTTGAAAATTGGTACGAACACGTTCCAGTCCTGCTTCTATGTTGTTTAACAATGTGCTTAGTCGTTGTTCTTCACTTGCACCCATGGCTTCTGCAACTGATACACCAGTAGCAGTAGAAGCATTCATGATACCTGCTAGCTTTTGAATTCGGCTGATATCAATTTCTTCTTGCACGTTGATACTGGCCTGGCCTTCTTTTAATTGTTTCATAATTTTACTTTTTATTGATCATAGCAATGATTCGTGCTTGAACTAACTTGGCCCATGATGGTTGTGGCATGTTCCATCCAATAAATGCACCTACAGCAATCCATAATAGTGTGTCTAACATAATCTTTGTCCTTTATTCGCCTGATAAATCGGCATTTTCTTTATATATGCGATACTTTTGTAGTCTATCAAACTGACTTCGAGTAATACTTCTGCCATGATTAACTTGACGTAAAATCATTTGAACATCAGCTGGCATATCTTTAAAAATTGGGTTTGGCACTGTTTTGGCACCTGGCTTGTCAACTTTAGAAAAATAGTCTCGCATGTCGGCAGTTGTGGTATCTGCTTTGGGCTTTTTGCCCCCAGTCACTGACTTGTAATACTCACCATTAAACCATGCTCGCATATCAGCCAGACTGGCTTCGTCGATCATTACATCGTCATTCATTATAGGCTGTTTTAAGTCTGATATCTTCATAAATATATTTAGCCATTGAAAGGCATTAAGTAATGAAAAAAATTTTGATTTTATGCATGACTAGAACTGGTTCAAACTACATTTACGCAACAATAGCCAGGCATTTGAAGCATGACTATACCCCTTTTAAAGACAATTTAGATAAATTTCATTTGTTGTATAACAATCTTGCACCGGAGCAGGTACAATTAACAATTGATCAATTCCTGGATCAATTTGTAACCAGCAAATTGGCCATAGCCAAACTTCATGTTAGTGGGTTGTTTACGTTGAGTGATTATAATTTACTTGATAAATTTAAATCTGCTGATTTTTATACAATCGTTACACTCAGACGTGATTTAGTACAGGCAGCAATTAGCCACGCTCGCACACATGTTACTAAAGAATGGGTTAAGTATAAAACTACACATGCTCCAATGGCCCTGACTCAGGAACAGTTGCTGGTTGGCCTTAATTCTACAACATATCAGATATCCGAAATTTTAAATAACAAATTTAAATTAAACTATAATGAAATTGTATATTATGAAGATATAACAGGGGTTCCAGAACAAGACATTAAAAAGTTAAAAATCTATACACCAGACTTATTTGGTCCAGAGAAACCAGCCCCTATGTACCCAGAACGTAGCCCAGACAAAGAAACAACAATTTTAAATTATCAAGAACTGGTAGAGAGTAGCTTAGAATTTTTTGATAATTGGATAAGAGATGATACCCAAATTGCTGAACGAATAACCATCAATGATGGAAAAATAATGTCTATCAATGTAGGTGGATTACAATGAAAAAAATTCTTGTATTTGGACCAACTAGAACAGGATCAAATTATATCTACGCCGCTGTGGCCAAACATTTAATACCATATTATGAGTTACTGAGTGACCGTTTTAGTAGAAGCCATAAAATGTATGTAAATACAACGCCAGATCAAAAATTATTATTAATTTCCAATGCAGTAGATTATATTGTACAAAAAGAATTGGCTATTACCAAATGTCATCCAAATCATTTGTTTTATTTAGAAGAGCATAATTTACTTGATAAATTTAAATCTGCTGATTTTTATACAATCGTTACACTCAGACGTGATTTAGTACAAGCATCAATCAGCCATGCTCGTGGTGTAATAACTAAAGAATGGTTTGAATATGACACCACATTCACTCCAATAGCCCTGACTCAGGAACAGTTGCTGGTTGGCCTTAATTCTACAATATACAGTCTGTTTGAAATCTTAGATAATCGCTGTAAAATAAGATACGACGAAGTTGTATATTATGAAGATATAACAGGGGTTCCTGGACAAGACATTAAAAAGTTAAAAATTTATACACCAGACTTATTTGGTCCAGAAAAACCAGCCCCTGTGTATCCAGAACGTAGTCCAAACAAAGAAGAAACTTTATTGAACTATAACGAACTGGTAGAGAGTAGCTTAGAATTTTTTGACAGTTGGAACGGTAAAGACGACAGGTTTACCATTGTCAATGGTAATTTAAAAATAAACCTAAAAGGTTTTTAAGCCTCTTAGGTGTATTATTTTAACGTCCAACGGTGGGATGTTTGGCTAATTCTCTTTCTTGAAATTGTTTAAATTCATAGAAAGACATGACCAATTGTTGTAAAAAATCAAAGAACATAATTTGATCTCCTGTCATAAATTCGCATCCAATGATCTACTTCAGCGGCCGATTGTGGATTCTTGCTAGCAATATATTGCTCTAATTGTGTTTGTTGATTTGGTGTTGCAAACCAACTGATAATACTGTTTAAAAGTTTTGTCATTGTGTGACTCCTTGTAAAACAGTGCTGGCTTGTGGCCAACACTGTTGATTTGTCAAAGTATAATTACTCTGCTGATTTCTTGCTGGTCTTGGTTGCAGTATCAAAACCTGGAAACTTAAAAGTATCAAAACCTTTAAAAGCTTCTGTGGCCTGTGCTTTGAAAGTTTCAGCCAACTGTGTGTTAACGTCTACGATTGTTTTTGCAAATGCAGTTGATGCACCTGTCAATTGAGCAGCCAATTCTTTGGCCAATTTTTGGTTTGATTCAAAAGTTTTTGTGATTTCTGTGAACATGCTTATTTCTCCTTTAATGTTAAGCGAGTTGTTTGGTAGCCTCTAATGAGCACTACCACTAGTAGAAACACTATCAGTGTTTTCACTAGTATAACACTATATATGTTGCGGTGCAACATCAATCTAACCCGTTTTAACGATTCTTAAAGGAGTTTAGTGACCATTCACTAATTTTGCAAATTCACCACTGGCAAGATTCTTGCCCTTACTTTCACATTGAATATCAAACTGCTCACTGAAACTGGCCGCCCATTCATTAACAGCCGAATTCCAGTAAAAGTCACTGTGTGCTCGAAGCTTTTGCTTTTTATAGCCTAGTGCCAGGAGATTGGCCATGGATGGGAGCTCATCCCGGGGATAATCGATGAGTATATCTTCGCGAGATACACTGTAGTGGCAAGCAGGCCTAGCACCGCGCCAACTGTCAATGACCATTGAAACACGTGGGTCATTAGGTTGAATATATTCGCCCGAGTTAATCCAGTGATGGTGTATGTCAAGTACAATCGGCAGGAGATCAGCCAGTTGCAGGCATGTGTCAAGATTGTGTGAGTTTTCTTCATTTTCAATAGTTATGCAGTTACGAGCCTCTGGTGACAACCGATTGTATGCTCGTCGAATACCGTCGGGTCCTTGTTGTCCTGAAATGTGTACGTTGATCTTAAAGTCCTGGAACGTCTTACCATAGCCCATCCAACGTGCCAGATCAGCATGATATTCAAATTCTAGTATACTGCGCTCAACAATGCCTTCATTGGCGCTTGCAAGTACACAAAACTGCCCAGGGTGGAAGCTAAGGCGTACACCTAGCCTACGTGCGGCTTCACCTACCGGAGCAAAGATTCGTTCACAATGCGCTTGTACATCTGCTTGTTTCCAAAAAGGAATCCACTCTTCATGTGTGTAGCCCTGTAACATTTCTGAACCCAGGCGCACCATACGACGATGTTCGGGCAAGGTAGCAACACGTTCAACTAACAGTAGAGCCGCACGAGCATTATGATTCATAATGTCCCACTGACGCTGTTCAGCTTCGCTCTTATGTTCACGTAGCCAACGCATGGTAGTCGATCGACCGTTTAGATCACGGTCCACTGCTGAGGGCTTTAGTCCAGCCACTTCGCTAGGATCATTGATCCATTTGCAACAAAAACCTACTCGGCCCATACTAGTCCTTACCAATGATGTATTACGTTAGCACAAATAAAGAAACATGTGATTACATGTATTATAACCCAAAATGTCTTTAAAGTCAAGGCAATTCTGGCTTCACATAAAGAAAGAATAGGCACGTCGGGCCTATCATTATCGGTATGGCCCATTAAATGACCAGTTGCGCGAGCCCAAACTTTTTCTAAACTATTCATGTAGACTCATTATAAAAGCCACGAAGCAGGGACGAAATGAAAATAGTCAAACAGCAAATATCAAATATCTAACATCAAATATGGGCCTTTTGCTTGGGTATCACATCAAACATCAATTTATTTTTTGATACCCAAGCAAGACAATTTTGGAGTTAGTTTTTCAGACTAAGCCAGTAGTTTTCATCGAAGTTCGATGATGTATTTCCATTCCCTACCCTGGACCAAGTGTGGCAGCTTAGTCTAGCCCGAGCTCAGTTAGCACAAGTGCTACCTGTTCAGGTACTTCAAACTCTGTACGGACATTGATGGTGACCATCTCGTCCTTGATCTTGCGTCGACGACGACGAATTGTTTCCAGCTCAGTCTTGGCTTCTGTTACAGATTCAGCTGGCACAACGTTAACGTCAACGCTGTAATCACGACCGTAAATGCTCATGCGTTCGTTGTTGCTGTTGGCCTTGCGGCTTTCAATTTCAGCAACCAGGGCATCCAAATTAGGACGAACTTGAGATTCGCTGTAGGCTTTCAACCGAGTCTCTGCACTAGCCAACATGGCTTCTTCTGCCAGGTAGTCGGCAATGCCAACTTCGGCATTTTTCTTTGCAACCACTGCACGAAGAAACTTATTTGCATTCAGTAAACGACCAACATGTGCATGATTCTCACGAACCTTGACCAATTGCTCATCAAGGCGAGCCTGGATATCAGCTTCAAACAAGCTGACTTTGAGAGTGGTATCTGCTGTGCCAAGACGCTTGATTTCGTCTGTGATTGTTTGTTGGATTACACTGGCCTTGCGTAAATTGATTTTCATATTAGTCCTTAGAAGTTTAAATGTCTAAGTGCTAGTATAACAGTACTATTCGCCGTCGTCAAGTACTTTTGGCAATTTTGGTAAAATATATTGTCCAGAAACAGTTAATATTTTTATACCCATTGGGTCGTTGGCACTGACTCGAACCTCTACATCATAGACTTCGTCATTGGGCCTTATTAAGGTTACAGTGGCAAATATCCATCGAGGAATACGAGCAGTGGATTTAAACTGTGCATCTATGCTTACAGCAAATGGGTAGCGGCCCACTAGATTGAATATGGTTTCTGCAATCGAATGGTCTGCAAATGATAATATTGCACCATTATGTATATCACCAACTCGATTCTGATGGAATTTATTAGAAAGCCAGGCAAACTGACCAGTTAGTTGGTCATCACTGAACTTATACCAGTATGGTAAAACATTGCCAGGAAAATCACGTTGGTCAGTATCTTTAAATTTGTAACCTAGCATTAACAATGCTTGAGTCGAGTATTTCATTTACTATTAAATTACCAACTGGTAGCACCAACAAATTTAGTCCAAATATTTGATTCGCCGTCAAAGTTTTTATTACAAACATAAAGAGTATCGTCTGAAATAGCGTAATACCCTTTTTTGTCCCCAATAGAACCAACTGAACTAGTTGGTACATTGACTAACCGTGATGATGAAGTGATAATACCGGTTTCATTATTATACTCAACACCTTCACCTGCGCTCAATGACTGTCGTACGCGAGCCTCTGTAAAATAAAGGTTGTCACCTTCTCGCAGTGCCGAAGTAGTAGAATTGGTTAATAATGTTTCAAACGTTAGAACAGCACGAGCATCTGTGAAATATCTATGTGTGCCGCTTTCAGGAATGTCAGCTGAAGTAGGTAAGTTTGATAGGTCTCTAAAATCACCACTTCGTGCAACAGGCGCAAATTCTAAATTTGGCTTATTGGTTAAATCATTATAGCTACCTGTAAACAGTGATGGCTTATCAGTCAAGTCGTTATAGCTGCCACTGATTGCAACTGGCGCAAATCCAATATCACCGGTCTCAACGCCATTTACTACTTCACCAGCAAATATAATTTCACCACCATCTGTATCAGCAGTGATAATACCAGTTGAACTGTTGTAGCTAAGGCCAGCACCTGTACTTATTGCGGCTCTTGCACGAGCATTTGTAAAGTATAGATTAATTTCGCCTTCTGACAAATCATCTGTGCTTGTAAGATTACTGTTATTTGTAGTGCCGTTATTGATATTTGCTACCAAGCTATCAAGATAAGCGGCAGCCCAGTTACGATTTATGTATTCGTGTACTGATAGGTAGTTTAATACCAAATCATCCGAGTAGTACTTGTTGGTATTGCCTTGGGCTATATTATCAGTTGTTAATGTAGGTAGTAGAGTTGTTAGTGCGCTAGAAACTCTGGCATCAGTGAAATATAAGTGATTGGTTCCTTCAACTAAAGAATCGGTTGTTCTTGTAGCAAAGAATGATACTACACGTTGGTCAACTCTACTATCTGTATAGTATTTGCGGTTGCCTTCGGGAATATCTGATGTACTTGGTTTGTTGACCAAGTCCGTCCAGCTACCAGATGTTGCCAAAGTAGCAAATACAGGACGATCGATGATATCAACCCAATTACCACTAAACGCATTTGGTTTATCTAGTAAATCACTATAGCGACCAGTGTATGCAACATTGGCCAGGGTATCTAGTGAATATTGTTGATTAATAAAAGATGAGCCAGTAAATACAATTTCGCCACCGTCTATGTTAAGAAGATCTGATGAAACTACGTCATTAATTTGACTGTCAACGTAATTTTTTGTAGCTGCCTGCGCTGGATCAACAATTGCTCCAGTTAAAGTTATTGAAGTAAATGTAGGAGTATCACTAATGCTCAACTGTCCAGTTGTGGTGCTGTAATCTAAATTGCCGTCATTTGGTACAATTGCGGCCCTTGCACGAGCATTTGTAAAATATAGGTTTGACGAGCCTTCACTGATAGCATCAGTGTTTCCACTAAAAGAAATTACTCCAGTTGTACTATTGTAGCTAATACTACCACTTGCACTAATTGCGCCGCGAGCACGAGCAGTAGTAAAGAATAAATGAGTATTACCTTCAATAACATTATCACTATTTTTTGTTCCTAGCCATGTGTTTGCAGTTGATGTAAAATCTGTTGTATTTAATTTGCCAGTGATAATACTGTAAATATTTGGATTGTTATTAATTGCGGCAGCAAGCTCTTTTAGAGTGTTCAATGCCGCAGGTGCGTTGTCAATTAAGTTAGCAATTGCAGTGTTGACATACGTTACTGTTGCCAATCCCTTATTACTAACCACAGTGTCAAATATGTTACCAGCGGTAGTTTTTTCTGTTTGCCCTCCGTGAACTAGGACAAAATTATCTTCGATGGAAATTGATGGTGCTAACCCCAGTTGTGTAATTTTTACATTTGACATTATGTTATGATCCTTACCATGGTTACATATATTGTATATTCAGTTGGCGTACCTGTATCAACGCATTCGACACTTAATGTTGTGCCATTTGATGTTAAATTAACATCAGCAGAGAAATCTTCCTGGAAGACATCTTCAATTCTTGTAACTGTAGTATTATTTATTGTGCCACGTAATTGTTTTGCAACAATCTCACCAGCAGAGTTTTTAGCAACTACCTTGATGTCATAAAACTCGACACCTGCTACTGCGATTTCAAATCCTGCTTTGTCAAGGGCCGTTGCATTTGCACCATTGCAAACTGCAAAGATAACATGATGACTTGCTGTGGCACTACCTACACCAATTGAGAATTCACTTGAGGTAGTACCGGCTATGTTATTAAATGTTTTCATTATATGTAAGATACCTCTACTCTGATATTACCACTTGCTGTGTTACTTGGGATTGTTACAACAACATCTTCTCTTGCGGTTGTAATTAAATCTGAGTCTACTACGTAAGTGCCAATCTTGCTGGAACCGTGTTGGCTGAATTGCCAGATCACATTTGAGCCAACGTCAACGGAGAAGTCCGGAGCACTGGTTAAGTCTTGCAACACAGTGACACTTACATTTAAAATTCTACGGTCTTCGCTTACTGTTCCAATTGTGGCAGTTGCACCTGGCAACGCTATCACTTGTTTGATTGTTCTTGCATCAACTGCTACGCTACGTTCGCCGCCAACTTTGGTCCATTGTGTACCACTATATGTGAATGTGGCCCATTCACCATTACCATCATCAATCACATAGCACTGATCACCAACCAATGCGTTTAATGCATCACGAGCTGTTATATTAGCCACTACTGAAGTGCCACTTGATCGAATACCTTGTTCAATGTTTAGCCCTAGTGCATAACGTCCGTTTTGTCCGCTCATTACACCTGCGGTGTCTAAGAACTGACCGGCAAAGTCTCTGATAGTTAATGGGCCACCATCTAGGCGCATCAAGCGTAATGCAGATGTTGTGGTATTGGCAGGAGTGCTTTCTGGCAAACTACTTACAGAGTTTGCACCGGCAAAGTTGTTGCCATTGGCATCTGCCCTGATGTTAACAATAGTAATTGCTCCACCAGCATTGTTTCTTAATTTAATTTCACTACCGTTTGCAACAGTAGCAACAATATCAGTAATCTTGGCGGCATTGATATCTGCTACCATGTCATTTTGATCAGCAACTGCAGGATCACCATATGCCGCACTGCCACTTGTAGTTGTTGTAAAGTTAACTGTTGTTCCGTTGATACTTGCACTAAAAGGAGTGTAGCCGGCAATAATACCATAAGCACTTCCTTGACCAGCAACGTTGCTGAAGACTTCGGTGGCCGCACCAACTTTAACTGCTGTAACTTTATGATTAGGAGTTTCAGCGTTGATTAATACAACTGCATCATCTACACCATATGTGCCATTGCCACTTGACAATGTAATCTGCACTCTATTAATTTCAACTACATCACCATCTAAACCAGTTGGGTCAATGCCCAAGCCTGTAGTCGATGTTGTGATAGCATCTGCAATCTTCATGTAGATAGGTCTACGACTTGCATCACTGGCAGTTAAGTCACCGCTGCCGTCTAAACTTGGATATAAGTAATCTCCAACAATGCCAGGCAATCCTGGCACAAAGTCAATAATACCATTGGCAGGACGAAGTATAAATTGATCAGGACCTGGACCTGGGTATACTACTGTACCAATAAAGCGATCAATGTTATTTGGGTCACTAAGTGCAAATTCTTTGTTTTCAATACAAATAGAATCGCCTTGTTCAAATCCATGATTTGGTTTTTCCAACAAGTAATTTGTCAGCGGGTTCATGTATTGAAACCTACTCATCACATTGGTAAAGAAGTCAGCGGCAGCATCGCCTGGAATAGGATCCAACATTGGGAAACCTAGTTCATTGATTTGGAAGAAGATAACAGGACCAGGTGCGTTAAAAATACCCAATCCGTTTGGATCTCTGAATGTGTTATAACGAAGTCTATCCTCGATAATAGCAACTACTTCGCTGTTTGTTTTGGATATGACACTTGTAATTTGTAGAACTTTACCGTCTGATGCTCCTGCAACAAAGTCGCCTACTTCAATATCTTGGGCATCAAATCTAAAAGGTGTACGAGTCAAGTTACTACCATGCGTTCTTTCTGCAACGGTGAAAGAAACTTGCCAACGGTAGTATTGCGGATTAGCACCACCACTCCAGTAAGGATCGTCGGAGCTGTTAGCATAGGGCCACGAACTCAATGATATCACTGAATCAGCAGTACCGGAAAGTACTTTAGCTGGCTTGTTTAATCCTATAAAATTAGTTTTCCAAGCATTAATTGTCATTTTGTACCTTTATACACTACTCAACAAGAACTGTACAACGCAATGAGTTGTTTGTCCCACACCTGCACTAGCACCAGTGATACCTTTAGTCAATCCAATAGTCATTGTGTTAACTGCTGGATCAAATGCGCTAAATGCACTTGGACTACCACTAGAGCCACCACCTACTAATGTTCTACCTGCTGTAAAGCTACTGGTCACTGCTGTTGCGACATAGGTATTGGTAGATCTTTGATAAGCATAAACTTGTGTATTCAACGGAGCACATACACTGCCGGTAAATGTAAATGTTACTGTAGCAACTGTTGAAGTTGCGGTTGCAATAACTGCGCTGATGCCACCATTCAAAACACTAACACTTGCTAGGTTACCAGATGCATCATACTCAACTTGTACTGCGGCACGGAAGATACCAGAACTTGAACTTCCGCCTCCGCCACCTGAACTAATGGTTGTTGGTGCCCATGCACTACCATTCCATGCAAGTGCTTGCCCTGTAGTTGGAGTTGTATTAGTAACGTCAGCAAACGCATTTAAGTTACTTTGTCCAAGGCGTGTATCAAACCGTGCGTTTGTATAATATAAGTTTGTACCACCTTCTGTAACATTATCTGTACTTGTGCTTAGACTAAATGTACCAGTTGAACTGTTGTAGCTTAAACCAGTACCAGCGGCCAAGGCGTTACGAGCAAGTGTATCGCTAAAGTATTTGTTTGTTGTACCTTGATTTAAGTTATCAGTTGTTTTTGCCGCTAATCTATTGTCCCAACGAGTGTTGGTAAAATATTGATTAGTTGAACCTTCGCTAACATCATCTGTGTTTAATACAACAACACCAGTTTTTGAATTAACACTTGATACAGCACCACTGCCACCTGCAACACTGCTAGGCGTCCAAGCACTACCTGTCCAAGTCAATACTTGTCCGTTAGTTGGTGCTGTTGTAACTGTATCAACGTCTGACAATGCGTTAATGCTACTTGCACCAATTCTAACATCTGCACGAGCATCTGCGCGAGTATTTGTAAAGTACAAATTAGCGCCTTCAGTGATATAGCTTGTGTTAGCACGATATTTGATTTGACCAGTTGCATCATCATAACTGATTAAGCTAGTAATGTTACTGTCACTGATAGAACTTAGTGCTAATCTTGATCTAGCATCTGTATAATATAGTCTAGTACCTTCTGTGATATCACTGGTTGTTACAGCATTCAATGCTGTTGTCATAGTAATGTTGCCACTACCATCAAAACTTGTTAAACCAGTTACTTTACCACTTAGTGTTAATGTACGAGCGGTTGTCCACTTGTTTGCCTTGTTAGCCAAATCAACTTCTAAGTCATACCCAGGTTGTGTAGTATTGCCTAAGCCGTAAACTTGTACTGCGCCTGCTTTATTATTGACAGTATAGCTTGTTCCAGTGGCACCAGTAGATCCTGTGTCACCCTTGACACCTTGAATACCTTGTGGTCCTGTAGCGCCAGTAGCACCTGTGCTACCTTGTGGTCCAACTACGTAGCCTGCATTAATGGTGCTTCCATCACTTAATGTAATTTGTAAATTGCCGCCTGCGTCAACCACAACACCACCATTGGCAATGCTTCGTCCTGCAGGGCCGGCGGCCCCCTGTGGACCCTGTGGACCAACAGTACTACCAGCATTGATGGTACTAGCATCAGTTAGTGTAACTTGTAAATTGCCCGAACCGTCAACAACTACGCTATAAATTCCAAGACCAGCAGGTCCTGTGTCACCCTGTGGACCCTGAGCACCAGTAGCACCTGTATCGCCTTTTGGTCCAACTACACTACCAGCATCTACAGTTGAGCTGTCGGTTTTTGTAATAATTAAGTGACCACTGCCATTTACAGTAGCAGTACTTACGCCAACTCCATTTGTGCCATTTGTGCCATTTGTACCAGCTGGCCCTGCGGCACCTGTAGCACCTGTATCACCTTTAGCGCCAGTAGCACCTGTATCACCCTTTGGTCCAATAACCAAACCAGCATCAATAATTGAGCTGTCGGATCTAGTAATAATTAATCTACCACTGCCGTTAACTGCGGCGCCACTTACAGATAAACCTGCTGGGCCTTGGCTACCTGTATCACCCTTGATACCTTGACTACCAGTTGCACCAGTCGCACCTTGTGGTCCAATTACGCTACCAGCATTGATAGTTGAGTTGTCTTGTTTAGTTAAAATTAACTCGCCACTGCCATTTACAGCGGCAGCTTTGATACCGGATACATTTCCAGCATCAACTACTGTGTTATCGCTTAATGTTAATTGTAAACGACCTGCTAGAGTTACGGCTGCGGCACTAATGCTTAAACCAATATCACCCTTTGGACCTTGTGGACCTGTATCACCTTTGGCACCACTGTTATTAACTGCTATCCACTGTGAGCCATTCCAACCTAAAAGCTGTCCAGCACTTGCGTTGGCCAAGTTTACATTAGATAGTTGACCTAATGTTGTTGTACTTGGTAAAGCGGCAATAGTGTCGTCAACATATTTCTTAGTTGCGGCCTGTAAGTCTAGAGTAGGAGCACCTGACAATGTCAATGCACCAGTCATTGTGCCGCCAGACTTTAATAATACGTCTGCGGCAAAGTTTGGATTGTTAGCAATAGCCGCTGACAATTCATTCAATGTGTTTAGTAAATTAGGAGCACCGTTGACTAAATTACCAATTTGATTGTTTACATAAGTCTGTGTAGCATAACCATTTGTAGTTAAGTAATTACCCAACGCTGTTAAGTCAATACTACTGCCACCACCGACTGCACTGATAACACCATTGCCATCAATAACAATTGTAGTACCATCAACCTTAACACCGCCCTTTGTTGCTATACTTGCAGTAGGTAATATATATTCAGCTGGGATTATTGGCTTGTTTGTTAAGTCGTTGTAGTTTCCACTGAAACTATTTCCACCACCTTGTACTGTTACATTAGCAACACCATCTACTACGTTAACACTTGCACCACTTACAAAGTTAATGCTGGTAAAGTTTCCGCGATTTGAAGTGTTCTCATACACTGAAATGTTATTAAGACCGCCTGTAATCGTAGCAATATTATTTTGAACAGAAACGCCAGGACCAACAAAGTTTAAAGTTGTTGCATTACCACGTGCAGTACCATTTTCTTTAACAGTGATATTGCCAGAACTATTTCCACCACCAGAGCCGCCTGCTAAACTTAAAACAAGTTTGCCAGTTGCGTCATCGTATGCGGCTTGCAAGCCAATGCTAATGTCACTGCCGCCAACGGTAATTTCATTTGCTACAATGTCTTGAACTTCTTCCTCAGTGAGGCCACCGCCGCCACCTGTTCCGCCTTGTAGTTGTCCCCCTGAAGATGCGTTAATCGCCATTTTATAGTTCTCCTGTTATTCTTTATAGGCTTAAAATCACTCGTTCACAAGTGCCTAGTTGATCTATCGTTTGATTTAAATGGCTTCTTACAATCTTAGCTCTTAGATATACAAAATTGCCAACAATGTTAAATGTTTCAACTTTGGTCTCAGCACTGTCTACGCTAAAATAAGGCAATCCGCTAGTACCTAATCCAATTGGAAACCAATCAGATTCAGCTGGATTATCGCTAATTGATGCTTCAATCATTAAACGACCTTTGAAATTTTTTAAATAAAAACCAATGGTATGCATGCCATCAGCAAACCCATAATAACCATCAGCGCGAGTTGCTGGTCCGGTTTGGTCCAGCGAAAGTCCGTCTGTGATTAGCATGTTGGTGTTACGCATTGACATGTAATTATTCCTTAATAATTTCTACCACCACATCTGCACCAACAAGTTCTTGCACAATTGCTTCTAAGCTAACGGTTGTATCGTCGCTGACAATTGTATCTACATGTTCATTATCTTTATGTAGTTTGCTTACCTTGATTACAATGTGTTCTTCGTGTATTTTTGCCATAAAAAAGCCTCCAACTATATTTAGCGGAGGCTTGCCTTTTAGTGCAAAAAAATTACTCTGGATTACGTATTCGTTCAAAACGATCAATAAAATCGCCCAATTGTAATCGCAAAAGTGCGGCATCTTCTGAAGATCTCAAGTAAAGAAACAAAGGTTGTCCCCATCCAGATCTATTAGCTTTAGATTCATTACTGATAATGTGTTTCAATAACCCACTGGCATGCCAATCCAGTGGATCCAATGAATTAACTGCTGATTTTAGTGTATCAATTCCTGTGTTTATAAATGAATCAGTGTACTTGATACATGCTCGAACTTCAAACTTCCCGTACCATGGAGTTGCTCTAATAATGTCACGGGTGTGTGTTAGTAATAAACGTTCAGCATTGGCATTGCTAGGTTTCCAGACTTCAAGTGCAAGACTGTCCCATTTATCTAATAATAGTTCTAACTCCGATTCGGTGTGTAAAAATACACTTAAATTTGATTCTTGCCGCAAGCCACAATCTTCAAAGTTGTCACGACACCAAGATTTAATAGTATTAGAATGTTGCCTTCGTTGTTGAAGTTCTGTATTATTTGAACGATAGCCATAGTGACTAGATTTACGCTCTGGTAAAATAGCAATGATGGCCTTATAAGGCCATTTTTTCCAAAATAGCCTTTGAGTAGCATGTACCTTCATTATGAAATTACTAATTCATTGTTAACACAACTTACGTTATGTGATAACATTCCGTCTTTGATAATACGTTTAGCAATAGGCAACCGAATCTGCTCGTTTATTAAACGCTTCATTGGTCGAGCACCCATAGTTTCGCTGTATCCGTTTTCAGCCAAATAGTCCAACGAGCTATCGTCATAGTTAACTGTCTGTCCTTGTTCAACAAGTTGATCAACAATTTGACGCATAAACTTGTCTGCAATACGCCGAGTTACTTCTTTTGCCAAACGATTGAACTTGACCACTGCGTCTAAACGATTTCGGAATTCAGGAGTAAAGAATCTCTTTACCGCTTCATCAGTTGCACTGTCATTGAAACCTCCGCCAAAGCCAATGATGTTCTTTTCACTGTCGGCCGCACCTAAATTGCTGGTTAAAATAACAAATGCATTTCGAGCACTGGCCTGTTTATTGTCACTGCCAGTAACAATACCATTGTCCATTAAACCAAGCAAGACTTGAATAACATCTGGATGTGCTTTTTCAATTTCATCAAATAGTAGTACGCAATTAGGTACACGCTCTAGTTCATTGATTAACTTACCAGAACCAGTTTTACCTTCGCCATATCCAACGTATCCCGGAGGACTACCAATTAGCGAAGCAATTTTATGAGGTTCACGATACTCGCTCATATCAAAACGGATCATCTCCATGCCCAGACCTTCGGCAAGTTGATTTGCAAGTTCTGTTTTACCAGTACCAGTTGGGCCAACAAACAAGAAATTGGCCATTGGGCGATTGACTTCTTTAAGGCCCGACTTGGCAATATACACCATGTTCATTAGTCGCTCAATTGCATCATCTTGACCAAACACATTTGTACGCATACGACTTTCTAAGTCTGTAACTGCAATGTTTTTATGTTCGCCAAGTTGTTCAATTGGTACGCGAGTAATTTCACTGACTTCTAGTCTGATATTATCTTTGTTTACTTCTGAACCAATTGGTGCGTTTGTGACACGTAATCGTGACATTGATGCATCAATAATATCAATGGCCTTATCTGGCAACTTCTTATCTAGCATGTACTTCATTGAAAGATCAATTGCTAGATCAATTGCTTCTTCGCGGATACTTAACTTATGATAATCAGAATAAATTGGAGCAACTCGACGCAACATAATTCGAGTATCTTCAACTGACATTTCATTAATGTCAACACGAGTAAATCTACGTAGTAACGCACGGTCTTTTTCAAAGTTCTCACGGAACTCGTCGTAAGTGGTGCTACCAATACAGCGCAAGCGGCCTTTCTCTAGTGCTGGCTTTAACAAATTTGCAACGTCCATGCTGCCTTGTCCGCCGGAACCTGCACCCATGATCATATGAATTTCATCAATGAATAAGATGGCATCATCACGTTCTTCTAGAGCTTCAAGTACATGTTGCATACGTTCTTCAAAGTCTCCTCGATAACGTGTGCCAGCAAGAAGCTTGCCAATATCCAGGCTATAAATTGTTTTTTTCTTTAAGACTTCTGGCACTTCGTTGCGAACAATGGCCACAGCTAGTCCTTCGACAATTGCAGTTTTACCTACACCAGGGTCACCAACCATAATTGCATTGTTTTTCTTCTTGCGTGTCAGGGTTTGTGCAAGACGGAACACTTCTTTCTCACGCCCAATCAACGGATCAATAAGTTTTTTCTCTGCACTTCTGTTCAAGTTTGTTGTGTACTTGTTTAGAACTTTTTCACTGTCGCGCTTCTTAGCAGTTTTACTTTCCTTGCTATGAGTATCTTTTAACTTACCAACATAATTTAAAATTACTTCTTTGGTAACACCGTTCTTGCCCAAGAAGAAATTGGCATGACTATTTTTTTCACTGGTAATACTAATCAGTAAATCCAATGGTTCCATGTGACCACGGCCAGTAAAGATTGCCTGTGTATAAGCACGATTGAAGCAACGTTCTAAAGTTGCAGTTTTGCGTGGCTTGGCCACACCTTCAACCCGGATGTCTTCTTGATCTCGTAACCATTCGTTGATCTCATCACCAAGTGACATTACATCAACATTTAATTCTCCAAGAACATTACGAATCTCTTCTTCGTCGAGCATGACTCGAAGAATATGTTCTAGCGTAACGTATTCATGTTCTCTGCTTAATGCATCCTGGAATGCACGGGCAATAACCTCGTTGATACGTTGATTATCTGATTCTTGGCTCATATAACTACCTTCTTAAATTTACGTAACTTTTTAATTTGCTTAGTTCTAGCTAACTGTAGTCCCAATTTTGATGAGCGATCAGTGAATGTAACACCATTTAAATGATCAAGCTCATGTACATAACATCTAGCTAAAATTCCATCAAATCGCTGTTCTACTACCTCACCATTGAGTGTGGTATAACGAGCATGTACCCACTTTGGCCTACGAATATTTAACCAAAGTGCAGGGAATGATAAACAACCTTCTGGTCCTATTTCGTCAGGCCCGTTTTCTATAATTGTTGGATTAATACAAACATAGTTGGGTCCTTCTTGTGGACCCATAACAAACATCCGTACTGCCATTCCACACTGTGGTGCAGCCAGGCCAATGCCTCCATTGCTCCACATTATCAAAAACATATCTTTGGCCAAAGATTCTAAATTAATATCTGCGTCTGTTACAGGAATAGACGCTTTTAATATTGGATGATTTTCTTCTACAAGTTCTAACATATGATAAGTTTACTAAATTCTTCCCTGTAAGTCAATGATCGATTTGTTCATATCTTCACTGGACAGTTGTGGTATCTTTACAATTACTACAATGAATGCATTTCCTCTAAGAGAAGAACCTCGTATATTCATGCCCCTATTCTTTAATCTTAACTGAGCGCCAGGTTGAACTCCAGCTGGTATACTTACTTCTATGCTTGATCCATCAATATCCGTTACCATAAGCTTAGATCCAATCATTGCATCCCATACAGAAATTGTACATTCTGCATACAGGTCATGATTTTTAACTTCCCAGGTACCATGTGGTTGAATGGCAAGTTTAACGTACAAATCGCCTGGGGGCTGTTGTGGCAACAACTCTCCGCCTTCGCCTGCATATCGTATTTTAATATCTTTGGTTGAGCCTGATGGAAAATTAACCCATATTTTCTTCAGAGTGCCTTCCGGTGTAGTAAATTTAATTTCCCTGGAAAATCCAGTGTGCGCTTCTTCCAGTGTTGCATGAGTTGTAATATGAATGTCGGGATTTCTAACATTACGTGCAGACCAATGAAAGTCAAAATTACCAGATGTTGAACGACCTTGGTTCCTAAAAAAGTCTCCGAACGCATCGGTTGTATCTGCTTTGCCAGATACTATCATCTCATAAGCTTCTTTGATTTTTTTAAATTCTTCAGCATCACCGCCACGGTCGGGATGATGTATCATTGCTAATTTACGATAAGCCTGTTTGACTTCTTCGTCTGTAGCACCGTTTGTGAGTCCGAGTATTTTATAGTAATCTGATGTCACGGATTAGATTACTATTTGACACTGTCAAACGCTTTTTTCTGTTCTCTATACCAATCTTGCCATGCACTTGTTATCTCAGAACATGAATGATATTTTGAATAGTTTTTGTTGACAGTTTCTAGTAACTCACTTAGTTTAACTTCTGGTTTACCAATTGTGCTTAGGGCAGGACATTCATTGAGAAGCTCATCTGGCACAGTGGGGAAAGTCCTGACCACAGGAACAGTTGTAGTTGCACATCCAGATAACAATATGCTTAGTGTTAATAATATTAGTTCTTTGGTAGGAAGTCTTGCCATGGTCTTTTTGCTTTCGGTTGTGCTGCCTTATTAAAATCGCGTGTGCTTACAGTTGAATCAGTGCTCAAAACAACATCTTTAATTTCAATTCCTGCGGCACTTGCATCGTGTGCAGTAATTGCTGATTGTGGTATCTTGCATGCCGCATCTGAAATAGCAACTTCTTTTTCAATATACTCTTTAATCACATCACCTTGTTTTTCAATTACTTTGGTTCTTGTAATGTACTTGGTAACAATTTTTGTGTTTATTTCGGCGGACATTGCTTCAGCCTGAGCCACTTTAATTTCTAATTCTGAAACTTTGATTTTCCATTCATTGTCTTTAGAAATTCCGCCTTCATACCATACGCCCAGTACGACTAAAATAATACCAAGAACCTGTAAAGGTAACCCATATGATTTAATAAATGGAATTGCGGATAATAGCCAGCTGGACAGTATCACTAGAATACCAGCAATCAATGTTAAATGAAAAATCCAATCTGGTAAGAAGTTTAATATCCACATACTCTACTCTATATTCTATGTCGGAACATGATCCGACCCTTTGTCATATCATACGGACTTATTTCGACGTCAACCAAGTCACCTGGTATGATATTAATTTTATGCATTCTGAGCTTGCCTGCTAGGTGCCCTAGAATTTCATGCCCAGAATCAAGTTTAATCTTGAATACTGCATTTGGTAAAGCGTCAGTGATATGACCCTTGACTAAAAGACTTTCTGATTTTGCCACAACAACGAATTAATATTTTGTTAACGTTTTTATACGCATATACCAATCTCTGCTGTCTGGTGGCAATGCATATAATTTAGGATTTTGAATAATCTTATAGTTTAGCGAGTTAATATCTAAATCTTCTCGCTTACCATCCATGCCAATGAATTTCCATTCTTGTGGTCCAGTAACATGTTCAATATCTTTAATAATAGTTATGATATTGTTATTGAGGCCAGGTAACCGTTTTAGTTCAATGTACACATGAAATTTGCCATCATTATCGCTGGCATCACTTACTTCAACATCTGAAATACTATTACTAGGCGACCATTCTAAATACGCACCTAAATCTGTGGCTGCATCAAATGAGTCAACCTTGAATGCAACAACAACAGTATCAGCATCGTTTCCAATTTTAGGCTTGTAGCGATCAATTTCAACCAATGGGTTGACTAAATCAATCAATTCATTAATACGAAGATTTTCATTAAGTTGGTACTTCTTCACTTGGCACCTCCTCATTGTTTTCTAAACCCTGTTCTCCGTCAAGTTCCTCTTCATATGCAGATTCGATACTATCATAATCAATATCGTCTGTGTCTTTGATGTCTTCACTTACATCTAGTAACGTTTTAGGAAATCTAATGTTTACTAACCAAACTTTCTTTTTTATACTCTTTGGTATGCGTTGTCCATCAACAGTACTAATAAGATCTTCGGGGCCGCTGACCTTAGAAAATGTTTCTAAAGTGTCTTCACCCATTTTAACCTTACAGCCGTTTTTAACAAGACGCATGGCTGCATCCGGATTTGGCATTAATTTATGTGGGTACATTAATGTACATTCTACCCAATGACGTTCTACAAATGGACCGTCGACAATCTCACCTTTGATCCAATTTTCGTAGGCATATACATCCATACGATCCAGAACGCGGTCGATTTCAACTAGTGTGTCAATAACGTTAGGACTACGGTGTATTGTATCTAAGTTTTGATAAATGGTATGTTGTTTTAGCATGATAAGATATTTAGCCGATTAATGCCTTAACCGTAGCCAAGACAGTTCGATGGATTAAATACCTTTGGTTCAGCGATGAATCTTAACCCAAAAGTTGGGTTGAGTCTTATATATTGCAAAATTTATTAAAATCAGCCCAACAATATTATTATTGTAGAGGAGCAAGATGAGAAACAAGCAACGACGAGTCCCTCAGCAGGACCGGAAAGCGGCGTTCAATGGTAACGCGGTCATCGATTTAAATCATTTCAGAGACACTGACACTAACACTAAACCCTCCAAGTATAAACGAGTTGAAATTACGCCACGTAATTTGCGCCAAGAAGACTATTTGGCACACTTAGAAAATCCACAAAAAGACATGGTGTTTGCACTAGGACCCGCAGGAACTGGTAAAACACTATTGGCCACATTGTGGGCAGTGAAGCAATTAAAATCGGGCGAAATTGACAGAATTGTTGTAACTCGACCAGCAGTTAGTGTAGACGAACAGCATGGTTTTTTACCTGGTGATTTAATGAGTAAAATGGCTCCTTGGACGAGACCGGTATTTGATGTATTTCGAGAATATTGGAACAATAAACAAATTGAATCAATGATTACCGAAGGCATTATCGAAGTTGCACCATTGGCCTACATGCGCGGTCGTACATTTACTCGTAGCGTTGTTATTGCAGATGAAATGCAAAATGCAACACCTAGTCAGATGAAAATGTTACTAACACGTATTGGTGATGGCAGTAAGTTTATTATTACTGGAGATCTTGATCAGCACGATCGTGGATATGAACACAACGGTTTAAAAGACTTCATGGAAAAACTTTTAGACAGCAACAGAGCAAACAGGCTGACTGTTGTCAAGTTTGAATTGAATCACGTTGAGCGTCATCCTGCGGTAGCACAGGTACTTGGAATTTACCAAGAATAATACCAATAAAGTAGGGGAGAATCTCCCCTACTTTTAGATGTCAACGCCTTTATATCAATTATTAATGATGTTGTAAATTTCTGCCCAGTTATGTACCCTAGAAACAGCACCAGCGTACTTTTGATTATGTGGATTATCCATTAGCAATGGTTGTAGACCAAATTTAAATCCTAGTTCGGCATTCTTGGGCTTGTCTTCGATCCAAAAAAATCCACTGTCTGTATATTTAGAAAGTTGATCTCCCTTATCGCCATGCAATGGAAGAATGTATAATTCATCAACAACACCGTCGCCAAACACTTTTTCAAAGTTGGCCATACGTAGTCCGTATGTGCGAGGATCCTGTCCAGCAGTGGTGATGGTAATAATTTTCCAACCTTCTGTACTAAGACGACGAAGATATTCGACACTGTCTCTCCAGGAGCCTAGATCACCAAATGCATCACTGGCATTGAACCTAGCAATCATGTTGGTACCTTCTTCGTAGGTTACATTAAATTGCTTGCTAATGTCATATTCGTTTTCTAAACCAACAACTCTAGTAAAGCCATTGTCTTTTGCCCATTGTACAAATCCAGCTTCCCAGTCTAATATAACTCCATCAACATCAGTTAGTAGTACTTTTTCCACAATAATTTCCTTTATTTTCATTCTACCTATGTTCAAGACCCACGAGTAAGTCTCTCTAGTTCCACAAACGTGGCACTTAGATTAATTTCTGGGTCTGCGGCAAGCCCGTGATTTACCATGCCTTTGCGTATTAATAGCAATGCCTGGTCTTGTATGTCTTCATTGCTACCCCAAAGATCTAAATTACGATACATGAAACGATACATATCATCATATTCTTCTAATGTAATTTGTTTAATAATTAAATTACGTGCTTCTCGAATGCGTCCTTGTCGGAATAAATCTACCATGGCAAGTTTATAATCACTTTCTGAGTCATCAACTTTTGGTGCATCTAACTTGCCACTTGTGCTACGCATTTGTACCGTATTAATTGCCTTGCGAAGATCAGGATAGCATGCCTTAACATACATTTGCAATGTATCAGCGTCAAGGTCTACCCCTTCAGTAACTAAGATTTCTGCCAAACGACGGGTAAAGTCTGTTTCATCTAATGTTCTAAAAGATATTGACTGTAACCGACTGTGCAATGCTGGAATAATTTTATTAGGATAGTTACATGTCAGAATGAATCGCACGCCTTCATGATACTGTTCAAGCATACCACGTAAGATACCCTGTGCTGGTGGGGTAATGTAATCAGCTTCATCCAGTAGCACTACCTTAAAAGGTCCCATTGCCATTGTGCTACAGAAATTATTAATTTTGTTACGCAGGAAGTCTACGCCATTGTCGCGACTTGCGTTAATGTGCATAAACTCACCTGGGTCAATGCCTAGTTCATTGACAAGAACCTTAGCAAGTGTAGTCTTTCCTGCACCTGCTTGTCCAGCTAATAGCAAGTGAGGAATGTATTGGTCTTTGACCCAAGTTTGGACCATGTGCTTTTGATCATTGTCAATCCAAACATAATCGTCAACAGATGCTGGACGATATTTCTCAACCCATAACTCTTTCATATTAATCCTTTATCGCAAATATAGTAATACTATAACAGAATGCCGTTACTGGTGTCAAGCAGAATTACGGTTTCTTTTCTTCAATTGGAATAGTTGCGGTAGATTTTATCAGTGAGGTATGATGTTCAACCGATTGCTCTGTGGCAGGTTTGGTAAATTTTGATAATGTGACTTCCCCGGCGTGCCACCCAAAAAATGTAAAAAATCCAGCAATAAAATATCCTAAAATCATCATTACCAGCTTTCAACGTCGGTAATATCTATTTTAGTATTAGATTCTGTTTTATCAGAAAACACGGTAAATTTTACATTGACTGTGGCTCCAATTCCTGATTCGGAAGTTGAGGTAATTACGTAAAGATCAACCTCTTTGAATTGATTAGCAATTGTAGCAAGTTCTTTTATTTGCTTACGAGTTAGTGTTAGTTCAGTCATTTGACACCTGATAGTTTTGAAAGTACTACTTCTTCTTTATGATCTTGTATAAATTCGTCTTCGCCTACAAATGTTGGGCATTTGATTAATGCATCCTCAACTTGCCATAGTAATTGATACAACCGCTTTTTATATTCAAATTGCACATAGCCAGTTAAATTACCATCACATGCTCGCATAGTAAGATCATGAATATGAGTACTTGGGTCTTTATACACGATTAAAAAATGATTTAATTAGATTATAAAACTTAAAATCTTGTAACAGAGGAGTATGCATTGGACAACGTCCTTGTCTCCAGTCACATGCAGGGGAATATGTTTTCTTACAAGTATTACAGTTCATCTGGTTGGTCATCAGTGACAAGTAATACTTCTTCGTTATCCAAATGCACAAGCTTCAGTGTTTCACCGTTGTGTTCACATTCAAACTGGCGACTCCAACGTCCGTGTGCAACCAAAACATATTGTCCCGGTTGTACCCAATCGATTCCTTCACCTACCAAACGAATTTTTGCCCAGCGCGGACGTACTCCGTGATCTTTACCGTTGTCAGATTTTAAAATAATTCCACCAACAGTGACTCGTTCTTCTAATCCTAGTAATTCTGCTAAAATGCGCTTTGGCAATGGTTTAATAGTTTTCATTTTTCTTCCTGTTTGTTAATATTAATAACTTCAATGCTACCATCAGCATATTCTACTTCTGTTGCAGGCCCAGTTGGAGTATCAATGGTCTTAGTTGCCACGACTGATGAAGCAAAATCAGTTTCAACAGGATTATGTTTTACAGGACTTAGATTATCGTCTGCCTTTAAACTAACCTTTTGGCTTTCGTTGTTTTTAATGTTAGAAGTTGCTCTAGAAATAGTTTGACTAGGAATTCTAACATTGCCCCTGGCATCAATGATGTCACCACGGCCATTCATTGGTACATTACTAACGGCTCGCGTGTCTCCGTTCTGATCTGCAAACGCGGCCATATTAAATTCTTTACCGCGATGTGTTTTATACCTAGCATTTGTCATCTAATAAATTCCTCTATTCCTAGTTTATACTTAATCGGATTAATCTGGTGTAGTCCTGCCAAAAATAATAGATACGAGCTAACCGAACTACCTCGTCCTACTCCCCATACAATCTTATTATCTTTTAATAATTGAACCAAATAAATCATAAAACGCAACACCGGAATCAGTCCTCTTTCAGCAAACAGCTCTAATTCTAGTGCTACACGTTCTGCCTCTTCTAATGTTGAAATGCGTTCAGCAAAATATAGTTCTAAATCTAAAGCTTGGTAATATTCTGGCATTGCCCAATGTGCAACTGCTGTTTCTGGCGCAGGTACTTCAGAAATAGAAAACAGTGGATTAATATTAAGCTTCTTACAACCTTCAAAATAATGTGTAAGAGATTCAATTTCAACTGTTAAGGGTCCTGCTTTATCTTGATACAATAACTCAACCAAGTCTGTGTCTTTCAAAATCATATCCGTGTGTTAAACAATACTGTCTTTAAAAGGATCATCATCTTTGTTGGCATCAAAGGATTTTTTATAACCCATCTCCCACATTGCGTGTCGAATTGCTTCAATATGACCTAGCAATTGATTTACCACTTGCTGACTAGCACCAACAGAATATGCCGTATTGTACTTTTTATGAAGCTCTGCCTGTTTGGCCATAAGCTCGTCAAATGTCATTGAGTAATAGTGTGAATACATGATCAGTAAGGATTAAAACTACTGCCACATCCACATGATGTTTGGGCATTTGGGTTATCAATAACAAAACGTGAACCTGTTAAGTCGTCCTTAAAGTCAATGGTAGCACTTGATAGATATTGCATACTCATTGAGTCAATGATTACACTAACTCCGTTCTGTTCAAATGTAAAGTCGTCTTCGTTTACATCTTCGTCAAATGTGAAGCCGTATTCCATACCTGAACAGCCTCCACCTTGCACAAAAATACGTAGTGCTTTTCCTGCTAACTCTGCATCTTGATTTGCAATGTTTTTAATTTGTGAAAATGCAGAATCTGTAATGTTTACTGAACCATTCATATTATGACCTTATGATAATTTTAATTAACTCTTCTTTGCTCTTTCTGGAGTTGAAGCTAATGTCATACTTATGTGCATAAGCAATAACTTCTTTCTTCGTGAGCGTATTTAAATGTTCTTCACTGTGTCGAGGACCCACTGTAATAGTTTCACTGACTACCGCATCATTGACATCAACTTGTTTACCTAAAAACGATTTAATATTATTCATGATATCCATTTCAAATCTGAATTAGTAGTTTCTAATGATAGTTCTTCTACAAATGCTTCTTCTTTGCTTTCAAATAAGAGAAAAGGAGCGGAGTGTGCTTCATTGGTATAAAATCCCCAACCTACCCACCTTTTGCATCTTTCACTTAAATTGTCTATTAACTCAAAAGGAACACCATCTAGGGGTAATCCAATGGCCCACACTTGATCTGGTCTATCAAACTGGCATTGACTATACGACTGATCTAGCGAGGACAATTGGATATATTTCATTTAGCCTTCGTAAGTAGCAGAGTTGGCACCATGCTCAAATACTTCAACTGATTTAATTTTTACAGTTGGATTGATTGGATATCGCATGTCACCGCTTGCAAGTAATTCTGCCATCTTATCATAACACAGCTTGGCAAACATTTCACACCCTACACCAGGCACAATTCTTAAATCACACAAGGCGCCGCGCTCATATGGGACTGTGCTTTCTGGATTAGGTGAGCCCATGTTAACAATACTATTCATTTCTTTGAAGAATGCCAACATTGGATCGTCTTCGGCAACTACCAAAGTATGGTCAAACATGTAGTCTGCCCAGGCTTTGAATTCTTTAAGTCCACCAAAGTCCATGCACCAGTTTTTATCGTCTAATGTATCGCATTCAAATACAAGCTTGATGCCAATTGAATATCCATGCAAAGTTGAGCAATGCGAGTGTGATGCTCTCCACTGCCTAAAACAGCATGATAAGCCGCGATCGTTTCCGTAAGTTTTTGTTGAGTAAAATTTTGCCATTGTTATCTCCTTTAGATTTAGCAATGACGGCAGAGTTTATTAATCGGGATGACGCCTGAGACCGATACAGTATATATCATGAATTTATCTTGATGGTAACTCGTTAATGCCAAGACTAGAAAAGGCACGTTGTACTCCGACTACCTGGCTCCAGCAGTCCCATAGCGCATGATGGGCGGCAGTTCGAGGACGTTCCAGTCCCGGCACCAATGCATACAGTGTACGTGCATCACGAGCTTGCCAGTAATTCCATGCAACACCTCGCTTGAGTTCTCGGCTAAAATGTTCTAGAATATTCAAGTCAAAGCCAGTACCATTAGCCCAAATAGCGTCAACTCCACCACACCACTTATGAAAGTCACGTAAGACTTCGGCCAACGGTTGACGATCTTCTTCAGCAAATGCTTCAGCTCTTACTTCTTCGCTTTGTTTACTCCACCATTCAAGTGTAGCATCATCAATAACATGGTCAGTGCCTTCAAAGCTTTCAAAGCTTAGACGACGATAAAAGCTGTCCATCTTATTTGGACCATTTAATACACTATCATCTGCCCAGGGGTTGAAACGAACAGCACCGATAGTAAGCATTAGACTATTTGGTTTTGTTCCCAATGTTTCCAAGTCAACCATAACGTGATTGCCAGGATTATCAAAATTAAACATCTTGTTTTGCATCATTGGTAACTTCTTTCTTTGTTAACGACCAAGAGCCATCTTTGTTGTCAATCCAAGTTAATGTATCACCAGATTGCCATCCTTGCATCTCTAAGAGATCTGGTGGTAAAGGTAGAAGAAGATCGCCAGTGTCAGGATCTTCTTCTACTGTAATAGTCCATTTCATGATAGTAATCCGGCAGCAAGAGTTTTAATCTCGTCTTCCGTTAAGAAGTAATTGTACACGCTAGAAATGTATACATCACCATTTGTATCAAGTGATTCTTGCAGAAAGTCAACACTGTATAAAGTGTCCGGGTTCATGCATTTCTTTACTTTAACAGTTAGTTTAAAGGCAACTTCGTCTTTAACTACAAATTCTTTATCAGTAATCATTTTATTGTATTTCCATTAAAATCTACGTTTGAAAGTATATGAGGATTTTCTTTTGCAAAACTTTCAAGTTCGTATGTGTTAGGATAATGTCGCATAATCCAACGTGCTCGATCTCTGATCGCACCAGGAACCCTAGGGGTTACTTGTGGTATCAATAAATCCTCAATTAGTTTTAAGCCTTCTACCATTGCACGGTAGCGTTCATCTGGCATTGTCATTTAATGACCCCTCGTTTTCTTAAGTATAATAGTATTTGTCTTTAAATGCAATACCATATTTGACCTTTTATGTCCATAAACTATCTCTTGCTTTAATTAAGCGGATCATCATGGCTTCGTCTTCTTTTTCATAAGCGGCTTCAATCTTTTGTAGCAGTTTGTGAGCCTTATCTTGTGCTTTTTTAAGTGCAGGATCTGTGGGAGTACTAAAACTCAGCTTGCCACCATTGGCAATACGACTTGCTTCGCATGCCTCAGTCCATCCACTGGCATCATAAGGATCGGGACGATTAGGATAAACAGTGGTCCACCATGTGTACAGTTCTTTGATTTCTTTTGCACGGATGGCTTGACCAGTAGGCTTACCATGATTAGGATCAGTTTCTTCCACTCCCCAGTCTGTTCCCATTGTTAAGGTCATTGCCCAGTCAAGATGATCAAGACCTGCTTGGGGACAACGCCATGTGCGCCAGCGGAACCAACCACTTGCCCAAAATGGAGCATTGTACTTTGCTCGGTCTTCTTTACTGCCCCACGCAATATGGCTCCATGCTTGTTCTACTTCAACAAAATCAACCAGCTCATTGAATAAGCAAGGCAAAAAGCGGTTCCCCACGTCGCACCATTGACCCGGTTTAATATCCCGGGCATGAGCGGTAAGACCATGAGTACGAGTAACCCAACGGTTGTTAATGTAGTATTTGATATCATATATTTTCCTTACAGGCCATGTTACGAAATCTTGGATGTAACCTAGACCTTCTTCGGCTAACCAGTATCGAAAGTTGTGTTTCATTTGTGCCTGGGTTGTCCAGTCATCCCATTCTTCACTTGTGCCGGCACTGAGCTTTTTAGTGCCACGAAGCCAGTCTGCAAAAGGACTGCAACTCCAATATCTTGAATGATGTGCCATTTTATTTTCTGTCGCCAAACAGTTGTAGTAAGTTTAAGAACAAGTTGATAAAGTTCATGTACAGTGAAAGTGCTCCAAAGATTTCTTCCCTACCAGTTTCTGTATCATGTGAAACAATTTCACGAATACTTTGCGTATCGTATGCAGTTAGTCCCATGAAGATAATGATAGCTAATGCACTAATGACCATTTGCATTACTGTGCTACCAATAAAAATATTAATGATGCTGGCAATCACAATAGCAATAAGTCCAACAAACATCATTTGACCAAGTGAGCTTAAATCTTTCTTGGTAAAGTATCCGTAAGCACTCATGGTACCAAATAACACTGCCGCACCCATAAAGGCTGTAAAGATACTGCCCATTGTGAATACTGCAAAGATTGTAGCAAAACTCAAGCCCATTAATGCGGCAAAGCCATGCAAGAATACTTGTAATCCACCTTTGCCCAAGTTATCAGAAGCAAATGTAAGACCAAGCATTGCCACCAATGGTGCAAACATTACAATCCATTTCATTACACCAGTAAAAAAGAACTCTAGTAGTTCTGGTGTAGTACCTACCAAGTAACTGACAATCATGCTGGTAACAACTGCCAGGCTCATGTGTCCATATACACGGCCCATAGCTTCATTGATACCACTGGCTGAACGATAAGTTGTTGCGTACATTTCAATCCCCTTTTAATCAATTTGGTTAACAATCACACCGGCTTGCTTTAAAAAGTCAACACCAAGACTGTTACGATAGTTATCACGATAAAATACTTGTCTAATACCACTTTGGTATATCAGCTTGGCACATTCGATGCAAGGTGAGTGTGTTACAAATAACACTGCATCTTCAGCACTTTCCGGACTGCGAGCCACCTTGGCAATTGCATTGGCTTCTGCATGAAGAACCTCTGGTTTGGTTTTTAACCCATATCGTACATTACGGCCTGCACCTTCGTGCCATCCTTCGTAAGGATAATTTTCGTTAAACTCTTCAGGGTCAATCCAACCACCTGCACCAGTATCGTATACTCGATCCTCACAGGTATTATCCCAACCGCTTGGCATACCATTATAACCAATGCTGATAATGCGATCGTCTTTGACAATGATACTACCAACTTGCAATCGAACTGCTGTAGAAAGACTTGCATAGTTCTCAGCAGTCTTCATATGTGCTTTGATGATTTTTGGTTTCATGATAGTATTATAGTTGATTGCCTAGCATAAGTCAATTACATGATTGATTAAACAATTACTGATTTTTCCTTTTTTAATTTATAAAGGCTTGTACCCTTTTCCCTTACTAGATCGGCCACTGCCTGTGGCGTTTCTTCCCAAAGTTTTTTCATTTCTTCATATGCATAGTCTTCTGCGGTATCATATGCCCATACTTCCGGAAAGCGTTGGTGGTTGGCCTTTGCTCGCAGTATCATCATATTGACATGCTTATTACCCTTCTTGGCTGGATTCTTGCCCGACAGCACAGCAATCATGTCATCGCTTTTAAGGTCGTCCCAAGGTATAAGTGTATCAACTCCCAACGTATCAAATAATACAATCCATTGTTTGGCCATCAATAATCTCCAGAGTCGGTGCCTTTGAGAATACGTACAGCACGTTCAAGGCCTTCTAGGTTTGGCTCAACATTTCTTAGTAATGTGTTACCAGTTCTTTCATTATAAATTGCTAGAGACTTGCCAGACGTATTCTCTAATCCGTCAACCAAAATCAACTGCATGTCGCCGTGACTGACAAGGGTTTGAAATTTGTAATCTTTCATTTTACAATCTCCGTACTGTTGGATTCAACAATGATTCCCTTTGAACCTGGAAATCTTTTACCAAAATTATCGTTAAGTTCTTTGATGTCTTTGCCCTGACATACAAATTCTTCAGTGACTGCATTATAAGCAATTTGTGAACCATTATGGGGTTCAATCCGTAGAAAAATAAACTTGTTCAGCATTTTTTCGAGTAGAGCCTGATATTCCATTGCATTTGCTTGCAAACGAATGTACCAAGCTATTAAAACAAAGAATACAAGCACCACGACAAGAATAAATTCTATGGACAAGATTATGCAACCTTTACACTAATGACGTTTTCAACACGAAAGCTACGCCATGCTTGCTTATCAGTACACCATACACTCATTACTTCGGGTTTGAACAATTTTGTCTTATGGTGTTCAGTCACAGCAGGTGGCGGCATTAGACTAGTATCAAGTGTGCATGGCATTTCTCGTTTTGTACCATCTACTTTGGTAAACTCAATGATACAGGTTTTATTTTTAATTTCATTTAGAATAATAGCACGACGTTGTGTGATATCTTCTGTTGTAAATGTAATCATTATTTGTGCTCCTTTAAAAGATTACGTAGCATTTCATATTCGTTTCTAGCTTCATCTAGATTTGGATACTTCTTACATAAGTCATCAAGTTCCGCTTCCTCAGCCTTCTTTTTGTTAATCCAGTTTTTCATTTCTTGTAATTCGACATTAAACGAAATATTAACAGTAGCACCATGAAGATCCTCCGAACGTTCTCCGTTTACAACCTTAAACTTTTGTTGATTGCCGTCCCAAAAAACTACTCCACTACCATACGGTCCAGGTGCTCCGGTTTGTGAAACTATTAAATCAGCTGATGAAATATATTTTATCATTTTACTATACAATTCCGAAAAAGTCAAAGTGATTTTGTAAGGTCCAATCAGACATATCTGTAATTGGTTGTCCGTTATATGTGGTAAATTTAGAGTTCAATACAGCATACCGACGGAAGAAAAACCAATTGTCTGCATTGGTCGATACCAACCCATTTTCGGTCAGAGTTTTATCGCTGGTTCTTTTTACCAAACAAGTAGGGGTATTTAGAGCCTGCTTAATTGTAATACGTCCTTCAATCAACAGATCTCTAACCGAGCTGGCAGGGATTACATGTTCAAATGTACTGTCAGCTTCAACTACGCCTACTTCTCTGTAGTGGCTACCAATATTGCCTTGAATGGCATACTTGTGGTAACGTCTAACATGATGATCGATGCTATCTCTAATCAGCCGCGCCCGCATGTCGTCACTGAATACAGTATTACGATACATGTCAACCAAGCGATCAAGTTCGCTGGTAGTAAATTCTTCACACTGACTATATGCATCTGCGTTACGTTGTACTCGTTTATAGACTTTTTCGTTAAACGAATCTATTGTTTCTTTAAGCGAGCTCATTAATACAAATCCTTTACAGCAGGAATAAATGAGGTCGAGTTCTGCATCGGTGGCATACGTCCGCCCCAAGTTTTGTCAAGCTGATGCCAAAGGAATGTGCCACCAGTGTTCCAATTCTTGGCCATGCTAACTCGGGTAGGTCGATGACTCTTTGGCACCTTTGCATAATAGCTGGTGTGCCAATTTTGGTATGCTGTACGTACTTGTTCCCAGAATGGACTAGACTGATGAAAGTCTGCATCAAACAACTTGTGCAAATGATTGCCCAGATCAATGACTTCTTCGTCGGTATAATCAATTCCGTTCTTACGTGCAAGGTCAAACCAGGCACATAGAATCTCAATTTCTTGACTATCAACAGGACGCGGAGCAGGGTAGGTTGTAGTGTATAAGCAAAACTTGGCAATGACATCTGAAGTATAGCCATCAATTTCTTGCATACGACTGATAGCACCCGGTTCATGTGTGTTACCAAATTTTTCTGCTGTCACAAACAGATCAGCTGATGCAAGGTACTGTTGTTTAAGTTCTGCATCAACCCACGTTGGGTCAGTACTACCATCCATACGTACACCTTGCACCATTTGCATAAACAGATCAATTGTTTCCAGTAGTTTCTTTCCGCTTTTACTGTTGCCTTCAACAAAGTTTTTACGAACATCAGCTTTGTTCTTGACCTTGTAAATTACACTGGGCACTTGCACAGTAGCAGGATCCTGTTTGTAAATCATCACAGCAATGATCCAATACACAATTGCAGTGTGTTGAGCATCCCAGCTGGCAAAAATTGTGCCTGGGCGATGAATACTTGCCAAGTCGCCACCTTCGGTAACTTGATACAATTTGATTGGGTCTGCTTGAACTGCACGAAAGTTCTTTAGGATGGTTGCCACCCAAACTAAATCTAGCAGGCGTTGGATTGTGATATCAATAAAGATATCTGCCATTGGCGTCTTACACGCTTCGGCCAGTTCAAGGTCTTCAAAGCGGGTAATGTGTGGATGATTCTTTTGAAACTCTTTGATTGAGTTTGCAATTGTAGCTCGGATGCCCTTTTGTTTAATAACAGGGAGGTTTGATATAGTATCGTTGAACCGTTGACCCAGATCTAGAAACTTAGATCCTGTATGATTATAACGTGCGTTTTGTGTTGCCGCATATGACATATATTTCCTTAAATTTTTATTGCTAATAGTTTCAGGTCTATTAGCAATTTAGTTACATTGTAAAACTTTTTGACTTAGGCGTCAACCTCACCAAGAATGACTGTTTACTTTAAAGGGCGCCCAAATAAGGACTATAAACTTCTTCTTGCTCAGGAGCAAACCAAGACTTTATTGCTTGTTCAAGTGGCTCAAAGTTGTAAGAAACAGCCTTGGGACGAATTACCTGACGGCTGTCGTGTTCAATGTTTTTTTCGCGATTGGTTTTCATAATAGTCTTTCTTAAAGTGATTTGATATGATTGATAACGGTGATTGCTTCTTTATAATCAGAATCTTCAAGCATCTGATTTTCATTTAGTTCTGTTATCATTTTTCTTGCAAGTACTTGCAACTCAAAATTTGACAGTGGATAAGCCTGTGTCCAACGAATTTTATATCCGTTGAGGTGATCTTTATTTTCCATGAATTAAGCCATTTCGCTCAACTGGTCATTGACGCCCATGTTCTTAAAAGCATCAAGTACAAATGTAACTGGTACATTCAATTGCTTGGCGATTTCATTGGCACTAAGACCTTCAATAAAAAGTTCCTGGATGTCGTAATCCAATTCTGCCATTTTACTCATTTTGTTTCCGTTTCAAGTTGTTGAATTTGAGCTTCTAAAAGATTAGCATGAGCATTGCATAGCCCTGCTATCACTTTCATGATGCGTTGACGAGTTTGCAAATCAGTAGTCTGATATTGCGTTAGTCCATTGTTAATCATCTTAACCAGTTCATTTATGTTAGCATGACAACCGGTAGTACAATCATTGAGTTTGTCATTGGCTGCCTGCTGTTTGCTACGGTATCCACTCATACTGTTTCCTTTAATGCGGCCAATGCTTCTTTCAATGAAACCAACTTGTTGCCTTTGTATGGCGAGCCAACAAACCATTCGCCGTCACGCATGATATAATAGTATTCGGCATCACACGCATCTACGCGATCAAGAAAGTCTGCAAAGGAATGATCTACCTTAAATTCTACATTTTTCTCACCGCGGTCACGACCGTAGAAGGTAGTCATCTTGCCGTACTTTTCGGCATACTCGCTAGTAGAGATACTTGGAGTAATATCAAATTGGCTGAATGGATGCTCTTCGCCGATCTGTTCTTTGAGACTAGAGATATCACCAAGTGCAACCAAATGATTGGCCTTAGAAGAATCATAGTGCTCTTGCAGGATCTTGCCATTATGCTCGAGATAACCGTCCCAATGACAATAAACACTTTTACAAACTGTACCATGCATAACTGCGATGCGACTACGAGTACCCATTTTAAACTCCTGTTTTGTTTGCGTATGTATGTATTATAGCACCGAACCAATAACTCGTCAACCTGACGGGTTATTAAGTGTTGTTTTTATGCCACAACTTCTAGCATGTTGGCAGGGACATTAAACAACCCGAGACCAGTACGAACAAGAACAAACTTGGTTTTAATCTTGTCAACTGTGCCGGTGTACGTGGTACCGTTGCGGTTGCTAGTAAACTTAACGGTACATCCATTTCGTAGTTGGCGTTTGGTTGACTTTGCGAGTTGAGTGCGAGCAACTTGTACCGCTGAAAGTATGCTACTCAATTGCTCGTTTGTAAAAGTTTGCGTCATGATTGCGTAATTGATGTCTTGGATAGATAGACTCATTTTGGTTCTCCTTAAACTAAATCAACTTGAATTTGTTTGCCACGAATCGTAGTACCAAGTCCAGTGGGCATTGGCCTGCGAAGTGCTTTAGCAAGACCTCGATCAACTGCTAGCAGGTTCATAGCATCATAGCAAAGGCTACGAGCGTTGACTGTAGCAAACTGCTCGCTCATTTGCTTGATTGTAAGGTACATACCAATGTCATTTTCACTGCCATCGCCCTTGAAAATGACACGGAATTTTTGGCTGTTTTTGAAGCCGTCAACGATAGTTGGTGTACGCATTTCAAAGTCCTTTTTGTTTCGCTATGTATGTATTATAAAGCAAAGCAGGTCCAGAGTCAACCGTTTTTTGGCAAATTCTCAGATATTTTTGGTGATTTTTGTTGTTTTTTAACAACAATCTCCAAATTTATGCAGTTTTACTGACTTTAATGTCTTGGATCTTGAGAATTTGATGTTTTACAGTAGTCTTGACTGTCTTTTTATTAAATTCGCCGTTAATGTAGTATTTTACCAGCTTGCTTTTAATATGGTATACTACATCAAAACTTCCATCATCAATGGCCCATTGATAGGGACAATTCTTCCAACTGTTGGTACGTTCAAACTCGTAAAAATATTTACGGTGATCACTGTTTGATGGATCAAACACTCGGACGGGTCTAAGTAAAGCATTAATAGTCATCATAAGAATTTTCCTTCTTTAATTGTAATTACTGTAATCGGGGTAATTAAAAAATTGCTCTATAAAATTGCTAATGTTTCCATACACTATGGCTTCCAGGTGTGCTTGTTGTTCTTCACTAAGTGATACATTATTATCAATTTCTTCGTGTAAAGTCAACAACCATGAATTAATTAAATCCATGTGTACCTGTTCAAATGCAATTTTATTCTTGCTCATAAGGCTATTATAGCGTATACTAGTGAACTTGTCAACGATAAGTAATATACAATAATATTGTGATCCTATGTTATCAAATTCTGAATATCCTGCCCTTTTATTAAATGCCGATTGGCAGCCGGTCCATATGCATCCATTGAGCACAATTACATGGCAAGATGCAGTCAAAGCAGTTTATATGGACCGAGTAACTGTAGTCGAAGAATATGATATTGAGGTACATAGTGCCACAAGAGCCTGGCGCTTGCCATCTGTTGTGGCTCTTAAAGAATATGTTCGACGAGACCAAACTCCTACATTTAGTCGTTACAATGTTTACCTGCGTGATGAATTTAATTGCCAATACTGCGGCAAAAGATTTGAAACACGATTATTGACATTTGACCACGTTATTCCACGTGCTCATGGTGGCCGTAGCTCATGGCAAAATGTGGTGGCGGCATGCAGTCCTTGTAATCACAAGAAAGGTTCATTGCTTCCCAAAGAAGCAAATATGTTTCCTATTAATACTCCTTGTGAGCCTACAATGTGGGACTTATACGGTAAGGGTAGAAAACTTCCCAGCAAGTTTACTAACCTGCACGACACTTGGAGAGACTACTTGTATTGGGATAGTGAACTAGAAGCTTAAGAAGTAAGTTTCTTGATCATTAGTTCTTCGGCATTTTGTCGAGATGACTCTGCCTTTGCTTCTATTAATAAAGGCAGAGTCGCTTTTATTACTGCCAAGACATATCTTTCGCCGTCTGATTTTAACTCAGAAAACATAGGACTGTTGATGTTTATATAGGTCAGATTGGGGTCATTTAATAATTCATTCAACGACCCCATAATAATCTTAGTTACTATTGCAGTCTTATCTACGGACATGTTACCTGACTAACCATTCGCTTAATGATACACCATTAAGCATTTCTGATACTGCATTGAGTCGTATCCAACGTGGATTGGTTGCACAGTTATCTCGCATGACCACACGACCCAATAGTACAACCATGCCCCATTCATTTCTTTCCCACCGCGGCAAATACGGATCAATATGTTTGCCAGGATTTTTATATTCCTCGCTTAGTATCTCTCTCATCAATGGATGACCATTGGTTGGATGAATATTATGATATACTGCGTCAGGTGCTGGAACAATACCTTCAGGAATACGGTCCGCTTCGTACCAGTGTCGGAAGCCCTTGTCAATCCATTCAACCATTACTTGCTTTTCCCAAAGTAATCTATTCATTGGATCGCGAAGATGTTTACCATGCCATTCTCCTGGAGAACCATTGGTGATAATTGCTGTAGAAGTATTGTCTCCGGCAACTACACCAATTATATCTTCATCTTGGTTAACAAGATGTGGCGAGTTACCTTGTATATAAATTTTTCCTCGATAAAGGACTACTGGCAATCCTGCTCGGTCTTCATTACTGGGGTTTCCATCACCCCATTCAAACATTTCTGCATAACCTGATGGTGCGCTCATTTTTCTATTAGTTCCACATTTAATTCAGCCAAAACTTTTCTATAAAGTTGTTCACCGGCAGCAACTGAGCGTTGCCAATGATCTGGTGCATCCTTATCGGCTGCGTCACTGATGTATTTCCAGACTTCACATTCTACGTTGAGTATTTTACAAGCTTTGGCCACGCTATATGCTTCCATTTCAACAATGTCGCAGTTAACTCTGAGTTTGCCAGGCTCTGTTACAAACAAGTCTCCACTGGCACAAGTTTTGCCTTCTCCTGCAAATGTAATTGTAGAAAGACTATCTTTAAGATGCTGACCTGGTGCCAATCCCATTGCCATTAAATTCACATCATGTTGCACAATTTTGTTGATTCTGTGAATGCCAGCAGTGACACGAATGCCACCAGCAGTTCCTAGATTAATAACACGTCGTGGATTATAGTAACTGATTAGTCTTGCTGTGCCAATGGCAGCATTGACTTTACCCACACTAATTTCAAAAACATTTTTATAGTTTTCAAATAGACCAGGTGCTTCGTCGCGCAATGCAAATAAAATTAGATCATTCATTTATCATCCCTATGATATTAACGCCAAGGTCTCTTAGCTTTTGTTCACCGCCCAATGGTACAATGTTAACAAGAACAGCAACTGTCATTGATGCATACTCAATGCCAAGGTTGTTGTGTAATAATTTGCAAATCGCTTCAGCGGTGCCACCTGTTGCTAGAACATCATCTACAATCATTACTGGTCTGTTACCAGCAGGCACAGATGACATTAACTCCAACGTGTCAGTGCCGTACTCGAGTTCATAAGTTTGCTTCCATGTATCGCCAGGCAACTTCCCAGGCTTACGTACAGTGTGCATGGGAATCATTAAACGATTTGCAAGAACCGAGCCCCATATGAATCCACGGGCATCAGCCGCGAATACATCATTGATTTTTTTAATACCAGCATGGAAAGAAAACCACCTGACGCTGTTATTAAAGCCCACAGGGTTAGCACATAACTCTACAGTATTGAGATAGTTGATGCCTGGTTTTGGCCAGTCTGGGTAAACTGGAATGCTTGCACGAACAGCTTCGGCAAGTAACGGGTTGAAGAGTGTATTGTCCATACACTTAATTATCTTGACTAACAATGCAATGTTAATCAAAATATATAACTGAAAAATTATAACTTGATTTTTACACGAGTCAACCGAGTTTCTTGATTTGTTTGAAAATCATGACCATGTGATTTAACTACTCCAACTATAGGAAACTCTTCAGGAGTATCTGGCCACATATCAACTGTCATTGAACTGGTCCAAAAATATAAATTTGTACCATCTGTTGCACGAACCACTGAACCAGGAAAGGCCTTGCCAGCAAATTTAGCAATTAGCCTTACTGTTAATTCTAGCTTTTCACCAATGGTCCCTTGATGTATGCTACTGTAAGACAATTTAGCAAGTTGTTCGGCTCGTTCCTCTTTGACTATTTCCCTGCGATAGCGTACAGCCATACATGCCAAGTATGCCATGTCTGTGCGTGAATGAATTTCAGTTTTGGTAATTGTATTAATAATTTTCTGGTCGAACTCGCTCAATTTACCACTAATTGCATCCATGGCAATGTACTGGAAATGATTACTCATTAGCTCGCCAAATTTGTAATCTTCAGCTGTTACATTGACCATGTCCAGTTTAAGTTGGTCAGCAATGACTTCTCTGTTTGGACGTAAAGTAACATTGCCAGTCTCTTGATCAAACTCTGCAAATTTTACATATTGACCTTTATTGATACGGTCTGCCATTGACACCAACGCCCATGCATCAGCAATAGGTATCAAATTAGATAGACGCTGTTTAATTTTTGCCTTTTCCATATTAGCGACTTAAAATATCAATGACACGTTGTTGTAAAATGTCTATTTCTTCTTGGCCAACATAAAAATCAGTGGTAGGATCATAATATTGATTTTCCTTGGTATCGTAGTACAACACGCGATCAACAAACCAGAAAGGGCCTTGTAGTCCCTTTCTGGGTTTCCACTTGTCCAGTACATTGTACGACATTAGCAAGCCTTGTAAAATAGATCCACTGATTCCGAATAGTAGCCGTTGCTTTCACCTAACCAACGAACGTCCACGTAGCCCCGGCGGGTTGCAAACTTGTAGAAGGTGTAGCTGTAGCTGTCGGCGTACTCTGGCTCTGGACCAATGTATCCGCTCACTTCCACAGCCATCAACATGGGCTCACCTACCAGGTCCTGTAGGTCACCTACTATATCTTCAATGTTTACTGATTCACAGCAGTCCTGGTAGTGGGCAAATACGAAACGTTCGCCCTCTGCGGTTACGAAAGTCATCTCGCTATCGCCAACTGAACCAGTTACTTGGACAAAGATCTTGCCCTTCATCAGCTCTAGTCCTTTTGCAGTATCGATCATGTTATCGTAGTTCAACTGGTTCACCTTATTTTGTTCCGTTATGATGCTATTATGCATTAAGTAGACCAAAATGTCAACCAGATTTTAGTTGTATTTTTACAACAAAATTACCCAGAAATCCCCAGTTTAACACCGTGTTGTTTCATTGTGTCTTTCCAGATGAAAAACGTAGTTTGACCGTGAGTCATTACTTCGTGTGTTTCCCATTCCCATTGATGGACCATTTCATGAGCAACAACATTGATAAATTTTTGAAAATTGGGCCAGTGTTTTTGTAGCCGAATGTATTTGGTATACGGCTCACCCCATCTACTCTTTCGGGCAAATCCTTCACATTCTCCCCAAAAATTTTTAGTTTTGTAATCACGTACAATTAATTTTGGTCTTGGAAGAGTGTTTCCAAAAATGCTTCTGTTTAGTGCGTCGTATACAATTTCAGCACTTTCCTGCGATGCTATATACGGAACATTTTTACCTAAGATATCAGCCTGACTCACCAGAGTCTGTAATCGTGGCTGACGTGTTTGTTTTAATTGAAGCCGAGTTGACATAAATCCCCTGCTAAAGCCATAGTAGCTAGAAGTATTTATTGTATGTCAATGTTTATAAAGTACTGCTGAAGTGTATGATAAACTGCTAACTTAATTGTTCTCTTAGCATGACTTCACCAATTTCAAACCAATTATTAAAACGACGGACTCTTAAATCAGAAAAATCATGATTCCATGGCTGGCTTATTAAGTAAGTTGCATGACCAGCATCTGCACTTGCTATTGCAGTGGCGGTTGTAGCAGTTACACATATAGAAGGATCATGTTCCTTCAGCATTGGATAAAGTGTTACTTCTCTGTTGACAACATAGACATCATTGAACACGCCCGGAAATACTAATTCTAAATTTGCACGTCTAAGAATTGCACGATTCATATCGTTGCTGGCGCGACTATAACCTACAATATGCCATCCTTGCTTTTTTAAAGTTGGCAAGACTTTCTCAGCTGACATGCAAGGATATAATGCACCCCATTGCCAAGATTGTTCACAAAATTCTTTATTCCAAAGACTTGCATGTTCGTTACTTACGCCTAGCCAAGACCCGAAATTTTCTCTACTAGATATTTTTTCTTGTGAGACATTATTTAAACGTCCCAGTAGTCCAAGCCATTTTACAAAAGCTGTCAACGTGTCGAGGCACGTATCATCGACGTCGATGATTAGCTTTAAGGGGACCTCATCATCCTGCAAGTTCAACGCTGACTCCCAAAGGATGGCCATTGGTGCGAGCAATTTGTGTAGATTCTAGTGCCTTTTGTTCTGCTACTTCAAACGTGTAGATACCTGCTGTACCTTTACCTTTTTCATGAACTTCTAACATAACTGCAACTGCGGCTTCGTGACCATGATGAAAGATTACTTTTAATAATTCAATTACAAATTCCATTGGCGTTTGATTGTCATTTAAAATAACAACACGAAATCGTTCTGGTTCTTTTACACCAGTAATATTTTCAGTTTTCTTAAGTGTGTCGGTTGCAGTACTCATTTTATTCCTAATTTAACTTGACTAACAATACTTATCAAGGGTAACCTGTTATAGCTACCCTTGACAATAATCAATTATTCCTTGATTAATGGGATTTTTTTTGGTTTATGTTGTTCAGGAACTAGTTTTTCTAGATCAATTACCAACATTCCATCTTTTAGACTTGCTGACTTTACTTCAACGTGATCTGCTAACACAAATTCCTGACGGAAATTGCGCTTTGCTATACCACGATAAACATAATTGCGTTCTACATCATCTTCTGACTTGCGTCCTTCAACCAGTAGCACATTTTGTTGTTGTGTAATATCAACTTCACTTTCGCTGAATCCTGCAACTGCCATAGTAATACAGGTGCCAAACTCTCCGACTTTTTCTACATTTACAGGCGGATATCCTGCTTTGCCACCTGGTTGATTTGTGGCCATCAGACGTTCCAGGTCTTCGAACATACGATCGAAGCCGATACCAAAGTGATGTTGTGGGAATCTTAGATTTGTCATAATAATCTCCTAATAATTAAGCGAGTTTAAATTTAACAACCCCTTCATGGGCATTGTTTTTGCACTTTACTAACCCTCTTGGCATTAGTATCGTACAATTATATTTATCATTGACCAAGGTGTCAATAATCAATAAAGCCGTTTTCTTCCACCTTCTTTTGGAGGTCTACGTCCTTCTAATTCATCACGTTCGACCTGCTTGAGCCATCTGCGTCTTGCTGAGTTTGCTTTTTTTGTGCGCTCAATGTTGGGTTTAACATATTCCATTCTTTCGCGTACTTCTTCTAGTAGACCGCTGTCTTGTATCTTGTTTTTAAATTTACGTAATGCTTTTTCTACATTGCCGTCTCTGACTTCTACCTTTGACCCTTTTATTAAAGGTTGACTGTCCCTTTGATCTCTACTCATGATAATATTATGCTGATGATTCTATATTTTTAAATATTTTAACTGGCAGGTGGTCTTCCACTGCCTTTTCGTTAATTATAACTTTACTTAATCCTTCTCGGGACAATTCTGGTAGATTAAATTGTGTATCCAATAGAATTTGTTCAATAATATTACGCAATCCACGTGCTCCAGTTTTTTTAGTTATACTTAGATTTGCAATTGCCAGTCTGGCGTCGGGTGTAAATTCTAAATCAACCCCGTCCATTTTAAAAACTTCTTTGTATTCGTTTTCAATGCTGTCATCAGGATCTCTCATAACACGCACCAGGTCTTTGCTACTCAATGATTCTAATGCAGTAATAACAGGAATCCGTCCCATAAACTCTGGTATCATTCCAAACTTGACAAAGTCTTCGGGTTCTACTTCGTTTAACCAATAATCAACATTTACTTTAGAGGCAGTAACATCCGCGGCAAACCCAATCTTGGTGCCACCTTTGATTCTCTTTTTTACTTCTTCATCCAGACCAACAAATGCACCACCTAAAATGAATAGTATGTTCTTTGTGTTAATGACATTTGAATCTTGGCCTGGATGCTTACGGCCGCCGCCGACTGGAACCCTGCATTCAGTTCCTTCAATTAATTTTAGTAATGCTTGCTGAACACCTTCACCAGACACATCTCTGGTAATACTTGCACTTTCACTTTTGCGACCTTTTTTGTCAATTTCATCAATATAAACAATACCTGTCTCGGCACGTTTAATGTCGCCGCCGGCGTTTTGTAATAGTCGATGAATAACACTTTCAACGTCTTCGCCTACATATCCGCTTTCGGTCAATGTAGTTGCATCAGCTACTGCAAATGGTACGTTGAGTTTTTCAGATAATTTTTGTGCCAATAATGTTTTACCGCTACCAGTTGGACCAATCAGTAAAACATTACTTTTCTTAATAAGATTAGTTGAAGCACTATTATGTAATCTTTTATAATGATTACGTACTGCAACACTTAACGCTCTTTTTGCAACATCTTGGCCAATCACAAATCGGTCAAGGTAAGATTTAATTTCGCTTGGAGTGGTTGTATTATCAAATGATGATTTTTGTTCTTTACTGTCAGACAATGCTTCTAAACATAAATTTATACATTCATTGCAAATATAAGCCTTGTCACCTGCAATTAGAGCCTGAACACTATCTCTATGTTTGTTACAAAAACTGCAATTTAAGTTAGAGGATTTATCAGCCAAACAGAGCCTCCAGTAGTGTTGGTAAATCATCAACGTCTGAGAAGTGCAAAATTTCAGATGCTTTTAACAATGCAATAAACTCATCATTGCCTGGCTTTACATAAAATATAATTGGATGCTCTAATTTTGCAATGGCTAATGCTACTCGTACTTCATGCTCTGTGCAACTTGCTACATCACACAGCACCATGTTGCAATTATCAACAATATGCCAGTACCATACCCATGCTTTTGGATCTTTGACTCCTGAATCATTGGCATAGAATGTAATTTGATCTTGTATGCCACTTTCAATGATTTCAACAATCTTATCTTGCCAAGACTTATCATTGCTTATTAAGCAAATTGCAACACCACCAGTGGGCATATATAGTGTGGGTGGACTTACCACATAGACATTAGAATCGCTCAAAGTAAACCTTTAATTTTTAGTTGTCATTCTTAGGAAATACAGCTTGAAACCAACCTCGATTACGATGTTGTTTTGCAAGTTCTTCAGCACTTGCTTTATATATTTTATCAATATTGCTAGGTGCTTGTTGCTCAGATTGATCTGGCGCAGTCCATGCTTCTCCGGGTGTTCCAGGAGGGGCAAATTCTACAGGTGTAGATGCAACAAGTGGCACATTATCTGCAGGATTGCTGTTGGTGACTACCAGTGGGATTGGTGTTGTAGTAGCTGTTTCAACAGTTGATTTTTGCTCAACTATTTCTTCCTGGCGTACCTCTGCTTTGGCAACTTTTATAGCATCTGCTAACTCATCAATGTCTTCGTCGTTGGCAGGATATACTGGAACAACGGTGACCACATCAGGTATGCTTTCGCTATGTATTTCTTCTGGCAATGTATCAGGGGAGTCTACTAACTTATCTGCCGCGGCTTCTTCATCTAATTTACGTGCAACTTCTTTACCACGTTTAAAAAACTCTTCAATGTCGTCAGTGGTTGATTCTTCTTCTTCCTCTCTGAACCATTGAAAGCTGTACTGACTGGCAAGTAATAGTACAACTGCCAGCGGATCAAATACAATAACAATAATAACAATGACCCATGTTACTGCTTTATCTAAAATATTAGCATTTGGATTATCACCATAGATAAAGTTAGCAATATATTTGATGGGTCCTACTTCGGCTTCTACTTTACGTACTTCTGCGGCAATAGGGGCACGTTCTTCATTTAGTTTGCTAATTGCTTTCTGGTCGGCCACTATTTCAGACTGTAGTCTTGCTCGTTCTTTTGCCTGTGCCTTGCGAATAGCAACTGCTTTGTCAGCCCCTGTTTCCGACGTACTACGACCCATAACTTGGTCAACTGCTTCATCCATTTGTTTAAGAGCCTTGCGATTGGCATCTATATTTTCTTTTGCTGTTTTAATCTTTTCATCATACACACTAATCTTTGCCTGTACATCGCCTGACACCAGGCTTTGATCACTGTGTGCTTTACTTAGGAATCCAAAGATACCCATACTTGTAATCAACATTAAAACTGCAATTGCAATCAGCAGATATGATTTAATTAAAAATGGTGCTCTTTTCCAATTTGTTTTAATCCAAACAGTGGCAACCAACTTGCTAATACCAAGTGCAACACCCATAATAATAATAGGAATAACTGCCGCGGCAAAGATTGCCATCAACCCCATGATGGAGTAGTATTCAGCAACTGCTGAAATGCATAACCCACTTAACAATGTTAGATAGGCAATGATCCTATCAGTCGCTGATGCTTTCATTCTTCATCCTCCTCCTCAGGGGCTTGGAAGTTAGTGGCCAAGCCTTGTTCAACTAATACTTCATTTATATTTAATGTTGGGTCGCCAGATTCGTTAGCAATATATGCCCAACCTAGAACTCTACCAAGTTTTGCTCTTTTAGTAATGATAGGCTCAACAATAAGCCCGTCTTTACATAACTCTGTAAGTACAATACGTACTTCAGCATCTTTGCCAGAGCTTGCTACACCAAACAATCTAATTTTTTGTCTGCTGTAAACATTAAAACCAAGGTCTAGTTCTACGTCAAGTGTATCTGCACCGCGTACTTCTAACAACTTAGCTGGATATAATCTTCTCATTATTGTTCTCTCGGTTTGATTCTATAAAATACATGATTGCCAATTTGACTCACAGAATCTTTGACTCTTTTGAAACTTGACCTCCATGCAATATATGTAGCATGAAAGTGAGTGGCACCGTTAGTCGGATCCTCTAATGCATCTGGGTCGTCAACTACTAAAGAAGCAATACCCGCGGCTTGGTACCAAAGATATCCATGAGGAGGCACTTTTGTACGATCGCATACCCATGCAAATTGGCATCCTGCTGGATTTCTTTGCTTTACTACACCACATAGGGTACTGGCATACCCTTCATTGAAGCGATTCATTGTTACCTTTGCAACTGCTAGTTGCCCGGTAATGCTTTCGCCTCTACTTTCATAATAGATGTTTTCTGCCACACATCTAATTTGATTATCTGCTACAACCTTATTAAGGCCGCCAGCATCATCAATTTTGGATTGAATTAACCTGGCAATTTTTTTGTCCCAGGTTTCATGTTTATGTCCACGATAGCGATCTGCTACCCAGTCTGAATATGACGAATACGTTGGATCGCCACTTATGCCATATGCATAAGATTTTGTATTGATACCAAATACAGTTATCAATACCAATAAGGCTACAATAGCAACCTTTGTTAGCAAACGTGTTACCGGTTGCTTTGACATGCCCGAAGTAATGGGGGTCATGTGCATGTTACACCTCCTTTCTCAAGGATTGCCTCCAGTCAGGCCTTTGATGCTAATATAGCATCTAAAACTTCACCTGGGCTCTGGTATCCATAATCAACCTGGGTGTAGGTTATATCATGCTTGGCCAAGAGCACCGCAATCCGCCGATCGATCTCCAAGCTAGCTTGAAGATTATGCACACGGCCGCGATCATCGAACCACGGGCCGCGCTCTAGAAGCCCAACATAGTTGTTGTAACGCTTCCAAAGTTCTACTACCACAGTCTCCCAATGTTGAGGATAATCCTCGGGAGCATAGATAGCACTTAATAACACAGGACTGTCGGTAATAACTATATCTACCGTTCCTTCTAGCCTATGTATCCTTTGCATTTGTCTACCAAATACATAAGCCTGATTTGAAAGAGCACAATGTCTACCTTCCCATACTAGATCTTTAGCAACTTCCGTTACTAATTCTGCATTCCACCCTCTGCGTTTTGCCTCATGGTAAAGGCCTGACGCTAGGGTGCTTTTTCCAGCACCTGGTCCAGCAATAACATTGATAACTTTCATAGTGTTATTGTAGCATAATATTTATCTTAAGTCAATAAATTTAAATGCCCAACTGCTATGTTAAAGTTAGTTTTAATTAGCCAATATCCCAATACATCTTGTTATGCAATTGATAAAACAAGTCTTTTTTCAATTCTATCATATCATCAGGTGATATTCTATACTGGTGCCCAATGCCATTATGATATACAGAAATCCTTACATACGCACATGGTATTCGTGGTTCTGGTGATTGCATTTTAAGTTGAACTAGCCAATAACTTCCGTTTATTTCTTTATCAAATCCTTTGCCAAGGATGCTATAGTTATCTAGCATCTCTTGTAATACCAGCGTAGGCAAGTTAAAGGTCTGAGCATACTGTTCGCTTACTTTAATGGTAAGATCGCTAGTGCCTTTGTCTTTGAAAACGTAAAGCTTAAATGTTTTAGAAAATTCCATAATATTATTGCTTTACAAAGGTCAGGCCACCAAAATCAGACATGATTGCTCCATTCCTTTCAATGATCCAATCAATCCAAGTTGAATATCCATCTCTGGGGTCAACAAAGGTAGGATTGGAATATACAACCGTGCTAGTTTTGTCAGTAACTGAAAACTTTTGTATCCACACTCCTTTGTATAAATCATTTGCATCTGCGGCAGTCCCGCCTGTTCTTAACACATATACAGAGTTTGTATTTTTAGAATACACAAAGTCTAAAATAATCCTGGCACCGTCAACTGCTGGAATTATCATTGTTGGTGTTCCAGTGAATTTGTTACTGCCAGGGTTTATTTCAATGGCAGTTGGTTCAGCATATCCCCATTCAATTGCACCATATACCAGATCAAATTTGCCGTCATTGTTTACATCAATGGCTTCAATTTGAAATACAGTTTTCTGTGTTGATGGTAATGCATATTCAGTTGAGCGAACAAACTTTCCAGTTTTATCATTTAGATAAACAACCAGTCCATTGAAGGTAGTGACAATTACATCAGGATATCCATCGCTGTTAAAATCATTTGCGCTACCACCATGATAAAATCCAGTGTCGGAGTTTGATGTTGTTAAGTAGTCTGTTTTATATCTGCCATTGGATTGACTTAATACAATACGATTACGCTCGCCAGGAAAGGGCGGAGCATCATATCCGTGACAAACAATTATAAAGTCTAAAACACCATCTTGATTGTAATCTGCAGGCAATACTTTTCTTGGATGAATACACATTGGGACTGCTTCATCAATTAAAGAGTTAGAGGACCATGTTCCGTTTGCTTGTTTCCATAGTGTCAATGTTGCAGGTGGTGAATTGCTGGCAGTGTGTTGATTCACTACATAATTGAGACTTGTGGTTATTAGTCCTGCTGTACCATCTGTATATTTAAAAAATGTTCGAGCATTTATCTGGCGTTGCAGTTGAAGTGAATCTACATAAAATCCTGGATTCTTTGAATTCTCATAAGAACTCAAACTGTACGTGATATTTTGCACAGGTGGCTGTACAGGTGGCGTAACAATAGTTGATCCGCCTCCACCACATGCGGTTAATACTACTGCCAGAGATCCAATTAAAAAATTACAAAGTTTCATAAAATTACCTATTAAGAAAAACTTGACCTAATTGTAGCAATTTATATGAAACTTGTCAATCTTTATTTGCAAGCGGCTCGTTTTGCGTTGGTCAATGCACCAAAATCAACGATCCACTCTTTTCCAACTTGGACCTCTTTGGCGTTTTTAGGAAATTCAAACTGGACCTTTGCATTGGCCATGATTTCTTTGATTGGCTTACGGAACACGGTCAGATCATTTCCCAAGTTTGGATATGGTACTGTGTGTGGGAATGCCCAACCTGCTACTTCGCCGGTAGTTTTGTTGATCACAATCTTATAATACCCGTGCGGCACAATTACTCCATTTCCAATTTGTTTGTCATTGTTATCATAGTAGGCACCAACATAAATGATAAATGTTTGTTTATATTGTACCGCCCAACCGCGAACACTGGTTTCTAGTAATTTCCAAATTCCTCGATTTAATGATCCTGCTTGAGGATACATATTGGTCATTAAAAAACTTTCGTATTCAACTTGAGTATCCCAGCTTTGGTCGCCATCAGGAGTAGCATGTCCCTTATCATAACCAGTGCCTACATAGTCATCAGGACGAGCACCGTTTTTGATACTTTGGTCAGCAACAAAAGCATCAGTCCGAGGAACACATCCAATGGCATTCTGTGGCAATAGCTCATAGGTCACATACTGTGGTATCTTGGCTTCTGCATCGTAACCTACCAGGTACCCCTGGCGACAAATTGGTACTAATGTTTTTGTTGAATCAGGAAACCCAAATGGTGAATGTGCTTTGCAGGCCTTGAGTGGTAAAGGAGGACGTTGTGTCCATGCAACAGCTGGTTGTGTAAGTAGTGCCATTAGCAGTACACCAAACACAATAATAAATTTTTTCATAAAGGTTCCTTAAAAACAGTAGTTATCTAAAATATTGAAATCTGATGCAGGTCTTGAAATTTTCTAGCATTTGCCCAGGTGTTGACCAAGGGCTCGCCCTTGATATTTAAACTGGTATTCATTAATACTGGACACCCACTTGCATCATACCATCTCTCTAGCAATTGTCTGAATACAGGGTTATCAAGACCATTGACTGTCTGAACACGGCTACTGTTATCAACATGGCACACTCCCGGTAATATATCTGGTACCTTGCATTGAGCAACAAACTGCATGTAAGGACTAGATACAATTGGCATATCAAAATAATCAGCGGCATGTTCTTCTAAGATAGCAGGCGCAAACGGTCTAAATTGTTCGCGCTTTTTAATAGTATTCATTCTTGGCTTGGCTTCTTTGCCTCTAGGATCACATAATAAACTACGATTGCCTAGTGCCCGTGGCCCAAACTCTGCACGACCATTTGCCACTGCCACCACTTCGCCTGCTAGAAGCTTTTTAACAATACCATCAATGTCTAATTCTCTATCAATGTTTGTACCCAGATATGGATGTTCCCATTTTAAATGTTGACCAGTATAAGCAGCCACGGCGCCAATTGCACTGCCAGCATCTCCGGGATTTGGCATTATCCATACATTATTGAATACCTTAGATTTTGCAATCCTACTGTTGGCAACACAATTAAGTGCAACACCGCCCATGAATACTAAATTTTCACTTGTGGTGTTCATACGCATGTTAATAACAGTTTCCATCAGGTAGTCTTCAACAATGCTTTGTACACATGCGGCAATGGTGAACTTATCAGCAGTCACAGGAGGCTTCCACCACAAACAGCCCCTGTGCAAATTGTGTCTTAACTTAAACTTGGGTGCTGAAAATTCAATGAAGAATTCTTTTAATATTTCAGATTTTAGCAATTGATCAACATGTCCGTATGCTGCCATGCCCATAAGAATATATTCTTCCTCATTGGGTTTGAGTCCCAGGTACTGAGTAAATGCAGAATAAAATAGGCCAATGCTGTCAGGATAACGCTTGCGCCATTTAGATTTTATCTTGTGGCCATGTCCTTCCCAAATGCTAACACTATCCCATTCTCCAATTGCATCAACAACTAAGATCGCGGCGTTATCAAAGCCACTGGTATAATATCCTGCGGCTGCATGACTTTTATGGTGTTTACCATAATGCAAAGGTATGTTGTTAAGGCCAACACGTTTTAATTCTTCTTTGGCACTTTCGTAATACGGACGCTGACCAGCATAAAGATTACGTGTACTTTTTAGTAATGGGCTTTCGAACCAGACAATGTCAGTGGGAGTACCATAATCAAACATTTCCTGTACCATGTCATAATTTAAAACACGGTCATTTTTATTTCTGCTGTACCGCTCTGCATGTCCAGCCCATACTATACGATTTCCGTTGATAAGAGCTAAACTGGCATCGTGATTTAATCCTGTTGCTCCTAGAATCATGTTAAACTCTTTTCCATTTGCTTATTGAAATGTCTGCTCCGCAATGGCATCGTAGGCTATTGCAAATAACAGGATTAGATAATGTATTCCAATTAAGCTGGTCAAAATCCTTGACTGTTCCAATTACACCACCCACATCACAATTGCCTCGTTTGATATGACCATTTTGATGAATGAACAGACTCTCTACACCAATGTTACAATTAAAATCGTAAAAGTTTGTTTGTCCTCTGTTAATTAATTCTTGTTCATTGTCAATGATTGCACGACTGCCATCACTGAATGTAGCAGTTGGGCTCCATGGTGGGAATGGACGATATATTGGATTAGTAACAGAAATATTGTCAGGCGATGACCGTGTTTCGACTTGCTTAAAATTCTTGAAGAATTGATTTTGTTCTTCAGAATAATTAATTTTGGCCAACTTGGTTCTAGAACTACCGTATTGATCGTCGATATAAACTAGTTCAATTCTAGCAGTTGTAGTTTTCTTTGCTTGGTCGATAAACTCTAATGTTTCTTCCCAGTACAGTGGATCCATCATTATACGCAATGACACCATGGTTTGCATTGTGGCAATACGTATGCGATCTAAATAATCTTTGGCTGTGCCATTGGCAAATTCTTGTGCAGGATGAAAACTACATGCCGCATAGGTCAGATACTTAAAATTTTCTTTAATGAATCGAGGTGTTCTTGCCAGGTTAGTGGTAATGCCAACATTGCCACCCAAGCTATGTATCTTTTGAACCATTTGAGGGAAGAACGGGCTCATTGTTGGTTCCCCACCACTGAGTGAAAAATTAATGTACTTTCCATCCCAGTGCTCAAACATCTTATCCAAGAAAGGTTCAATTTGTTCCCAATTAAACAAATGATTCTTTCCATTATGCAAAGACGATGGACAATATCTACAAGAATAATTACAGATATCGTTAAGAATCCAAGTTACTATCACACGCTGTTCATTTTTAACTCCAACAATTTTTTTCCCTTGTACTGGGATTGGAAACTTCCATTGTGGGATTCTTGCTCTGGGATTTTCAATGCTTGAGTACATTTGAATATCGTCAACAATTTCAACATCCTGAATACTTCTAAATTTATTTAAATTAATGGTAATGCCAGTCACTGGAGAATAGATTTTTTCAAGCTGAACATCAACCAATCGTCCAATGCCCATAAAACCATCTCTATTATCTGGGTTGCGCCACTGGTAATCTAAATGCTTGTCCTCATCAAGTTCTTTGAACTTTTTCCAGTCATTGGTCAATGTGTACGGATCATAGGAGTCGTGGATTAGATAGCATAGTATTTCATTAGACCAAGATTCTTGACGAGTAATAGAATTGTTATCAACTGCCACTCCATCCCCGTCGGCCACAACCCGGCTTAGATTTTTACCTTCTCCGTTGTAGCCCAGTACAAGATCACCAAATCTTAAATGCGACATAAAACTGGCGGCATCTTCGTTGGTGATTTCAAAATCACGGCGTGGATTAAAACTAATTAATAAATTTGCTTCAGTTGACGATGTTGTTTCAATTGTGGGCTTCTCATCCGACGCAGATGCTGCCAATGTTTCTGCAATGGTAATGGCATCATTTAGTTGATTAAATGTTGTGTGGAAGTCTTCGTTGAATGTAATACCTGGCCATTGTAATGCTTCTGGACTATCTGCAGGGATTCGTTGATACGCAGTATCCCACCATTTTTTAGATAACTTTTCTGCTACTCTTCCTTGATACTCATCAAATTGTTTATACAAATAATCAATAGCAGCCTGGTCGTATTTTTTAAAAATTGTCAATGGCTTGTCATAGAAAAGATTAATCTTACGAATGATGTTGGTCAGACGCTCTTCAAATGCCATGTCTTTGGTTAAAAGAGTACGAGTAAATTTAATACGTTTATCCCTGAAACTTTTTTCTCCAAATTTCATATCTTCCAGTAACTGGCACCATTTAGCAGACAGCTTGGTATTATACAATCTGTAATACAGATCATAACATTCCCAGTTTTCTGGATTTACCAATGTAATCCTAACATTTTTATTGTCAATAAACTTTCCCATTTTAGCCTCTAAAATTTTATATATCAAGTAATTTTGTGTAGTCTGTGCCATGCAGGCGATCAAGACCCTGTAGGTAATCCAGTGTTTGTGGGTACAAGTGACTCCAGTCTTCCGAATTCATAAATGTAATTAATCCAGCAAGTCTTTGCATTTGTACGTTCTTGGGATAACTTGCAAAATATGTTTCTAGTTTTTCCGTTACACGTTTTTTCATTTCTATTGGCAATACCTTGACACAAAGATATTGTGGCCAATGCAATGTACCTGGATAGAATATGCCACCAATATTACTTTTACGAACCTTGTCAAGATTTAGGTTTAATAACCATTCGGACATTTCTGGCAACCAATTTATATTCAATGCTTGAACAGTGCATAACACTTTGACAATGATATTGTCTGGAGTGTCATTGTATAATTTTAAATTACGTTCAACCACTTCCCACTTGGCCGGACGACGAATGTAATCATTGACCCAATCGTAACCATCAATACTGAGCATTAGTTCTACTTGCTTAAAGCTTTTCCAAAGCTCAACAATTTCTGGATTGTGTATAGTACAATTGGTATGGTAACGAAGTGTGATATTTTTAGCTAAATCACGTGCAACCAACTGTTCGATGATTGACTTGTGTTCTTTGATGTACAGTGGTTCGCCACCACCAAAAATAATGTGTTGTATAGAGCTTGCATTTTCAAAGAAATCATCCCAAAATACTGGATCTTTATACCACTCAAACTGTTCGGCGGCATAGTTTTCAATTTTATATTTCCACTCATGTCTTGCGTCAGTTTCTAATGTTTCACTGAGTGTTTTTGCGTCCTTGACCCATTTGCTCGAGTCCTGTGGCCGACACATTACACATTGTAGATTACATGTATTACCAAGTCGTAAATCTAGTGTAATCAAATCATGATCAACACGACCATTGCGGCGTGTACTATCAACTAGACCATCTAGGTACTCTGCATCCAAGTGCTTGTACCAGTATTGATTTTCGTTTTGCCTGTGACTTTTGATACCAGCAGATTCTTCTTTGTAACAAGTGGTACATGCAGGGAACTCACGTCCATTTAGCATTGCCAGTCTGGCTTCTGCAAAATGACTACTGTTCCAAATCTGTGACCAATTTGATTTATTTAGATTTAAGTTTGAGGCCTTGGCCACACAACATAACAATGCTGTACCATCATTATAAGTTGCCGCATGTATCCAAGGTAGAATACAAAAAGTTTTAGATTTATCCATTGATCAATTCTGCTATTCTGCTATCAAGTACTGTGACATCTTGTTCCCTGCTTTTGTCCAGGCTTTTTGTATATGTGCGTAAACGTTGCAATTGTTCTTCCCAGTCATCGGCTCTTGGTTGTTGTAATAGACCAATTATACCATTAACACTATTACGGGTTAATTCATGTACATTCTTAGGCATCTGATTGTCTCGATAATCCATTAGTAATTGACACGCTTTGGCTTTAAGATCGTCAGGTAATATGTTTACATTGAGATGATAAGGATGATAATTTATAAGCAGGTCAACAAAAATATCTTTATTGTGTTTTTTGTTGAGCTCGTCTACCCATAACAACGTTTCAACTAGATTAAAAACATTATAAACCTGCACCGTTGGAGTCACACCTAATTTGACATTTGATAGCTCTGCAATCTTCTCTACGTTTGCACTCAACTGACTCCACTTACTTGGCGCACGAATGTAATCATTTACAGCACCAATTCCGTCTAAGCTGGCATTAATATTAATTTCATCAAATTGACTGATAATATCAAGAAACTTTTTATTAACGTTGGTACAGTTTGTATTAAAAAATAATAAAATATCTTTGCGACCTTGGTCAATACAAGATTGCATAAATTTAAAATTGTTGCCAATAAGTGTTGGCTCGCCTCCGGTCATATAGACTTTCTTTAATTCTGGAATTAATGCGATAATCTGGTCCCATAACACATCGCTTTCAAACCATTCCTGTTGATCCATGACTGATATAGGAAACTTTCCAAATGCTTTACGCCAAACTTGTCCGTATGCTGGGTCTGTTTCTGTAAGCTCTAAGTGTTCCTTGGCAATCTGACTAGAATTCCATGGGTTGCACATTCTACATTTGAGATTGCACAAGTTGCCTAATCGCAAATCCAAATACACCAAATCAGAATTAACTACGCCACCGTGTATTTTTGCATAACGAACACGTTTGGCCAATTCTTCTTCGCCTAATCTCCAGGCCCATTCATTGTTTGCATGTATTCTATTACTGTCTCGACCCGAATCTTCTTGAAGATAACAGACTTTACAACCTTCAATGTTATCACCATTGATCATTGCAGTACGAATATCACGCATGTCTTGTCCGTTCCATGCATGTTCAATAAACTGATCCTGGATAGTAAAGAATTTACCATCCTCTTTTTTAAGTTTGTTGGCCGCGCCTTTCACCATGCAACAATACCGTACAGTTGCATCTGTATTGACCATTAGGCTAACAAAAGGAATAGCGCAAAACGTTTTTGAAATTGGTTTCATTAAACTAAGCTTTAAAGATTTGTCTTTTACTTATCGACAAACTTTATTACGAGTTAGCCAGTAAGATGACAATTATGATGTGCGCGAATCTTCAACAGCAATTTGGTCTTGCCATGTATAATCAAGATTCTTGGTTACAATTACATTATTATCAAAATCAACAAGTTCAAGCTTGCAAACATCGTCGTACTCAAACAATTCACGCATGAAATTTTCAGGATCCGGATCAGACCAATCATCGCGTACAATACGTGCCACTGGAATTTTTCCAATGCTGGTAAACTTACTGTCTGGATCAACGTTTCTTTCGCGTAACCATGGGAACATTTTTCTGTTTAAATTGTCAATAAGTTGTGTTTGTAATGCATAACTGTGTTCATGCAAAAACGTAATATTGCATTCGCCACTTAGGTAGCGTAACCCACTGATGTTCTCATCATGAATTTCTCCGTCTTTGTCATAATACGCTTCCAATGGAGTTTTGCCAAGTTGGCAATAGTGCAAGAGTACATCGCCAAAGAATTCATATTGTGTAAAATTATCAAAATCGCTTTCAACAAATTTATAACGCTTGACTGGCATAGCAGGCAAAAATACATGGGCATTCCAATACCCTTGTCCCAATGAGTTTTGTCTATTGCCTTCTATTTCATGACACAAGTTATTGAGCTGTCGAATTGCAAACATAATAGGTAATGGCGAATTGGTAAAGTATCTTGAAGGATTCCATACCTGCCCAATTAGTAATTCAAAATGATGATGGATCTCATTGAGAATTTGTTGATCTAGAGTGATAGAATCAAACACCTGTGTAATATTATAATATGGACGAGTATCTTCATTGCTGCCATCAAAATACTCATTGATTTTACCAATGTACTTGTTTAACTCGTTACACAGGCCTGGAATGTTTCTGGCAATTGAACTATCATCTCTATACGTCCAGTTCTGTAGCATAAAGTACTTTTCAAACTTGGCTTCGTCAACGCTTAGATAATCATTGTGACAACACCTGGCCCACTTTTGTGCAATAAAAGAAGTATTAATTTTAAATCGTACTTTCTTTGTTGCGCCGGTATCAACTGCTCTAAAGGTCAACTGAAATTCATTGTATTTTGTATTTTCGTATGCACTGCCAATGGCTTCGACAATTGCACCATCTGTGGTAATTTCCGTACTAAACAATCTAGTGCGTCGTACACGGTCAACATGTTCATAATCTACCAACCAAAGAAAATTGTTGACATGACATTGAGATTCTAAATCATCAAAGAATTCTTGACTGTCGGCTATAAAGAAAGATTGATATATGCTGTTGCAGTATTTCCAAAATTCATCAAAGACCTGCCGTTCGTTGAAGTAATGAATTAAATTATCAACTTTGCCATCGGGATTTGCCAATGCTTCTTTAATAAAGTTAATTTCACTTTCAGCATCACATAGAAAAATTAAACGAGTGTTTGAATCTCGTTGTAGTGTTGCAAATGCTAATAGTCCAGGCAGAGACACACCATAAACATAATAGTTCTCAACATAGGTTTCGGGATTTGTAAATTGTGTTTGCATGTTAGTAAATGAAAGGATCCTGTTTTTTCAACTCTTTCAGACGCCTTTTGTATCTGCGCTCGGCCTTGATTCTTTCAATGATGTTTTTAATAAAATTCCACATTGTATATTTCCTATAATGAATATTTAGAAACAAAATAATTAAATGCATTGTCGGCTGCAATATCGTGTATATATTCCATGACATGGCCACCTGCACAGGCTACTGGTAATTTCTTATCTTGTTTTCCTGCAATATCTTCAAGGTCTATTAGATAATTAATATCCAATTCTTTAAAAAGCTGTTGAATTGACCAATTTATTGTTGATGGTGATTCCCTTGTTCCTGCTAGTTCAACTAGCCAGTCTGGTGCCGTTTCAGCAACCGATTTTGCAAAATACAAGTCAATTCCCTTGGCTTGGCAAAATGTTTTTAATAGTAGATTAGACATCAACCACTTGTGTAATCTTGCATCTTCGTGTTCGTACATTATTGTGGTTTTGCGTATGGCATCAATTTGACTACTGTTGTATGATATTTCGTTGCTTAACAAAATAGAACTCCAATAATTGTGTGATTCTTCAAAGTATTGAATCCTATTAACACTGGTCGTTCCAACCAAGAAAATTATTTTTTTACCCTGTGTACGTCCATGTTTTGTTTCGTGCAGGTATTGGTCAATGATTTCTCTAGTAATCCATTCTTGACTTGCACCACCACTTGCATGATTATGTACAGTACAGTTTACACCAGGACGGCTAGACAATCTCATTCCAATTTTAGCAGGATATGCCCTACTATAATTTTCAATGATTTGTTGTTGCTGTTGATCTGCTGTAAGTTTGATAGTATTTTTACGATTAACCCATGCCTTGACCAATGCAGGTCTATTAATTTTATGAGTGGTGCCTCGCCACTCGCTGAAAGTTATGTCATCATGATCAATTTTGGGGTAAAATAAATCATCAGACAATTCTTCACCAGCAGTAAAACTATCACCACATGCAAAAATTACCATTTCCATAATTACATTATTGCCTTTAAACTATCTAACACAATTTGATTAAAAGGATCACGGGCGCCACCATGGCTAATCATGTGAATTCTAGGAGTATTGCTATTGTTCCATACACTGTGCAAGTTTCCAATATCTACCAAGCAGGCATTGCCTTCATTCTTAAAAGGAACATAACCCTTGCCTTCCATTTTGAAATTACAGCCTTCTGGATTGTTCAATGCAACATTGATTGGTAGTAGAAAATGTTCGTTACGATCCTTGTGCGGTTGAATATACCCTTGTGGGTCTAACCACATATAACGTAGTCTATGATATCTATGGTTAGGAAATATGTCACGAAAGTATCGTGTGGTTTCGGGACAACGTTCTGTTATCTCGCCACACCAATGGTAATTGATATCGTTGATTGTTTTACCCTTGTTGTCATCGTATGCTTCCCAGTGACCAGTTCTGTCCCAAGCTTCACCGTGTAAGCAAATACTTTTCCAACCGCGATTGGCATATTCGGGGTTTTCATCTGGATGTGTTCTGTGCATTTGAAATAGGTCTTGCATGGCAAATGCTTCGCGAAGCATGTCTGCGAAGGGAGCACCAGGAAGAATTAGTGGCAAGTAAGGCCAGCCACTTTTCATTATGATCCAATCAACTAGTTCATGTTCATGCTCAAACTTTGGCAATTGAACAGTTTTAAAATCCATGGTCCATGGACTATCATTGAAAAATTCTACAATTGCTTTTGGTATCATTTTATTACATTCCCTATATGTGTCCAACCTGGCGTCCCAGTGCTGGTTGTTCCACAAATTTGCAGGCTGGTGTTGTTTAATTTAAGTTCATTTATAAATGTATCGTACACTGACTTTAACCATGCTGGTTTAAAGTGGCGAAGGCTTGCTTCTGTATAGAAACTGTTACTAAACCAAATTAAGTTATTACCTTGATGTTGATTCATGTCTGCAATTAATTCACTGCGCTCATAATACAGGTTAGTCTTCAGGAATCTATGCTCAAGGGCGCGGTATCGGTTCCATAAATCTAACCAAGCGGCTTCGCCACCAAATACATCCATTGTTTTTTCCCATTGGTCAGTGTATTCTTTTTTCCCAAACCAAATTGGACTAAACGTTGGATCAACATGAGCAATATAATGTTGAATAATATCCAAATAATTACGGCCGTCCCAATTCTTTAGTAACCATTCTTTAAATGCCAGTGCAGAATCACTGTAATCAAAATATATAACTCGTGTGGTTGAGTCCCACTTGCATTGATCTAAGAACTGAATTGGCTTGAAGCCTGCAGCCACACAATACAAATTGTCTAGCTTGGTCGATTTGTCATATGCAATATAATCGCGATTCATTGAATCAGTATTAAACACATAAACTGAGCCCTGAAAACCAGAAAAGTCTGTTATTCTTACGTAGTCGCGCTGATTAGGTTCAACTGGTTCTATTGTAGAATTGCCATCTAAAATCTTTTCAAGATCAGTTCCTACTTCTGGATAGAAGTGCATTTTAAATTTTCTAAGCTCTTCGGAAAAATTACCAATGCTAAATCCATGTGATAGTAATGTACTAGCAAGATTCCAACCTTCTCTTACAGGGCCAGTGTATTGTCTTGTTTCAGTTGTAGGTAAAATATAAAATGGAGTATATCCATCGTGAAAGTCTTCTGTACTACGATTTACCAATGGTAGTGTTACATTATCAACGTTTGTATGATTACCCCATGATGGGCTTCCAACATGCCTCCAATGGTTTAAATTGATCAATGCACATTGATTATGCAAGGAGTAAAATCCTTGCTCTTTATTCTCTGGATTATCTTCCAGTATGTGTGCTAGAACACTATAATTATTATCTTCAGCATACTTAATCATGGCATCTACTAAAAATACATCATAGCTACGATAACCATATGCTACAATATAAAGATAGTCTCCATCTAGTGATCTGGCCGCATCAATGATTGAATCTATTGTGTTGCCAACAATCAATTCATCGATTGGTATATTACGCATTGTCAATTGCATAGATACAGCAAAGTCGGTGATAGCTCTGACATGGTCTTGATAACCCTGTGATCTATCATTGATCTGGTTTAAAAGTGCAAATTTAATTTTCATTGTTTACTCTATTAGTCTAACGGCAGAAACTTTGCCTAGCTCGAGAATTTCGTTTACTTCGGTGTACGTTACTTTATCTCTATTTACTAGCTGTCCCAGTAATGGTCTTGCCACTGCTTGATTTTCTGGCAATGACATATTTACGTACTCGTCTAGTTCATTATCATGTACCCATTTCTTTACTTCTTCTAAGTGCATTTTTGAAGCACCTGGGTATGGTTCTCTATTTCTTTCTGAGAAACTCAGTACTACTTCATTGCTAATAGTACGTTGTGGTCTAATCATATTTTTCTTGACTAATTCAACATCGTTATCAACAAAGCAATGGTAAATGTTCTTTCCAACTGTATGATAGCCTAACAATAAGTCACCAAATGATACGTCATGTAAAAAGTATTCGTACAGCGACGGATCAGTGATTTCTTCTACATGAGTTCCAGTAACAATACCCGCGGATGGACTTGCATGTAAAAAGAAACCTGCACTTATGTCACCACCGTAGTTGTCAATCATTGCTTCAAGGATGTGAATGTCAACATTTAATCTAATTAAAGGATCATAACCTACAATTAGTCCATCAAGTTCTTCTTCAAACCGATGAAATTCATAGTGTAAATAATTCAATATCTGTCGATTGTCTCTGGTCTCATCAAACTCTTCTGGCATGTCAATGAAATCAACTTGAATGTATTCTCCAGAATTTGCTTCGTCTACTAACTTTTTCATGCCCTTCCAAATAGCTTTGATTTTTTCCTTGGTCGGCGCACTTGCTATCCACTGATTTTCAAAAATATGGCAATCAGGTTGAGCCATTACCCAACGTACACGCTCTAGCCATTTTTCAGCAATGGGTGTGTCTGCAATTTGAAATCGTAATGTTTTTGTTACTTCACCGTCGGTAAAGTCGATTTCATAAAATTTATCTAAGAAGTTATATGTTGTCATTTAAGTATCCAAAAATAGCAATCTTGCTCATGTCCTTGTTTCTACGTTTTGCAAACTGCTCAAAGAAAGACAGGTAATCTTTTGCCAGCGGGACTTGATTAGGTGCTTCGCGAACGTCAAGTAATGTCAACAGTCTTTTGTAACGATCTGTTTCGTGACTGTTTAATTGAGGTAATATATCTAAAAACACTGTTTCATATTTGTTGTGGTAATAGTCAAGCAATTTTTGATCTAAAATCTTGAAGCTTTGGAACTCAGGGTAAGTTAAAAAGTTAAAGTCAACTGACACAGGTGTACGCATGGTTTGTCGCAAATTGATTATATCTTCTAAGAAGTTATCAAAGTTTTGTAAACACATTGCACTGATTGTGGTCATTACAAATATATGGTCAAGCCCGGCGTCGTCTAAGAATTTAATATTGTCAAGCCACTCTCGATAGTTCATTCCATCTCGCAGTATTTCTGCAACATGGTCAGCACTTTCGTTACTGGTGTATATAGAAACCTGTTTAATACCTTTGATTTTTTCTTTGAATCTTTCTAATACCAATGGCTTCTGACAGAGATTAGAATTAATTGCAATTTTAACATTGGGATTCTTAGTACGAACCTTGTCTAACAAATCAAATGTTTGTTCGTGTAATAACGGCTCTCCACCAGTGATACGAATAATATCAATGTCGTCAACTACAGTATCAAACCAGGCCCAGAACAAGTCAAAGTCAACTGGAGTATCTTGGTATTGCTCTATTGGTCGTTGGTAATGTTTACGAGCATCTGTTGTAATGTTTTGATATACTCCGTTGTTTTTGATATCATTTGCCCATTGTGAACTAAAGTCTGCATTACAGTAAGAACAACCTAAATTGCAAGTCTTCTGAAACGCTAGCTCTAGTACCTTAGGTTTAAAGTTAAAATTAGGATCTAAATACTCAGCTGGAGTTAGATGATCAGGATAGCTAACTGATTTGAATTCTCTGTCGCTAGTTAATCCTTGTGCTTCCAGCTTCCAGCAATAGCTACAAGGGTCTGGCTTTTCACCAGCAAGCATTGATTTTTGCTGAGTACGCTTCTCGTATGTATTATAAAAAGTCTCAACAGTTGATCCAGTGCTGTGAAAAGGATTATGATGGCAACTGGCAATTTTACCACTATACAACCAAATTGTTGCTTCGTGAAACTTTGCCATGCAAAAGGTATTGCTGGTATTGGCCCATAAGTTTTCTAGTTGTATTTTTTGCATTATTGGCCTGTAATGAATGGTTTCATGTCTATATATTCAGGAAAGACCTCAAAGAAATCTTCTTTTCTATTTTTGTCAAGCCACAACTCGCGATTCCATCCACCTCGTATCCAATCGTCTGTTCTAGCAGGGACTTTTAATAGATCTATTGCACTTCGATACCCACTTGCGGCACCGTCAAGAGATCTATTCCATTGTATATCAGACTCAGCATCTGACGTGACACGTTTAAAAGTTTCTAACCAGGCAATTTGCTCGTTGTACAGTGCAGTCAGATTGGCCTTGTGATTGTCGGGTAAGTTAGAAATACACCAGTGTTCTGGACCAAATAATAAGTTAATAATAATATCACCAGGTTGAATATAACTAAGATTGACCCATTCCTTATGGAACTCTGCAATGTTATATGCTGTCATCATGCTTAAAGTTGCACCAATGACAAATTTAACATGTGGCACTTCGGCTATCATTCGTTTTCTATTTTCAATGACCTGTTGCCATGACAAATTTTTACGTGCATATTCGCCTCGACCATAGCTGCCATCTAGGCTAGCAGAAACTGTTACTCTGCTAAACTTTTTCCAGTATTCAATTACATCAAACTTGGCATGAGTTAACTTGCTGAAATTTGTATTATAAAAAATATCAATATCTGTGTTTCCTAGGTCCAAGAAGTAATCTAAGATCTCATAATGCTGTGGCATGATTAGAGGCTCGCCGCCTGCAAAATAAATTCGATGACAACTTCTCAAATTCTGTTTTAAACTTTCAACAGGCACGCCGGCCTTTCTAAATCTAGTTAAATTGTCATTGACTATAATTCCAGCATCAAGCATTGCTTGTTCTTCAGGAAACCAAGTCGAGCTATATTCTGGACCACAAGATCTGCATCTTAAATTGCAGGTGTTATCAAATCTTACATCTAGATAATTTATCTCAGGTTCGGCAACTGTATAATCTTCATTGACAGAGTTGCGAATATTATCATCAACTTTCCAAGTATTCATCCATCCCATCATTGCTTGACGCATACTATGAGTATTAACTGCTTCGCCTTTCCAGCAGTAGTTACATTGCGAATTTTTTACACCGTTCAATAAGTCTTTGCGTAGTTCTTTAAAAGACTCGCTGTTGTATGCATTGACAATGCTTTCGTTTGTTGTACCTTCAATCCTGGACAATGATCTTCTAGTGGCTGATTTATGCACACAACATGCCGCTAAACTACCATCTGTGTGAATGTAGTAAGAGTTAAATGGTGCTGGACAAAATGCACCATTGTTCTTGATCTTGTCCCATTCTGCATCTGTAAATTTTAATTTTTTAGTCATTGTCGTTGGTCTCATAACGTGGCAACAGTCCTCTGATATAGTCTAATATCTCTGGTGCAACAAAGTGTCTAGTTTTTTGTTCTCGTGACAAGTCAACCAAATAAAATTTATTATAAATTGTTATTAGTTCGTTGTTGCTTGGCAAACGGCTGTTCATATGATTAATCAGTCCCTTGATCACTTCCTTGTCAAGAGCACTTTTATTCCACTTGTCTTCAATGAGGTCTTTGGCACCGTCGGGCAATGCCCATAGAGCCATGTGTGCCGGGCTATGAATCAAATTGTACCAAATTGCAAAGGTAGGAGTATTGGTTTGTATCCATTCAACAAATTTAGGCAAGTCCCAGGCATTGATCCAACCAATGGTGTGACTAATAGAAATATTTGTGTTGTCTAACTCTCCATTGGCCTTCATTGCATTGTACTTGATTAGGTTTTCTTGTACTTCATCCCATTTACCAGGATAACGAAGATAATCATAGGTTCGACCAAGACCGTCAATGCTTAGGCCTAATCCAACTGATTTAAAATTGTCGTTTAGGAATTTAACACGCTCTCCAGAAAAGATTGTGGCATTTGAACTTAATGAAATATTAATTTCCTTACTACGGCCACTGGCCACAAACTCATCCCATATATCATTCCATTGCTGAATATAAAATGGTTCGCCACCTACGATTTCTAAGTTTTGTACATGTTGCATCCACTCATGTCTATTTTTCCAAAGTAATCCATTCTTGTCACCGCTTTGACTAAATTTCATTTCGTAACCAGTGTTGCCGTAAATTTTCTTGTGTTCGGCTTGCCATAGATTACTGTGACTTGGTGAACAACTACGACACTTTAGATTACAAGCATTGTTGATAATCATTTGATATTCATATGGCAGGCCCGGCTCAGCATCAAAGTCAACTATTGACTCATAGGTGTTATCTACATTTCTGGTATAAATCTGACGCTTGCTTTTGTGGCCATTGTTTTCGTCAATGATGCATGTTTCGCATGCCAGTGGCTTTTTGCCATCACGGAAATCCTGGCGTAACTTCTTCATGTAGTTACTGGAAAATATTTCCGTTACTGTATTAGTTTGAACATGCATGAACTCGCCATTGTCATCCTTAATGTAGTCTTTGTAAAGACAGCAGGGACGAACTTTACCGTCAGGATCGTTACTAAATCCCGTCCAGGGCAGGCTACAAAGCCATTTTTTAGATTGAGTCATACCAGTTTATAAACCTTTGATCCAGTGATTCACGGAAATTCTTATTTCGTCTTTTGTCATATTGTGCCACGTATGATTTTAAATCTTGCAGGGCATCTTCTTCTCTTACATGCTGTTCCCATTTAACATTTGTTTCTGACATGTTAATAATTAGCCGTTCAACGTGGGCAATTTCTGTGTCGTGACATAAGCTTTTGTTTTCATTTAGCCATGCAGTAAATTCATTGACCAATTGCATTCTCAACTCAAGTGGAATAAGTTGAACACGCATAAATGCTGGTGAATGAACAAAGTTACAATTAAGCTCAACTCTTAACTGACCGTATTTAATCTTAAGGTCTTTGATCATATTTAGATAATCAATCATTGACCATACGCCAAGATTATTAATGCTTGTGGTAAAGTTTAATCTATTAATAACATAGCTTGGACTTTCAAGAACTGTGATTACATTCTTCATCCATACATCGCCGTCAAACCCATCTCGAATGTATTCAGTTTGTAGCAATGAACTTTCAATACTAGTATGCAACACTGTTCTAAAATTGCTACCTACTGCATCAAGCAAACGCTGTAGCACATCTTCTTTGCAAACAAGATTGGTGTTAATAGAAAGGTCCTTGTTGAATTCGCCTTCTTTTAATCTATCCAGGAATCGCCAAAAGTTTGGACTCATTGTCGGCTCTCCGCCAGTGACTCGCAGCCACTTTAAGTCTTTTTCTAGCGTTGGCAACCAGTTGAAAAATGCTTCTACGTATGGATTTTCTCCCTGATCAATCATGTCGTCATCATTTGATGTTATGTAACGTCGATCAGTGATTAGTCCTTCATATGGTCCGTGATTCTTGATATCATTGGCCCATTTGGTGCTAAAAGCTGGACCACAGTATGCACATGCCAAATTGCAAATTCTATCAAACGCAATCTCTAGCATATAAGGATTGGTTGTCAATGGTTGGCCGCCAGTGGCCCATTGATGCAATTGCTTGCCTGGTACCGCCTGTGTTTTAATATAGCGATCACTAAGGCCGCCATCAGCTTCAATACTCCAGCAATAATTACAGCCACTGGGCTTTTCGCCGTCGAGCATGGCCTGACGTTCTCTCATTTTTTGCGGAGTGTTTTGTAGACTCGACGGATCGTTAGGATCTAATTCAATTTTATGAAATGGATTGTGATGGCAACTGGCTGTTGCACCTTGATACAACCAAATTGTACCTTCAAACCATTTAGCCCCACAAAAACTAGGGCTAATCTTGTCCATATGCTCTTCTTTAAAGATTTTAAATCGAGCAGTTTCTCCTGTTTGATGATTTGATAAGTCTGCCATATTAAAGTTCAATCCCGTTGTACCAATCTGCTAGTCCCGGAAATGCCTCAGTGAAATTCTTACCACGACGTTGATCATATTGCTGATAGAAACTCTTGAAATCCTTTTCAAGTTTTTCTCTTTCATATGCACCAGTGTGTGGAGTTTTAACAACATCGAGATAATCAATAACTCGTTGTGTTTGATTAATTTCCATTTGATGTAATTTTATATCATCTCTATCTTTGTTGTTGTCAAGCCATAGTTGTAACCTGTCCTTGCGTACCTGACGCATTTCATCTGGTAACACTGTTAAACTTTGAAAACTAGGGAATCGTAAAAAGTTTAAAGTAAACACGCCAAAGTCTCTTCCGTATTGTTTTTTAAATTCTACAACCCAATCTAAAAATTCAGGAAGACTTTCTAAGCAAAGTAAATTAATTGTACACATGATATGCAATGCTCTGAAACGTCCACTGCTGGCAAGCTTATGCATATTCATTTTCCACTGCTCGTAATCAAGTCCATCCCGGATGTACTCAGCTTGTAAGCCAATGGATTCATTGCTGGTATAGATTTGCAAATCATCAATGTACTGAGCTCGGTCAATTAGTCTATCAATTAATTCGTCTTTGCCGCCAAGGTTGCTATTAACTGCCAACCGCATATTGGGATTACGAGTATTTTTAGGATCTGCAAACCAGTCCAATAAACGCCAGGTATGCGGACTCATCAATGGCTCGCCACCAGTGATACGAAGTTCGTACAGTGTACGATGTAAATCACTTTCCCACCATTTAAAGAATGCTTCAATGTAAGGATTGCTTGGGTCATGGTCATATACACCAGCTGACTCATGCAAGTGATCAAAGTGTCCTCGACCATCTGTGTATAATTTTGTGTAAGGACCAAACTTCTTTAAATCATTTACCCAAGTTGTACTAAATGCTGGATTGCAATAAGAACATGCAAATTGACATGTACGATCAAAAGCAATTTCTAATGTACGCAAGTCAACATCATTGTTATAGTCACCCTCCCATGCTTCTTTTAAAAGTTCTTCAGTGTAGATTTCACTTTTATAAACTCGATCACTGATGTTGTCACGACCAATGTCTTCAACTTTCCAGCAGTACTCACATCCTGACGGACGCTCGCCATCTTGCATTTGTTTTCTCTCATTTTTCTTATGAGCTGTATTATGAATAGCCTTAGGATTGAATTTGATCTCTTTAAGATCTGCTTGGTGAGGCAATGGGTGATGACAGCTAGTGGTTTGGCCGCTGCCTAGCCAGATAGTAGAATTATACCACTTGGCCAGACATAAACTTTTACTATGACTATCTAGTAATTTTTTAACTCCATGGTCTGACGCTTGAATTTCTCTAATTGATAATGGTTGATTTTGTGTTGTCATTATTGTTTTCCTGAAATATATTTAGAACTTTGTTCACTTAAAATGTATAACTCTTCTAACTCTGGAAATGTTTTTCTAAAGTCTGTGCCGCGTCGCTGATCGTGTTGCGTTACAAATGCAAAGAAATCTGCTCGCGCTAATTGTAGTTTATCTGTTGATAAAGGTTGTATTGCCCAATCGTACAAACGTTGTACTTTGTCAATTTCAAAGTCTTTAAATCCTTTGTATGGATTTTCTGAAGTTTCAATGTTTTCTTTCATGAACTTGATTGACTCAAGTAACACATCAAAGTAATGTGACGGCAGTAATTTTAAACTTAGCCAAACAGGATCGTTTAGCATTGGAACATCAAACCATACCAATTGGCGAGTAGTATTAAATTCTTGACGCAAACGCAAGATATTTTTTACATATTCCATCCAACCAGGAATACTGAGTGCATTAAAAGTAACAATTAAATTCAAGCTATGCTTTTTGCCCACTTGCAAATACGTTGATATGTTTTTATGAAGCATTTCAAAGTCTAAGCCAAACCTGCCGTATTCAGCCTGAGGTCCCCAAGAGTCTAAACTGCAATATAGCATAAAGTGATCAATTGCATTTTTTGTTTCTAGCTCGTTTAACGAAGTTAAAAATTTATCCCACTGATTGCCAGGTGGGCAACAATTCGACGTTATGCTAAGATGTAAGTCATCTCCCTTGGGATTTGCCGCAACATAATCAAATACCTTAAAGGTATTTTTATCCATCAGTGGCTCGCCACCAGTCATACGGAATGTTTGTAATGTTGGATAAATTGTTGGGAACCATTCCCAGAATGCTAGCAGATAAGGATTGTCTGGTCCATTGTTTGGAATCATGTTTTCATTTTTCATCCAAACTGTGTCGTTATGCTTGCGGCCATTGCTTAATAGATAAGGACCGTATTTGTCAATTTCTTTATGCCATTCAGTGCTTAGATGCGGACTACAATAAGAACATTTGAGATTGCAGGCCTGATTGAAATTTACTTCAACATATTTTGGCGTTGGATCTCCGTTGTACCCATCTTTTACTACTTCATTGAGTATACCAGGGCGCCAAACATCTTTACTACGATATGCACGATCACTGAGCATTTCACCGCTGTCTTCAATTTCCCAACAAAAATTACACTCGTCTGGTCTTACACCATTGAGCATTTTCTTGCGCTGTTCTTTTTTAAATTTGGTGTTATGAATAGCACCAGAGTCTGCTTGAATTTCTTCTAATGGAATCTTGTGTGCTGGAGGATGATAACAACTATGAGTCTTTCCAGTGGGAATGTGAATGCTTACATTGTACCATTTGGCAAGGCACATGCTGGGGCTAATCTCATTGAGAATCTTGAATACTTTCTTTGTATCTTCAAGGTAAACACTCTTGGCAACACCATTTGTAGTAATAGTGCCATCACCTTTTACTTGTTGCAGGTCACCGCGAAATTCTGCTTTTTCGTCGTCAGACATATAAGCATACAACTTAGGTTCAACCAACTTTGCAATTCGTTGCTTGGCTAGGTCTTCGTTGCTGTTGCCTAGTTGTTTTGTTTTTAATTTGTCAAAAATATTCATTCGCGTTGGTTACCGTGCTAAAATTATAAAGGTACTTATCGAGTTAAATTTGAAAAGTTTACTCAGATAAGTTTCTATTATACTCGAGTATGGTTTCCATGTCGCGTACTAATTTTGGAAGATTTTCCCTCCACGAAGTTTTTCTAACAGTGTCTTTTTTATCAAGTTGCCTCATCTGCATTTCAAGTTGAGGAACTATCACCCATTTATTATGATTAGGATGATTTTTAAGTGGGGCTAAAAATTCCTTAAAGGCTCTTCTTCTCTCTGCAATAGTAAAATGGTCAAAGAAGGGATTGGTAAAATTTTCACTTAAATCTTCTACTTCACGTATTGCTTCCTCTCGCATTGCAGGGGTTAGCACATCAGTTGAAAGACCTATTGGATAAATCATTGGACCAAAATTAATACGACATCCATTGTTACTGGTCATTCCATCTATCCAGTTTGAAATCTTTCCTATCATTCTGTAGTTTCCTAGTCCAACTGTTACTGTAAATTGCAATTGAATATGAGGACCTTTACGTTTTAATAATGTTTGTACATTTGATGCAAATTCCTTTGCATCAAGTCCGTAACGAAGTTGTTCTCCCCATTTGTCAAATCCATCAACACTGACTGACAGCACAATTGGACCGTTTATCTTATTCCACATATCTATTAGATCGTAGTGTTTATAAGTCAAATGACTGAAGTTGGTATTGTAAAATAATTCAATGCGTTGTTGGCTATCAATGAACATTTGTAAAAGTTCATAATGATGTTCTGCTATGGTTGGTTCACCACCTGCAAAGTAAATTTTTTCAATATCTCTATGAAACTCTTTTATTTCATTTAAAACTTTATCACCATCAACATTAATAATTGGGCTGTCAAGTTTTGTAACTTTAATGCGTTTATCTTCTACTGCATGAGCAGAGCTGTACTTTTCACCACAACCAATACAAGCAAAATTGCATTTGTTAGTAAATCTGTAGTCTAAATATAATTGTTTAAATTCTGCATGTCCAGATGGCTCAGGTTCTAGCAAAGATATAAATTTTTTCCAACGATTATTTTGATTTTGTCGCAGTGAGGTTCTGCCAGATGTTTCGAACCTGGTACATGCCGCGCACTCTTTTGGCAAGGAATCAGCAGTAAGCATCTGCTGTCTAATTTCATTGTATTTTGGACTATGAAAGATCTCCTTTAAGGTATTGTCTTTCAAATTACCCATTGGGGTAGGCGCAGTAAGGCAACAAAGATTTACACTGCTATCTGGATCAATTTCTGTGTGCATCCATGGTAGAACGCAAAATGCTTTTGGTAGATTATTATAATCCATGTTTATTCCTTTAGTCGAGGTATTTAGCACCTCGACTAAAGTATTGACTAAACAACCAAAGCGTTCTTGTGTTTTTCAATAGCTTCTGTTAATGCAAGTTCAACAAACTCATTGAACGTAATATCCATGTCATGTGCCAATTTCATGTAAGTCAGTAATTCTGAATCTTCAAAATCTACCTGAAGAACTACTCGATCATCATATTCAACACCACGGGCAATTGCAGTGGCTTTTTCTACAAAATCTTCTGCAACATCAATGTCGATAAAATTTATATCATCAAATGCAGTTTCCCAAGTAACACTACGAGTAACATGCTCTTGTTTGTACGCATCTAAAAACTCGGGATTCACCCATCGGTATACCCGATCATTGACATTGTCCCAAGCTTCCATTTCAAACACTGTTTGATCTACGGGACTAAAAACACAAGTGATATTATTCTTAGTACCATCGCTGTCCCAAGAATCCAAGGAACGTGCTTCACCAAAGCACGACCATACATACTCTGACCCTTCAGTGATTTTGTAATCAATGATTTTCATGTAGTCTTTAATTGTTAACATATTGAATACTCCTAATAAAAATTGAAACCATAACAAGATAAGTTAAGCTATGTGCCAACTGATCTAACCCAAAATGCTTCCAGTACACTGGATTACTACTGTCTTTACATCCATATCGAACTTTGACCCAGTCAATATGATAATGCAATGCAAAATCTATTGTTGCCATTGCCAATGCAAACGTAAATCCTGATAAAAATGCAACACCAAAAATAATAAAAGTACACAATGAATGGAGACCACTGTGTTGTAGACCACCTATTGATCCATACACGCCCTTTTCGTTTAACATCCTTGGTGTCTGCCATACAAAATCGCATAACCAATGTTTGATAAACAGCAAAAGTAAGCTGGCTTCAAAAAGAAACATTTTTTGAATCCTTATCCTTATCAATTATTTCAATATGATCATATCGATGTTTTTCATTGGCAATAAGACTGTCAACTTCTAGCCAGTTAAAACAAAGTTCAGTGCGTGTTATTTGTAACTCTGCTCCTTCGTGCAGTCGCCGAAAAAACCTTACTTCAATTATATTAATACCACTTGCTTTCATCATAGTTCCAGTGTCTAGTATCATATATTGTAGCAGAAACTGTATATCCAAGTAAACCTATTTCTATTCCAAATCCAGCATGATCGCATTTGTAACTTGAATTTATTTGAAAACTTAAAAATTTGCGTGGATAGTACAGTAGTTCAACTTCAAACATTTTAAATTTTGTCCACAGTACTGCTTTTGCATAACAATAAAGATTTTTAAAGGTGTTATGTTTAGCAAATGGATTATAGATATCAAAACTTAGATTTAGCATTGTTACTCCTCAATCTCAATTGCAAGCTGATGGATAAAAATTTGTTTACCAATTTCAAATAGTCCTACCCCACCATGAAAATCCACACAACTAACATGAATCTGAGTTTCATTGTCTTTGTCAATGGAGGCAGCAACCAATTCAACAATAGTGCCATCTTCGATTTGAGAACGTATGTTGTCAACAACTTCTAACAAGTCTTTCTTACGTTGCTCTGCTTTGTTTTTGTTCAGACTAACTACCTTCATGTAATCCCCTTATCTTGGTTAATGCGGTAACTTGATTATCTTCTCATACTTGAGATTTCTTTTGCCTGCTCATCATTGATAACAGGAACTGCATTACTCTTATGCATGGTAGCAATACCTTTAATTAAGGTTCCTGTGTACACTTTATTTGGCACCTTTAAACATGCACCACCTGTAAACGGCAAACTGTTAATTTTAGGAGTCTCTCGCCGATGGTCAGGTTCCGGCTTAAGATATTCTTTTACCGGCTTTCTATTCTTTTTAACCTTGCCATGAATATAATCAACATATTCATCGTAGCTGATAGGGTCTAGATTAATGCTCTTAAGAAATTTATTATGCGACCTGTGGTTTGTTTCCATTTCAGCTACCACCGCCTTGGTCATCTTAGTGGTACGCTTTTTATAACTGGTTGTGGTCAGGTATGGTCCTACTAAATGCATTGACATTATATGTCCTTAATTGATTGAATTCCACCAGGTTAATATTTCAGGTCGACCCGCTAATATATTAGTCATAGTATACACGTCTTTTCTAATTTGTTCAACCTGTATAATACGGCGTTTGCCCATAATCAAGCCCGATTGCCATTTATCAGGCCATTCTTCAGCAAAAGTGGGCCTTGCTTTAAGCTGAATTAATATATCTTGTAGTGGACCAGTTACTGTTGGAATTAGTTCATCTAACCAAGGATGCAGTAATTCTTTTGGCAATGCCAATGGTGACATTACAATATCAGGGGAAAAGCTAAAAATTACTTTTGCCAGTACATCTACATCAAGCTCATTGGATAGTTTCTGAATATTTTGAACTTCAAATAAACCTGGCAACGTAAGAGTAAAATCAAGACGGATCTGTTGATGATGTTGGCGAATTGCAACTCCTTGACGGAAATTTTCCAACCACTGGGGATAGTTAAGACCTGTCCTAATGTATTCGCCAATTTTGCCAGTACCGTCAATGCTTGCACATATTTGCCAGTCACGTAAATTAGGCAAGATATCAGTGTACAAGTTAATACCTTTGTAACTGATTCTACTGAGGTTGGTATTGTATCTAGCATACACTGTTGGACCGTCGCCCAGTTCAACGATGCGTTTCATGTAATGCCAATGTTGCTGGTACATTAATGGTTCGCCACCAACCCAATAGACTTCTTCAACACGATGTTGTTCTACGGCATCCGAAAACTCTTTTTCTACTTGTATACTTTGAAAGTTTTCAATTTGCTTTTTAACATCAGGGTTCATCCAGGCATTTTTTGGATTGTTCCAATTGATCATATTGTGCTGACGTTGTTCACTTTCTATTGAGCTAGAAAGCATACCTCCGCACATACGGCATTTGAAATTACATAGGTTACTAAATCGGTAATCCCAACTGATTGGTCTTACAGTGGTAAATCCATCTTTATCTGTATTGGCAATAACATCATCATACTTGTGACCAAATAGTTGATTAAAATAACTTCGATATACGTCAGTGTTAAGCAATTTATCATTGCATACTTCGCACTCGGGTAAAGTTTCTCCAGCCATCATTCGGCGACGAACTGAACGCATATGATCGCTGTTCCAGTGCTCTTCTAGTGTAAGAGGAATGTACTTTCCAGTACCAGGAGCAGTGTCAATGTATTGTTGAAAGTTTTGTGCTGGTTCTCGAGACGCACAACACATCCTGCGTTCGGTTTGCGGACTTAGATAGGTATGCACAAATGGTGCCATACAAAATGTAGGTGGTTTGATCATTCAAATTTCCAACATTAATATAGAACAGGTTCGTCTGTGTGCTCACCTTGCAACACCAACATCATTTCATCTTCTAATGTAAAAATCAAATCATTGTGTTCTAGCACGGCCCGTCTCTGTTTATCATCTAACTTAGACCAATTATTAATAGCTTGGTAACTTCCATGTGCTTCTGTTGGTAAAAATTCGGTGATCCAACCTGATAGGGACTTGAATGAATTAACTGTATTGGCAGAATGACTGCTGCCAATAGCACGATGAAAATCATTGGCCAGCACTGCTGTAAAACAACTACCAGGATTAAACCCGTAAACAACATAGTTGTACATGGTGTCGGCAAAATCCTTAGGCACATCCCAGCGTTTAAAAGTTTCTAAGATATTATTACGACTGCATTTTCCAAGACTTAGCATTCTAGCTCCTTAAAAGATTTTCCCAATATATTATTGTACACGAATTGGTAAACTTTTGCAAGACCTTACTTAAAATGCATCATAGTAGCTGAAGCTCTTTTCTTGAACTTTGCTCAGTACCAGTTGAATACCGTCTGCATTAGCAAAAACAAATTTACCACTTTGACTATCAATCTTCTTTAACTCTGATGTAGTAAATTTAATAGTACCCCAATTCCAATCAAACTCGCCGTCCTCATCCTTTTCAGTTTCGTATTCTTTGATATGAATACTAACATGTCCTTGCAGTGGGTTACCACTCCATTCTTGACGTTCTAAATCTTCTGTTTTGACTTCTTCACCGTTGCGGATAACTTTCATAGTGAACTTGTTACCAGAATCAAATTCTGGCTTAACGTTCAGCATACGCAGAGCATCTTCAGGCGCTTCGTCATATCGATTCATCTCTTCAACTGTGGCTTTCAGCATGTCAAAGTTAAACTGAGCAAACAGGGCCGCAATTTGGCACAACTTTTCAGCGTGATGCAGAAGTGTTGCTTTCAAGTTGTCAGCACAGTATTCCATGATAAAGTTGGCATCTAGCCCTTTGTAATCCAGCATGTAGAACAAGCGACCGGGTCGATTACGCATGTGTTGGTCAATGCGCCACTTGTCGTTACAAGTGAGAACAAACAGTTTCTTGCTTGGGAATACGCCATCCAACAAGGTCAAGGCCTTTTCTTGGTCATCGCTGTCGTAGACCTTTTCAAACTCGTCAAACAAGACCATGCACGGTTGTTCAATCATTTGCATGAATGCATTGAACTTGTCGCCCACCCAAGGAGCGTTGATAACAATGCATGGAATTCCTAATTGCACAGCACCTTGAATGGCCAAGTTCTTGGCCAAGAGTGACTTACCAGAACCTTTTTCACCTGCTAGCATAACACCTGTACTTGCGGTACGATCCATAAACGTATTCAAAATACGATCAGTATTTTTATCCAAGTCGCCGTAACGCCTACCTTTAATCTCAAAGCTTTCAATGTGTTCAAGGTAAAGAGGACCATCCATAGGCATTTCTTTGACCACGTAGTTGCCTACGGGCAACTTCTCATGAAGATCCATTGCCTCCTTGGTAGACACTCGAAATGTGTTTCCTGATTTTAAAAAATAAGACATTCTCTATTATCCTTTCATTTGCAAATTTTAATTTGTAGCTTTTGCAACATCTTTAGTAATTCTTCCAATTTCTTTATAGCCCTGGCGAGTAGGGTGGACACCGTCTTTGCTTACTTCTGGAATGCGTATAATCCAGTCTTTGTTCTTGTTAGCTATCTCTTCAACAATGGCTTGTATTTCTGGCTTGATTGCAGGCAGAATCCAAAATACTCTTTTAGCATGAACTGCGGCTCGTATGCGTTCAAGTTCTTGACGTGTCTTGACACCCCGATGGTCATTGGATCCAAGACTAATAATAATGCTTTCGGCGACCAAGTTATTGCCCTGATCGCCTTCGAGATTTTGCTTATTCCATTGCCAACTGTTGATACCACCTTTGGCATAGGTCACACACTCTGGACGAGCCATATGTGTACCTACTGCTATGCTATCCCCTAAAATTAAACAATCAATCATTATGTTCCTAATTAGATAACTGCATGATTATGTATTCTTCATCAGTAACGTGTGCAATGGGTTTAATCCAACCTGCATTAATTGCAGTGGTTAAGATTTTTTTATATTCAGTTGGGCAGTTATTACTAATCTCAAATCCTGCTCTTGACGCAACCACTAATCCATTGACAATTCTAAAATGCTTCTCACCAGGTCTAATGGCCTTAATACTTGATTGTGCATGTACAAACATTTTGTATTCTTAAGCCTTTGAAGCTTCCATCATGTCTTTAATAAATTTGAACAGTTTACGTTGTGTGTCAAACACATAGTCTTTTTCTCCTTCCTCTGACTCTACTGTTAGTAAAAAGCCATTGGCTACCTTGCGAATTTCCATACGTTCAAACATATTATTCTCCATTTAAAAATTAATTAACCAGTTTGTTGTTTACAACTTCTCACCAGGTGCAAATCCTCGAAACCCTTTAAAGCGAGGAAATCTTAGGCTGTATGTGCCATCTTGGTTCTGCGTTATAGCATCAGCACGTACTTCAACAATTTGACCAATAACACTAGTGCTATCACTCCAAATGCTATCTCTAATGTCATCGCTAAAGCCACTACCAACATTGACGGTGATATCTTTCCCGTCGTCTTGTCCTGAGCAAACCAATGCTCCAAGTCGTCCCACATTTTTACCTGTCCCTTCTTCAAGATTGGTAACTTCTAACGAAACCTCAATAAAGGGTTTAAGCTTCAACCATGCTACACTGCGCTTGCACTCGTAACCAGCCGAAGGATCTTTCAACATAATACCTTCGTATCCACCTGCAATGGCCTGAGCATTGATTTCTCGATAACGAGTTTGACCTGCGGCTGTGTCAAGATCAACTAGTTCTTGTCCAACAACTTGAATGTTGGGTGTTTCTTTGGCCCACAAGTCTTTCCATGCCACAAGTTTTGCACTGCGCTCTGTTTGAGTACGGTTGCTTTTGCCTGCTTCAAAGTCTTTAAGACTTAGAATGTCAAATACATTTAGGACCGCATCCTGTGCTTGTGCATCACTTTTACGATGTATCTGCTTCATCAAGTCTTGAAAGCTACCGCTCATGATCTCACCGTCAAGTACCATTGGTTCGGAAAAGCAATGTGCAATCTTTGCAAGTTGCTCTTTGACATGCGGAAAGTTTACCAGCTCTTTACCGTTACGACTATACTGGTCAACGCGACCACCTGGACGCACCACTGTAATAACTCGGACACCATCGAGTTTGACTTCAATGAGCTTTTTACCAATCACTTTAGACTCATGGTTCGCGCTATCGTGAGCAAGCTGACAGCTAAAAACAGGTATAGCATATTGCGGGAACTTCTTTTCAGTTACACGATTGACAGTACCTTCGGTAAAGCCAGCTCGCATGTCCTTGGTCAGGATACGCATGTACCAATCATTCCACTCTGCTTGTGTTGCAACTGCAAGGCAAAGTTCAATTGCTTTCTTTGCGGCGTCACCTGTGAGCCTGCGGGTTGCAAGATCATCTGCAAGTTTTGCAAAGGCTACCCAAGGCAACCCTTGACCGTCGGGACCGCTGTGCTTGGGAACCTTCTTGACTCCGAATGTGATCATAGAGTCATAAGCAAGTCGCATGCCTGCAAAGAATGTATCGTTACCAGCTTCAGCTTCTGCAAGAACAATAGCTTCTTTATTCAAGCGGCTTGGATGATCTTCTAAACTGCGGATAACTCGATAACATTGTTCAGACATTGCAACTTCCTTAAAAATTTGTTGGGGGCCTTAGCCTGCCCCCGGTAGGCGTCACGCTTAGGCGGCTTTAGTAACAGGGCCGGTCTTAATAAGATCAGCCACTTTGCGCTTTGTACGCTTTGCCAATTCCTCGGCAATTGCCATACCAACGGTACCTGGGATATTCTTGGCATGCAAGAACTCAAGGCCTTCGATCTTGGTAACTGGCTTGGGCAAGTCATACAACTGAATGTCAGTATGACCGGTTTTAACTAGGGTCTTGATACGTGTCATGTCTGTAGCAAAACGAGCCTTAGTTTTACCATCCTTAGTAGAATAGCCTGCAACTGTAAACAACTTATCACTCATAGTATATCTCCTGTGTGAGTGTGATAAACAAGAACCGCTTGTTTGACGGATATGAACTTTGTGTCCATATTCTTATTATGCATGAAACGGTTTTGAAAGTCAACCATTTTATGCAAATTTAACCTGTCCTAATTTGGCCAAAAGAAACTGGCCCTTGAAGTCGTCGGGCAATACTGTGGTATCATTTGCATCATTGCCAACAAACTTATAACCCTTATCTCTCTTAGAACGCTCAACCTTGGTAACTTCATAAACAGAGCTGTACACCTTGAATGCAAGAGTACCTTTGGTCCGTCCCCAAAAACTCAGGGCACCATCATCAGTTTTAATCCAGCCCCAGATCTTGTCTGACGAATCTTTATTAAAGTGATACAGTGAGAAGTTCATTTACTACCTCAGTCTTGATCTTTTGCCGACGATAAAATTCGAATCAACATGTCCACACCATCGTTGCTCAATGCAATCAATTGATTGCCAATGGCCAAGGTAACATGTCCATCCAAGGTCTTACCAACCTGGTACACTGGCACAAGATCTGACTCTGTTTCATTGTTATCGTTGACAGGCTGTAACATTTTACGGTTACTCCGCCAGCGCATACGGCTTATTCCACGAGCCAATGCTCAGGTGCGTATAAAATGCAGTATGAAAATAATCAGTCATTGCGTCCGACTCATTAAAGAAAACCTTACCACCTGCACGTCCTGGAGCATTGTGCATGATCTCGTTGATTTCGCTCAACGCCTTGCAGTCGTTTTCATCTTTCCAATGGTCTTTGATATAGTACTGATTGACTTGAGCGTTGGTGTTGCCTTCAAATTTAGCATTACCCTGCAGGATGGTAACGTCAACGCTGAGGCTACCAGCACCCTTACGCACGGAGAATTTCCAATTTGGAAAGCGAACTTTGAGCTCTTCACGGATTGCTTTGACGTCGTTTGCACTAATGTAAGCCATGATGTCGAACCTTTCTTAAGTTTCAATATACGTATTATACCGGAATTTGGTTAAGAAGTCAACCGTTTTACAACTGCTTCTACAATTAAATATGCAAGCATGATCCAAATTGGTGCAAGCATAACAGCAAAATTAATCAATGCTTGATTCATATTACACCGCCTTCTTGAAATAACCGTAGGGCAGACCTACACAATAGCACAGGTACTCGTCGTCACCATTGCTACCTTCTGCTTCGTGAATCCAACGCAGGGCCATAGCACGATCTGTGGCACCCATTTCCATGATGCTGGTAACACGAACTTCAAATTTTACAATGGCATTGGCCTCAGCTACCAAACGGTCAGCTTCTTCACGTTGGATCACTGCACCCAGGCTTGCAAACTCATTTTCAAAGTCTGCCATGGTCCAGCTAGAGGTGTCAATTCCACGTGGACGAACACCGTAGGCATCCTTGTACATGTCCCAGTAGGTGCAAGCGGCTTGCTCAAGATCTGACATCTCTTCCCAGGTTTTAAATGCTTCCATCGTGTGCTCCTTATTGCTTAACATACTATGTATTATAGGCTCAAATGCCCGTTTGGTCAACCGTTTTTTGGCCTAATTTTGAATTATTTTTGTTGTATTTTTGCAACATTAAGCAAAAAACTTAGTACCTTCTGCTAATACAACCTTATACGCTTCCATGGTTTTTTGTGTTTGGGCCAGTGGGCTTTTTTGAATAAACTGCATCATTTCCAAAAAGCCCAAACCCAGGAAATCTGCGTCTTTTTGGATCTGCTTGATTGCTGTAGTAATTTTCATATCAACTCTTGATTAAGCAAATTCATAAAATTTAACGGATGGGTCTAACTTTTGTAATTCACGTGCGGCTCGTGTCAATTCATTGTAACGTGATTGAACCAGGCTACGTGGCAGTTCACCGTCGCAAGTCAAATTCTCAGGACTCAGGTCTGAGTCAATTGAATTAGCAATGCGTTGACGGTCAGTGGCATTGTCCAAAGTAAGTTCTTTGGCACCAAAGATTGTACCATAAGCGTTTTTGCGAACCAAGTATGTTTTTAATGCTGACATTTTGAACCTCTTTTTGCTGAACATGTGTATATTATAGGTTCAAAAGTCCGTTTGGTCAACCGTTTTTTTGGTATTTTTGTCAAAAAAAGTGTTGTATTTGTACAACACTTTTGATTTTTATAATATTATTTGCTTAAACGTTCTAACGTAAGAATTTGGGCCAAGGCGTCTGCCAAATCCTCATCAGGGGTAACAACATGCAAGGAATTTATATTGCGATCATTACGCGAATCGTACTTTTTAACTTGAATGATTTGCCCACCACTTGCATTGGTTACAGAAAAATGAATGGAGTTTTCAGAATTAATATCATTGGCATCGCGGTCAACATATACTGCCGTGGATGATTCTAAATCATCATCATTGAACAACCAATTTTTAATTTTGTGTTTAATCCATCTCATGTTATATCCTTTGTTGATGAGTTTCTTTTTGCGAGTCTTGTTCAATGACCCAGCAATTCCTGGTGTTGGATACGGCATCGGCCTCATTACCCTGGACAAGGTTGCTCCACTCATTGTACTCTGCTTGGTATTGTATCCACCTTGCATAATCTATCCTTACGTCAATATTATAATATTCTAAGTTTAATCCAACTTCTCGAAGCAACAGCACATCCATGTTATTGGTTATTTTACTCAAAGCAGGGAACTCTTGTGAATATGGCATCAATTTCCTATTTGTATATTATATGTGCTATCAGTGATAAAGTAAACCAATAATGTACACTGTTACACAAAATAAATTCAATGTCCATAGACTTGGTTGTTTCCAAAGTAAACCTACCGCAGTCCACATACAACTACCAAGTAGGAACAGTATCTTGTTTAAAGGCACAACGTCAAATGCATTTGCCAATGTTGCTAAAACAATAATTGCTGTAGCAGTCCACTTTAAGTAAAAGTCTAAATTTCGAGCCATGAGTTCCGTGCCTTAGAGTAAAATATGTGACGTCCAATTTGGGTAATCTTTGCATTGGCATCTGCCCAATGTGGATCTTTAATATAGTCAGCATGATAAAACAAACTTTTATCTAAGCTTTCTACGCGATAGCCGTGTATAATATCCCAGGCAATACTTTCGCTTTCGGCATACAACGCAGAATTGGGCTTAGGAAGCTTCTTTTTTAATGTCCAGGAAAATTGTGCTTTAGAATATACCACATCACATATATTCTTACCCCAATATCCGGTCTTCAAACGATTTAAGGTAATGTGACCAACAGCATATTTGCCAACTCTGTCTTCAACACCTGCTTCGTAATAAATGTTTTTGGCCAAACATTCAAGCTCTTTGTGATCGTATTTTACAGTTTCAGTTGTCTTGACCACGCGATTCAAGTCTTCAACTTTGTTATTCAGTGACGAAACAGTTTCTTCAATATTTGAAAGCTTGGTTTCGAGCCGAACCATAAAAACTATAAATGTGGTACATGCTACTCCTATTAGGAACTTGTTCATTGGTTACCTCCTGGTAATGGTTAACAATGAACATAGTATACCTTATAACAAGTAAAAGGTCAACCTAAAAGATTTCTATAAGGTTCTCTTTAAAGATAGTCCAGCAATTGGTCCAGGTCCAATGCTGACTTTGTTTTTCTACAACTTGGCGATCCAGCTTTAATGCTTCTTGAACCGCAGTTTGAAGATTAGTGTGCATATAACCTGTTACATCTTGTTCTAATATATCAATTGGTCCTGGCACTGGATACGCGGCCACTGGTGTGCCAACTGCAAGTGATTCAATAATGACTACGCCAAATGTATCATTCACGCTGGGAAATACAAATACATCAGCATTGGCAAAATATGTAGCAAGTTCTTTACCTGTTTTTGACCCAAGGAATTGCACATCTGGATAACGCTTTTCTAGTTCAGGTCTATATGGACCGTCACCTATTATAATCTTTACAGCGCCTGGAATATTAATATTGCAAAAATCATCTAGTCCTTTTTCTTTGCTGACACGACCAACGTTAAGTAGATAAATTTTACCAACTTCCGAGTAGTCGTGACGTAGACTGCTTTTAAAAATATTTCTGTCAACCCCGCGTGTCCATGGAATAATATCTGAACGGAATCCATGTTCCTGCAATTCATTGACCATGGTCTGGGTTGTTGTTAGTACTCGTCCGCTGTGTTTATGAAACCAACGCACATACCAATAAGTCCACGATTCCGGAATATGATAAATCTTTTTCATGAATTCCGGAAATTTGGTATGATAGCTGGTGTTGTATTTCCAACCCCTACGATCTAACCAGCAACGTGCCGCAAAGCCAAGCGGCCCTTCTGTTGCAATATGAATATGATCTGCATCAGCTTCTTGAATCCGTTTACCAATGTTCCATGGAAGTGAAAGCTTGACCTCAGGATACCCAGGAGCATCAATATAATTAAAGAGCCCGGGATGAATATAAACAAAAGTACACCCATCATTGTTAGCAATGATTTCCAGGTTCTTAAAGGTTGTAACGACACCATTTATTTGATCCAATAAATTATCAGTGATAATAAGAATACGTTTCATATACACTACTTAATAGTAGTACTATTTTATAGTAGTCCAATTGACAATTTCCCAGGTACCATCATGATGTTCAACTAATGCACTCATTGATTCAACCCAATCACCATCGTTCATGTAAGTGATGCCATTGATTTCTTTTATTTCTGCGTGGTGAATATGCCCGCAGATGACTCCATCAAAGTTTCTTTTCTTTGCATAATCGGTGATTGTGAGTTCAAATTTAAAAACAAAATCAACTGCTTTCTTGACCTTGTGTTTAAGAAATTGACTTAAACTCCAGTAACCAAATCCCATACGATGACGTATCCAATTGAACCTGCTGTTGACAGATAAAATAAAGTCATAGGCCTTATCTCCTAAGAACGCTAACCAAGGAGCAATTCTAGTAACACCGTCGAATAAATCGCCATGCGTTACCAAATACTTCTTACCATCTAATCCAAAGTGAGTTGTTTGATTACAAAGCTCAACAAGTCCAAAACTAACTCCGTATGGTATCATTGGGCGCAAGAATTCATCATGATTGCCTGCTATGTAAACTACTCTGGTTTTATTCTTCTTGGCAAGACCCAAAATACGTCTAATGGCAGTTGTATGAGACTGCCTCCATTTTAATTTATTTTGTTGTATTTTCCAAGCGTCGATGATATCGCCTACCAGATACAAGGTGTCTGCGGTGTTGTGTTTAAGAAAATTATCAAGCTCCTCGGCCTTGCAATCTTTGGTTCCAAAATGGATATCACTTATAAAAATTGAACGGTAGGTTTTAGCTTTCATACACTATTTATTGTGCCTCTAAGAGAAGAGGAGCATAATGCTCCTCTTTCAGCCTGTGTATAATATTAAATATTTACAACGGTCCAGCGGGGCGTAAATGGCTTACCTTCGGCCTTGCGTTTTGCAATTTTTGCAAATTCTTCCCTGCGAAGCTGTGCTTGTTTTTCAACATCGTGCTCCATACAGGCCTTGTATAACGCCATTACTAACTTTTTCTGTTTCATAATAGTTCCTCCGACTAATCTGGCATAATTATTATGCTAGTCAATTACTTATTAAAAATACAATAAAAAACAAGTACCTTAGTTGTACTCGACGAACCACTACATTTACCAATTATTCTTAATGTCTTGTATTGCATCCAATACTGGCTTGTTCAAAATAAATTGGTCTTCAATAAAATATCTATGTTGAAGCTGTGCAATGAAATGCCGTTGATTGTAATCACAAATCTCTGACATTTCATTTCTAATCTTAATTAATGCAGCCGGGCCCTTTTCTTTCAGAGACTCTAAATTTTTACAAATTATTTCTACTTTTTCTTGAATGGTGTCGTAATCATCATACGACTCATCTATCCATTGATCAAATGTTTTATAACCAAGATCTTTTAATCTTTTCAACAGTCCCTTGTTTCCTAGAATTATAAAAGGGTGTCCATGCAGTATTGCCCTCATTGTTTTTTCTGTAATGAATATTGAGTTATTAAAAGTAGTTGTTTCGGTGATCAATGATATGAATGTTTTTTTGTATAAGGAACTATCAACATTAAAATGAGGAACGTTCAAATCACTATTGTCAACATCAACAAAGAGTTTTCCTATACTTTTAATTTCTTCTGCATTTTTTAAAATATCTGCTGGCGGCGCCAATGCAGTTAACTCTTCAAAACAATGTTGACTATCTATACACTCCATGTTAAAACTGTTTTGTCCATCATCAAATAAATTTTTTGATCTGAGACTTGCCAACAAGTAAAGACGATGAGTCCTTGGCGTTCTGTTTAGATTAATGTATAAAAATTTGTCTGCTGGTTCAAATTCTAGTGTAGTATAGTCACTTATATCTTTTTCTATATTAAGTATTGTCCATCCCTCAAATGTGAATAAGGGGACTACGTGGTATTTGACTTTATCAGACTTGATATCGTTTGATATAAGATTTCCATTAAAGTAATATACATTTGTAGGAGGCAATCCTGCATCATTTATCCAGGTTTGGATAATATCTAGATCGTCTTTGAATTTTTTGTCATTGCCACCTGAGAAACCTTCGCCTGCTACATTTATTATAATTTTTGCTTTGTTATTTTTTACATCATCTAATACTTGTTGCGGCAATCGTTTAAAACCAACATTTTTATGATTTCTTATAAAATTACAATTGTAGCCATTTATAACAAAGAAGTATTTTTCTTCTTTGCCTATTTGCTCTAACTTTTTATAATTTTCTTGAACCGCTAAATCTATAATTGGTTTACGAAGTACATAATTTGAAAAGTTCCATTCATGTGTTCCAACAAGATAGTTGCTCTTCGTAAAACTGTCTTGATCCTCTAAAAGAAAAATTAATTCCTTATAAAACTTCATACTCGTTTTAACATAACACTATCAGCTAAACCATATGCAACTGCTTCATCGGCTGACAGGAACGTGTCAAACTTCATGGTCTCAAATAATTCTTCGTATGTTTTTCCTGCTGTGTTATGACGTACATATAACTCTGTCAGACGTTTGTTGATACGAACACTTTCTTCAAAACTGCGCTTTGCATCTTCAAATTGAAGATCTTGTACATGAACACTACCGCTGGTACCGCGTGTGCCGGAACTGACACGATGAATCATAGTACGGCTTTCTGGCAGTACAAATCGCTTGCCCTTTGCACCTGATTGTGCCAAGAATGAACCCATGCTGGCTGCTTGACCCATGACATAAGTTGCCACATCAGGTTTGATAAATTGCATGGTGTCATAAATTGCAAGACCAGCAGTAACGCTACCGCCTGGACTGTTTACAAACAATGTAATATCACGATCAGGATTTTCTGCTTCAAGGTAAAGTAGTTGAGCCACAATCATATTGGCCATTTGATCATGCACTTCGCCTTCTAGCATAACAATGCGTTCTTTCAGCAATCGACTATAGATGTCATATGCACGTTCACCGGTTCCGGTCTTTTCAATAACCATTGGTACTAAACTCATTTTTTTCCTTTTCGTTGTTTATTTGTTACTAGATGCCAAACAAAACATGCATGAGTATCATCCCATGACACATCTTCAGTATAAAGAGGTATTTCCCAATGGTTTAATATTGCATTTGCAACTAACATTAAACTTTCAGGATAGTCTTTGTAAGGAGTTAGGCCAGCATACCAAGCATCGCAGAAGATATCCCAGTACACTGGATCTACGTGTTGCAGAAATTCTTCAATTTCTGTAGATTCGTTAACAGTTATCATTGTTTGATTATATGATAACTGTCAATCAATTGCAACGAACTTCTTCCCTAATTGTTTGTCCGTATGCGTCCTGATAAATGTAACGCATACAATTTGCTGGAAGTGGATCAGATGGTTGTACATAGATTGCTGGCGGCTGTGGAGGAGTGTACACTGTTACTGGAGGACGATTTAATTCATATCCAATCATACCGCCAATGACCAAGGGAGCAACCCAGCGACCGTTGTTCCAATAACCACGATGACTATGATGGTGAGCCACTGGTCCACGATAAGCATAACCACCGTGTCCACCATAACGATGGTTACCTGCTTCTGCAGAGACAGAAGTTGCCGCTGTCACTAAAGCCACAATTGCTAAAATATTCTTCATTTTACTGGTCCTTTCTTACTGGATCAACATGATCCTTTAAAGTATTTATAGTATACATATAACGCCTAAGATTGTCAAGTGGTTTACAGGACCAATTATATCTTAAAACTTTCCCCACATCCACATCGATTACGCTCGTTTGGATTGATAAAGTCAAATCCCTCGTTGAGTCCTTTTCTTACATAATCTACAGTCATACCAGTCAAGTAAATGGAACTTTTAGGATCAATACAAACCGTAAATCCGTTAAATTCCGAAATCTTGTCGTCTACATTTAAAGTATCTACATATTCTAGTACATAGGATAATCCCGAACATCCTGTGGTTTTAACACCAATACGAATTCCAATACCAGACCCACGTCTGGTTAGCATGGACTGTATCTTCTGTGTGGCTTTTTCAGTTAACTGAATCATGTTTCTTTTTGTAATCCTCTACTGCGGCTTTAATTGCATCTTCTGCTAGAATTGAACAATGTATCTTAACTGGAGGTAAGGCTAGTTCTTCGGCAATCTGGCTGTTGCGTATATTAGAAGCATCATCAATATGCATCCCACGAACAAGTTCTGTAACCAACGAACTACTAGCGATGGCTGAGCCACAGCCATATGTCTTGAAACGAGCGTCTCTAATAATACCATTTTCATCTACCTTTATTTGTAATTTCATTACGTCGCCACAGGCTGGTGCGCCGACCATACCAGTACCAACACCCTCTTCATCTTTTCCAAAACTACCCACGTTGCGGGGGTTTTCGTAGTGGTCTACCACTTTGTCGCTGTATGCCATAGTATTCTCCTGGTAAGCATATATTTATGTATTAACGTATTCTAAATTGGTTTGCCATTGGATAGTAAAATTATTTTGGCTTTTACTAGTGGAACAGGTCCTTGTACACATGGCATTTGGAGTAGTCGACTCCCAACTGGCCCTGATGTTTTCAAACTTTTCAATTCCAATACTACGACCAGTTCCTAGCCAACAACATGGATGAGTTCTTCCAGTAGCACTGATATAAATGCTTTTATCTCTAATTGCTTGGCATACAATTGTGCCATTTATAATTGGTTCAGGTGCTTTGTATCCCGATGGCGGCTTTATGTGTTCAAGTTCAATCAATGAAAATCGTTTACTAATTTTGGTACTGAATTTTGAAAATCCCATCAGCTCTGCTAGTTCTTTTGCTGTTTCAACTTGATGTTGGTTATGTTCAAATACAATCATGTCCCATTCGGCACGGCCTCCAGAAGAGATATATGCCATGGCGTTTTCAATTATCTTGTTCCATTGTGTGTTTACTCGATAAAGGTGATTTGTATCTTCTAATCCGTCTATACTCCAAACCACATAGTCCCACGGTCTATAAAATAGTTTGGCAATAGACTTCCACCATTCTGGAGTCCTGACACTGCCATTGGTATGAAGTCCTAGCGTGACTTCTGGGTTAACTGAACGAATATATTCCATGAGTTCAACAGTTGTTGATCCAGCCGCTGGGTCTCCATAATTCCCACACATAAACACACGTTCAAGATTGCGAATGGTATCTTCACTGACTATGCGTTTAAATTGATCAACTGACAGATGCCTAGGCCTATCATTAAATTCAGGATCAATATTACGGGCACATTGCGGACAAGATGCATTGCATACATTAGTTGGTTCAATATGTAATACTTTTATTTCGTAATCTACTATTGGATTCATTACTGTACTTAATGAAAAAGTTTGGGGTATTAACCCCAAACTTCTTGGTATTTGGCTAGAGCAGTAGCCCTAGCCTGTTCTAAACGATTTAGAACATATCCTGACAAATTATCATTATCGTTATCTACATCAACTGTAACAAGTTTGGTTAGATCTCGTCGACGATAGCCTGTAATTAAACCATCATCGTCAATTTCATCTTCATCGTTGTCGTCGATGTAGAGTAACGATAGCTTTGTAGGATTACTTCTTAGGAGCTTCTGTCTTAGTATCTGCTGGTTTAGCAGTTTCACTTTTGACAGGCTTGGCTTCAGCTTTCTTAGCGTCTTTTTCAGCTTTCTTTTCAGCTTTCTTTTCAGCTTTCTTTTCAGCTTTCTTCTCATCAACAACTGCTGGTTTAACTGCTGGAGTAGCTGTTGCAGGTGCTGTTACTGCTGGGGCAGGTGCGGCTGGTGCAGTAGGAGCCTTGGCTGGTTCAGCGGCAAAGGCAGAAGCGGCAAACAAAGTTGCGATTAGAGTTGCGATCGTTTTCATAGTATTTCCTTAAAGTTTAGAAATTGCACAAACATTATTGTCTGTGTACTATTATAACGCCTAGGGTTGACTTAAAGTTGACACAATCCGGACAATTTGAGTAACGCGGCAACTTCATCTTCTACGTCGGACCAAATATCAACAGTAATACTGTGTGAATGCATTGGTCCATTGGTCCAGTACATTTGGTCTGTGGTAATTTTAAATTCTTCCACCACTCGTCGTCCTTGAGGTTTTTGTGTCCAATCCCATACCGCCGCTGCCGCGTAAATTTCTACATCAGCCGGATCACCAAGAGCCAGATTAACTAATTTTACTCGTCGCATTTTATCACCAATTTGGCCATAACTAGATCTTCTCGGCAACTAAACCCAATGGCCAGCTTATAAACCCGTTCAAATGATCTGTGGTCATACATTTCGCCTGTCTGGGCGTTGACAACCTCAATGTTGTGTTCTTGTAGTTCAGCAACTGCCTGTTGTAAAACGGCTCGGATGTGTTGTTTCAGCTGAATAAAGTCGTTGCCCGAATCATCATCGTACGAAACAAATGTTTTATAAACTAGCCAATGATCAGTCTTGACATCATTACGCCATGGACCTGCTGGCAAACCGTTAGGTGTTGCAATCGCCATTATTCTAAGGTTTGACGTTTGACGATTGAAGCAATGGTGCTAATAAAAATTCCCACTGATACACACCATGTACCTTGCAGTATCCAAAACATACTATCGTCTTTGCCCCAATATTCTAATACGTAGATTTCTGTACCAATTGCAAGTCCAATTAAACCAAACAAGAATACTAGGCCAGCAAATTGAAAGATTCTGTTTAATGCTCGTGCTTCTGCCGCCATATTACGCATCAACAGTTTCTCCTGTTTCAGAAGCGCGATGCTGAACAATGTAATTTGCTTTAGGAAATGCAAGACGCATGGCCTTATCCATTTTGCGCTCTAGCTCTTCTCTACGATTGGCCTGCATTATATGTTCTTCGGTATCAGAACGCTCAGTGTCTTGCCAATGACCAATCCACTTTCCGTTTTCTTTCTCTACACTAACTTTGATATGTACAATCATACAATTACCTCTCTTATTGATTAATTATAAACAATTTACTTGATAAGGTCAACGTTTTTGTAAACCAAAAAATTCAATTTCTGGTTCATCATAAAACTCAATCTTCTTCAACACTGATTTACTAGTTATGTAATTCATATAATCTTTAAGATGCCCAGCAACAACTTTGGTTCGTATTTCCTTTGTCGGACTTCCTAATACAATGATATCAAATTGCTGATTCCCTTGCCGTATGCCCATGTTGATGCAAAATCCAGCTGGGTTAGTAAATCCGGTTTTACCTATGCGTATGTCATACTCGCCTGCAAAAATATTTGTATTTCGAATTGCTATTTGTTGCCACATACCTTTGTTATTTTTTACATGAATATTTGCGGTCCTGCTCATTGCAGAATCTGAAAATACACTGTATTTAAAAAGTTCTTTATTTAAAAGATGCAAGTCCCATACTGTACTGGTGTTGAGCAATAATCCAGTGGGCTCAATATAATGTGTATCAAGCATTCCAATGCGATGCGCTGTTGAATTCATTTTTGCAACAAACCCATCGTAACCGGAGATATCGTTTAGTGCCAAAGTTTTTGCCGCAAGATTGTCGCTGGCAATTAAACTTAATTCTATTAATACCTGTCTTGATACTTTCATACCAGACCGTAATACTCTACTGGTTTCAATTTTCTGTGGCTGAATAGTGAGCATTTCGTTTAGGTTGGCCTGACTTTCTAAGACAACATACACTGTCATTAACTTAGTAATACTAGCAATGGGCAATACTTTGTGTACGTTGATTGTTTCTTTATAAAGATTACTGGATCGATCGTACAACATGATTGCCTGAACTGCGTCTTGTTGCTGTGGTATTGCGGCTTTTTTGTTAGTTTTTGCTATTGCAATTGATGCAGTCAAAAGAAAAGGTATAACCAATAAAATGATTAATTTTTTACTGGTTATACCCTTTAATATATGCATTCTTTTTCTTATCTGGCGCGGCTAGCAGGAATCGAACCCACATCGTACGGTGTAGAAGACCGTTGCCTTATCCATTAGACCATAGCCGCAAATTTTGTTTGGTGCCCCAGAGGAGACTCGAACTCCTACACCTCTCGATAGTGGCTTCTAAGACCACCGCGTCTACCATTCCGCCACCGGGGCTATATCTTACTTACGTGCTTCTCTTGGTTCTTTCTTGACAATAACCTCCGAAGCCATTTGCGCTTGGATCATCATACGCTTGAATGCGTTGCGCTCTGTTGCATCTACAATACTGCACATGAAACGCTTTGTTTGCTTTTTTAATCTAAATGCTTTTCCTGGTGTTAATGTCATATGTTCTTTCAGTTAATTTAAAGATCTTGGCGGAGAGCCAGGGAGTCGAACCCTGTCAACCTTTTAAGGGGTTGTACGGATTAGCAATCCGCTGCCTTACCGTTCGGCCAGCTCTCCTATTTGCTAATATATCTATTGTACAATAGTTATCATCTGTTGTCAACGACTTCTTGTGATTTAGGCAAAAAACTTGTAAAAGCTGAATATACAACTTCGTTGTCAAACTTATGGTCCATTAACCATTGTATAGTACTGTGTATCCTTGTATCTTCTTCCACAAGGCTACGGTGATGAAATCCAAACAGAAATAATTTTACATCCGTTAAATAATCATCTAAGTGTTCGGGCAGTGGCAACTGTTCAGTGTCCCAAAAAATTTGTACGTTTTTATGATTTTTGGAATCAGTGTAAACAACTGGCAATGTTTCTGAAAAATATCTGTACAGCATAAACTCAGATTGTGCACCAGATTTAAAATTTAAAAAGACGTTGTTGACATTGATTGCATTATGTAATTTTTGCATTGCTGCCATTCTAATTACAAACGGCGTTTCAGGATGCCAAAATATCATATCTTCGGTGGCTTGACCAGTTAGTTGTTTTACATAATCTAACCACGGATACCATTTGCCATCTTCAACATCTGGTACACAATGAGTATTGTTGCCTTCATATACTGGCCATTCTGCTAAATCAATTGGCTGTACAAAAAAGTTCTTGCTGTCAAGGCATAGATAACTGTCAATTTCTAAAATCTTGGATACATTTAATTTAATAATTTGTTGATGTACCCAACCTTCTACTGTTAAATCAGTATCTCGTGGGACATTTATAATCCTTAAGGAGTGTTTTGTATAATACGGTGCTAGGTATTCATTCCATTGATCTGGAGACCATTCACTTGATTCAATCACTACCCAATGTGTGCAAGGTGAGGTCACAAACATATCAATGGAATGCGACTGCAACCTTTGCATTGCTTTATCACGATCGCAAGTAACTGTTAGAATGTCCATGTTAGAATATTTGGTGGTATACTACCACGCTACACCTGTTTTAAAATCAGAACAATTATCCCAATGGATCAAGTATTGGTTTTACCCCAGCTAATTCTATTCCATACACGTTCATGCAACCAGAACAGGCAAATCTTTGTCATAATCTCAGTTAAGGCAATGCCACTGGCCAGTAATAGTTGGCCAGTGATAAGCCATGAAATTATAAAAGTATCAATGGTTCCGGTAACTCTCCAGCTGACTGCTTTGGCAAGGCTACGAACTGAAGAGTCGCTCATTATGATAGCCCCAATGACTTTCTAATTTTTGTGGCCGAAATATCAGTGATGCTTTCGTCAAATGTTTCTTCACCACTTGTATATCCAACACCGCGACCCCATCCGATGTGTACAATGTTAGGTACTACCTGAATTTCGTATTGTCCTTGGTATAATGGATCTAAGTCACGTTTGATAAACCCCTTGACCTGGTCAATGGCAAACGGATTACTTCCTTGCCATCCTTGCACGTCTCGAACCTGAATAACAACTTGTCCAGTCTTGGCAATTAGTCGTTCAAACAATGCGCGATGACCTGGATGCCATGGTTGCCAACGACCTAGCATTTGAACAGTTTCTTTCTTCCAATCAAACGCTGGTCTACGACGATTGTAAAGAATATGATCGCCAACAAACTCTACCCACTTTTCTGCATTTTGTTCCGTAATACGGAAATCATATACTTCCGGTGGAATAAATGCCTTATTTGTATCATCAAAGCGGCCAGATTCAATTGTGTCAATCCAAATTGTCCAATCTGCTTTAAAATTATTACGCATTTCTACAAGGGGTGCAACAAAGTCACAGATAACATAATCATCTGTACAAGCAAGTGCAAAGTCAAGCATTCGAATACTCTGACGAATACGACCTTCTTTGCTAAAGTCCCAGTCATTAAAACGCTTTCTAACTTCATCTGCATTGAACCAATCAACTTTGGAACTATAACTTGACGGCGCAGTTTCCATGGTGCTTGCTCGCCATAATGGCATTGTTGCCAATGATGAATTGACTTCTAAATACTTTTTCAGCCGTTCTGAGAAATAAGTTTTTCCAGACCCGGGCAATCCCATAACTAAAATTCGTGTTGCTGACATATAATATATCCTTTAATTATAAAAATAGTTTACTCGGGTAAACTGGCAATGTTAGTCCCAAAGTAAATGCGAACCATTTCTTCCATTTCTGCATAATTAGAAAATATTTCTTTATAATTGAAATGAGTTTCTAACATTTCTGTACGTGCATTTGGTAAATTATCAGCCACCCACTGCGGGGAATCTTCGTAATAAATTATCTTTACTGGAAGTCCTTTGTTCTTAATATAAGAATGTATAAATCTCAATTTAAGCATGTCCAGATCAGTTCCATTAAATCGCTTGATATCTGTCACAGGATCAAATGCAAAGCTTCCAGGACCTGGATTGGTTGGAATTGTGTCATCTGTGTATTTGTATACAAAAGCATTCTTACGAAATGCAACAGATAAACTGCACAATTGGTCTACGATGTTTTTTCGCATTGTGATATAAATCTGATCATACATATCAAACCCAAAATGTTCTAGCTTTTTTAAATCAGTGACATCTAACTTGTGGCCAACAACATTTGAAGTTTGTATTTTACAAACAAAACCAATGGTAGTTTCTCGCAATGTTTCTGTTATCTTTTCTGCTGACGCGGCAAACTGTCCAAGACGTTTACCACCTTCGCCTGCAAGAGATCTATACGCTGGTGCATACGGTTCTCCTCGGTTTCTCATGCCATGATGTGTTGCCAGGCATGAAGCCAAATAATTTGATCGTGATCTAGGTTGACCGATAACTAATATTTTCATAGTGATACTTATACAGTTGAAGTTTGAGTGAAGTGACCAAAATGCTGTGACTCTATAACATTCGTATTATGTAAATGTTCAATTTTGTTTTTAAATATTTCAAAGGAGTAAAGCAATGACAGATGCTGAATTTTTTAGAGAATACATTAATATTGTTAACGAAGCATTAATGAAAGAAATGTGGAATACAGCCACTAATGTTGCTCCAGAAGAGCGGGGGAAATACAAAGGTAAAACAAAGGACGAATTGCTTAAGATGTATAATGCACTTAAAAAGTCAGGTCCTCATAAAAAAGATTCTACAGAATATGGACGTATGCGAGAGCTAGCATTTGCAATAAGAGCCAAAAGCGATTGGGGTAAAGTAGAATAAATTACTTTTCTACAAATGCACGTTCAATTACAAATTGACCAGGCTCTCGTACACTACCTTCTATCATGCCTGCTGCCTTGCACCAATCAGCAACCTGATGGTTAAATTCTATATTACCGCATACCATAACTTTATCACTGGCCGGATTAATTTTTAATTGTCCAGTCTCAAGTTGTGCAACAATCCTAGGATTTCCTTGTCCAGTTAGCACTGGATGATATTCCAGTACGGCAGCTACCATGTCATGCAATTCTCCATCAGTTGGATGGTCTTTAAATGCTGATGATAATTCTTCTTTGTATGCTAAGTCGTTGGTATTACGAACGCTATGCACAATATGAATCTTGTCCCATGTTTCTAATGTTTCTAAATCTCGAATCAAACTTAAAAATGGTGCAAGCCCGGTGCCCGTGGCCAACATCCACAAGTCACCACCTTTGTATAAGGCACTGTTGACCAGCGTACCTGTTGTTTTTGGCATGATCACAACTTCATCACCTGCTTGGACATGCTGTAGTTTGCTGGTAAGTTCTCCGTCTGTGAGTTTAATACTTAAAAACTCTAGTTCTTCAGACCACGGAGGGCTTACTACACTGTAGGCTCTAATAACTCTTTTACCATTGATTACTAGTCCAATCATAGCAAACTCACCAGCAACAAATCTAAATGATGTATTGCGAGTGCATTTAAAACTAAATGTACGATCACTCCAGTGATGTACCCATGTAACTTTTTCCGTTAGCACTATTTTTCCAATTTGGCGGAAGCGGTGAGATTCGAACTCACGGGACCTTTTAAAGTCCGACAGTTTTCAAGACTGTTGCAATAAACCGGGCTCTGCCACGCTTCCAATATACTATATATCTTCCTTGACCACACAAAGTAATCCTATACCATTGTCGTAGTCAAAATATCAATAACCATTCTAAATAAAAGTATGAACACTTTACAACTTTTTATCAACCAAAGACTCTGGAAAGAAGTCAACACCACAGTAGATGCTAACGGTAACTACGACTTTGCACCTGCAATTGCAGAAATTACAAAGGCTCAACAAAGCTCAGATTTTTTACAATTTGCAGTTCGTCGACCATTAGATTTAGTGTCAATTGAAATACGACCAGTCTTTACATCAACTTACTGATACAGGCAAATGACCGTGCCCAATAATTGGGTGCTTTGACCAATGGCTTGAATTATAAGTTACGACCAATGCTACGCCAGAAAAACTCGCGTAGTTCCTCGTCAATATTCTGATTCAGACCACATTTTTGATACATCTTTTCAATCAGTTGTCGTAGTTCTTCAGGATGGTTCATTTCAAGTTGAATTCCACGACGTTCTAATTCTTCAATCAGATCATCGTCAGCGAAATCATCAAGGTCAACATCCACTTCGACTTCTGTGTATATAGTTGGCATTATATAACTCCTTAAATTTGCTTACAGCGCACAGTATAACCTATAATGATTGAGTTGTCAAGAAGTTTTTTCTTTATATACAATAAATATAAGATATACGCTAGTATACAAATTTAGGAAATTTGTTAAATGTCTTCATTTATTATTGGTATTCGTAATTCATCAACAGTTGTGTCGGATGCACAAGTCATGGCGGCTGTGGCAGCCATACAGATACAAATCGACGAGCATTGGGAACCAGCTTGGAAGTTGTCGGCCAAATTAAGAATTATGTCTACTGCACAAATGAGTAGAAAATTAGGAAGAAGTAATCCTAACTTTTGGATCATTGAGATTTTAGATACATCTGACTCGCCGGGCGCACTTGGATACCACAGCGAAAAAAGAAATGGCGTTCCATATGGGCGTGTGTTTGCAAAAACATGTATTGACAGCGGATATAGCTGGACTGTTACATTAAGTCACGAAGTATTAGAAATGATTGCTGACCCGTATGTTAACTTACTGGCAACACCAACTGATGCAAACAATCATTATCTATATGCATACGAAGTTGGAGATCCAGTTGAGTCTGATGCATCCGGCTATACCATTAGTGCTCTTGGACAAAATGTGCTGGTAAGTAACTTTGTTCTTCCCGGTTGGTTTGACAGTCTTAGCACAGGACCATATGATTATCGTAATCAATTGACAGGACCTTTCCAAGTTCAATCTTCAGGCTATGCCATGGTGTTGGATTTGGGTAACAAAAAAATCAAATGGGTTGCAATTCGAAGCGATGGCACAACAACTGAACATATCGACGAAGACCTTGCTACCATTGAACGTTTCCGCAGAATTAGATAATGAGCAAAATTAACATTGTATCTCTTGGCGGATGCTTGCCGCTGGACATATTAAAATGCGACACAATGTTTTATGAAAAATACAATATAGCAGGTAACTATCTTGGTTCTATATCTAGGACCACAATTGGTCCCGGAAAAATAGCTAATAGACTAGAAGAGGACATGTACGGTAAAGATATACCTATTAGGGAACGTCGTCAGATTAATCTTGTTACTAAAAATTTTACTCCAGCAAGTATATTAGAAAGACAATTTTCCAGTGATACAGTGATACTGGTTGATGTCAGTTACGAAATTGCTAATTTTTATTTTGACGGAGATGAAATTTTTGATTTAAAAAAATTTGATAGAAACGTTATGCCAGCATGGTTTGGAGAAACAGTTGATCGTGGTATTCATTCGTACGACAATGGCAGTAAAGAGTTAGCAATGTTTCAATATCATGCATTAAATGAAGTTAGTAACAAACTGGTTGCTAAAAACATTCCGGTGATATTTTTTGACAACTTCTTTAGTAAGCATCTATATAATATTGAAACAAACAGTGTTGCAACAATTATTTCGCTAGTTGCTGGGAAATCGCCTTTTAAACGTGGATTTAAAAAAGCAACAGGCCGAAATGTAGTAACTTACGCAGACGAGCTAGAATTGTTTGATTATTCAACTCGGGTCATTGATAAGTTTTACGCACATTTTAAACAATCTATACCCAAAGATTTCAAGATGTTTTCAGCAAACTCAAATTCTTTGTTTTCTGATCCAACTCATCATTATGGATATCATCCTGCACACCTGCATCGTACCTGCAGAGAAATGCTACTAGAGCCGTTGACAAACGTAATACATCAAGCAATTGCAGAACATAATGTTCGTCAACTACGATCTAATTTGGTAGCCTCACTGTGACTCGAACACAGGACCCTTGCCTTATCAAGACAATGCTCTAACCAACTGAGCTATGAGGCTGTAATATAATTTATGCAAGGTTTACTCTGGCTGTAAACCATTGCTCATTTCTTTAATGATATTATCCACTGATACTGTCAAAGTGTCCAAGTTGACGCAATAGACCAGCAGTAACAGAAAGATCTGGATGAGGATCACGATCACTGTATCCTTCTGTACGCATACATGTAACAAGATACGTGTGTAATGCACGTTTAAGGACTGCAATGTCTTCTGTGCTAAATGATTCTTTGTTGATTTCAGTTGTCATGTACATAATTTTTCCTTTGTCAGTTAGAAGTCATCCTAACAGTTAATGTCTTATATAGTAAACTATAATATAGCAAAGGTCAACCAAAAAGTTTCAAATTTTAAAATTATTTTTAATGGAGTAGGGAGTCGGATTTGAACCGACGGTTTTACGGATTTGCAATCCGTTGCATTGGGCCACTCTGCCATCCCTACAGTGTTTTAAAATGAGTTACAAGATATTGACAATCGTATATAGTTGTAGTATAAATATAAGTTATTGCTGTATGAAGCCGATAAAAATGGATTCAAGACGCGGGTTCGACTCCCGCCACCTCCACCTAAGTGTATAAGGTATATTTAGGTGGGGGTGACCAGGCTATCGATTGGGTCAGAAGTAT